CGGTCGCGTCTTTACTTCAAAGCTCTTGAAGAGTTTCGGAGATAATCCCTTCGCGCATAAAAATAAAAGCATGGACTGGTACATAAGGGAACAACTCAGCGAGGTCGATGTTCCTGTCGATAGCAGGCTTGTTAGACTGTCTGACTTAAGTTATCTCCCGTTAGGGCTCAAGACAGAGGAAAACATTTGGGCTTATGACAAGTATAAGATTACGGTGCTAGACCCGCAAGATAGTCTTGTAAACTGGTTGCCTCCTACGTTGAGGGCTAGGTATCTCTCTATTTCTTTTGATCAGAAAACTTAGAGAACATCTTAACATCGTGGTTTAGATTAACCGCGCTTAAAATCTTGTTTAACAAATATTCTCTAGCTTTATTAGTCGTAAACAGGTTCTCCCCCTCTAAGTTTTGGTCGAAGATTAGAGGACGCTCTCTCGCGACATTAACGGCTTTAACTCCTTTAGCGGATAAGATAAAACCGAAAACAAGGTCTACCATACCTGTCTGTGTTGCTTCAGGTATGCGCTCTAGGTCTTTTTTTATCTGAGAGCCCTCTGTCAGCCACATACAGGTAGTCCCTGTTCCTGCGATGGTGTTTTCTTTATCTTCTGTTAGTATTTGGTTGAAATGCGTTAAGTCTCGGTTTTTAAACCCTGTAGTCTCGCTTCCGTTATAGCCATGTAAGCAGAGTGGAGTCTCTTTAGGGTAATCTAACAGCTTAGAGAGCATATGTTCAAAGTAGTTTAAGGGGTAAACGAGATCGTCGTCCGTCCAAAAATTGACCCCCTCAAAGACATTAAGAAACTTCCCATTGTCTTTTAAGTCTCTAACTGGAGTATAGAGATGGACGTTATCCTTGTCTTTGAAGGCTTCTCTAAAAGACTCAGGCACGCTTTGAGGTGTCTCATTAAGGCAGATGTGTAAGTGTGCATTAAGACTCTCGCATACCTCCATTATGCTCTTTGCGGTTTTGAGAGCTTCTTCAAATCTCTTAGGGTATGTTGCCATGTGTACGTGAATAGGAGGGAGCGCCTTTATGTTTGAGGGCGTATTTCTTTGACAAGAGAAGGGTTGTTGAAACTCTTTTCTGTGTGTGAATAGGCTTGCATAAGAAGCTCTAAGAGGGCTCATAGTTTCCTTAGTGTTGTCTAGAGACATCTTAACCTTGTTTGTTAAGCTGTCAGGCAACACCTCAGCTTTGTATAGCGAGCTTTTGTTTACAGCAATCGTTTTACTGCCCAACATATTTTTTTGTCGGTTGAAAAACTCATCGTCAGCGCCGAAGCGTACAGGTTCGTAGTAGCCTATCTCATCTAAAAGTGCGTCTTTAAATAGGACACCTGCGTATATTCTTCTCGCATCTAACCCTCTATTACTGAGGATTTCGCCATTTTTGCGTATGCGATTTCCGAAGGTGTACGAGCACAGTATATTATCATTAGAGCTTAAGTCTTCTAGCTGTACTTCTATTTTCTCACTGAGCACAAAGTCATCTGCATCTAACATAGTCCAATATTCATATAAGCCTTTGTATTTTTGTAGAACTCTGTTCTTTGATGCGTAAGGGCCTATATTGGTGTGGTTAGACAAGACTTCGATGTAGGTTACTGCGCTTGACAACGTGTCTCTAATGTTAAGAGCTGTCTCTAAAGTCTTGTCCGTAGAGCAGTCATCGACAAGAAAGATTGTGTGTGGGGGCTTTGTTTGATTTAGCAGACTTAATACTGCGCGTCTTAGAGTGTTCTCTGCATTGAAGCAGGGTATGATACATCCTATCCGCTTGTCGGCGGTTTTCCCCTTTTCTTTATATATCCGTACCCTCTCGATGAAGCCTCTACCACAGAGGCTCACAGCCACGGATTTTTTAGAGGTGACTTTTAGAGTCAGTTTGTGCTCACTGTGCCTCTCTTCTAATATTACGTTATCCCCTGTGCTCAGAGCGATGTGGCCAACCCCTGACCCTAAGACATAGAAGTTATAAGTACCTTTAAGTAGGCTTTTTTCAAACAGCGTGATTTGAGGGTTTTCGTATTCAATCGGCAAGTTAAAGGGGGTGAGGTATTGCTTCTCGTAGACCGCACTTACCTCTAGTAACTCTCTTGAGGGGGAGGTTTTCTTGGTACTAAGAGACGCATCCTTAATCGCAACCTTGTGTGCGTTGAGAATGGATTTTTGTATTACGAGCTTCACAAGAACGGGCAAAGGAGCAGAGTGTTTGAAAGAGACTCGGCACTCATAATCCCCTGATATATCTATAGCGTAGATTAGGGGATCGGAGAAATACTTTAACTTTGCTCCTATCGTGTGAGCCTCAAGTGTTATTTCCGCGCTCTTTTCAGTCCTTGACTGTCCGAGGCTTAAAATAACACTAAAAGTGTGGTCACCTGGGTCTAGCATCCCTCTGTAAATCTCGACTTCTACGGTATGCTTCGTTGTTCTAGGGGGGACTTTTGGTGTTATGTTTTCTTTGTTTTCAAGCCTACAGTTTGTTAAGGCTTTTAAGCTAGATTTAAGATTAGTCACAAGCGTTTCCTCTCTTGGCGCGTCGTTACATTAAGGACATAAGATGGGTAATAATAAAGTCGGAATAGTAGGGCTCGGCTACGTCGGTCTACCTCTCGCAACTCTTTTCGCGGAAAGAGGGTTTAACGTAATCGCGTATGATAGAGATGAGTCTAAGGTAAGTCATCTAAAAAACAGCGTCAGCTACATCGAAGACATCTCCACCGAGAGGCTGTCTAAGATTATCTCTAAGATTAGCCCTACCCTAGATCCCTCAGACCTCTCTGAGGCAGATTGCATCTCTGTGTGTGTCCCCACACCTGTAACATGGGATAAGAAACCTGACCTCAAACCAATCATGGGGGCTCTTGAAGACATTAAGGATCATGTCAAAGAGGGCGCGGTTGTCATTATCGAGTCTACGGTCTACCCTAACTTCACCAAAGAGATGGCTAGACCCCTCTTCCCCCAAGCTCATGTGGTCTTCTCATCCGAGAGAGTTGATCCTAATAATCAGCAGTTTGAGATTAAAGACATTCCTAAAGTCTTGGGTGCTGACAGCGAAGAAGCCCTAATCAAAGCTAGAGGCTTCTACTCAGAGCTGTTCACTTTGAAAGAGGTTTCTTCTACTGCGGTCGCGGAGTCAAGCAAGCTCCTTGAGAACACTTATCGAGCTGTAAACATCGCGCTCGCTAATGACTTCTCCCGTATGTGTAAAGAGCTAGATATAGATGTGTGGGAGGTCATCGAAGCGGCTAAGACTAAGCCTTTTGGTTTTCAAGCCTTTTACCCGTCTTTAGGTGTCGGGGGACACTGCATCCCCGTAGACCCTTTCTACTTACTCCACAAGTCAGATAGTCGCCTTGTTCGCGAAGCCATGATGATTAATCAAGACATGGTTAAGCGGTGTGTCCGTATGGCTCAAAGTAATCTCTTAGGCAAGGTTTTGCTGTTAGGTGTTGCTTACAAGCCTGATATTTCAGATTACAGGGAGTCTCCGTCAATAAGACTTCTCGAAAGCCTTTTCCTCCTGAAGCACGACGATCTTAATCCTACAGGTGCTGGTTGTGAGGACATTTCTTATTATGATCCTCATGTGCCTAGCATCTCGGAGCATGGGCTAGAGATGGTGAGCCAGCCCTCTTTAGAAGAAGCTCTAGGCTGGGCTGATACAGTGCTGGTATGTACAGCGCACAAGGCTTTCGATAAAGATTACATTAAGTCTAACTCGAACGTCTTGTATGACTTCTGTGGGCTCTTTAGGGAAGACTCTAATGTTGAGGGTATTTGATAAAAAGTGCTTGCAAAGTCAGTTAGAGTGGTTAAGGATATGGCTTCCTAATCCTCTTTCCTCTCTACAGGAGAACCTACATGACAAGAAATGAACTGTCATCTAACATCGCGGGCTCGTTCTCAGGGCTCGACAAGCAAATCGTCAAGGACATCGTGGCGCGTACTTTTGAGGAAATCTCAACCGCGCTCGCTAATGGTGAGAACGTACAGCTCACAGGCTTTGGTACATTCGAGCTTCGCCAGCGTTCAGAGCGTCAAGGTGTTAACCCGCGCACTAAAGAGTCTATCACGATCCCTGCGTCTAAGACGGTAGGGTTTAAGCCAGGCAAGGCTCTCAAGGAGAGCGTTAACGGCTAATCTTCTATCAGGGTTGATTGCTTACCGATTGAGGGGGGTGTCGCTCTAGGCTAAGAAAGTCTAGTGAGGCATCTCCCTCAGTCGTATTAGGGCTTGTATCGGTTGACTACGTTTTCGATTAGAGTGGCTTTCTTCTTTAACCGTTTGCTCCAATAAAACTTTTGATACGCGTTATTAGCCTTGGGGTCTTTACTGAGTTTGGTGGGAGGAGCGCCTTCTAAATCTTCGTGCTTTCCAGGTGCAAACTCGTCTTTATGGTAACAGAGGCTATCCGCTCTATCGTCTACGGTTTCCTCTTTAAAGTATGCGTTGAAGTTTTTGTAGTTACGCCTGTCCTCGCTAGAGAGCTCTTTCCACTTAGCGTAATATTTCTTCAGGAGCGCAGGTCTTTTCTCAGACCAACACTTCCGTATCTTTTTCCGAGTCCATTTGTAACGCTTCTTATTTATGCCACCGCCCCTATTTCCGTAGTTGCCCATGCTCTCTTTGCCTTTAGGACGTTCGCTTTTCGAGCTCGCAGGTATCCTCGCGCCGAGCACGTCCATATCGTCATCCTCATGAGCAGAAGCGGTGATTAACCACCGATCAACGATGTCGCTAGCCATCTTGTTCATGGTGGGACTCCTAATCTTAGGGCTCGTATCGGTCTATAATGTTAGCGACCATCTCTTCGTTCGCCGTTTTCTTGTTAGACTTGAGGCGAGCCTTCCAATATTTTTTATTGTAAGCGGGCTTGTTCCCACCGTTAACGTCTTTGGTTTTCTTTACTTTAGGCATACCTTCGAGGTCAGGGTGTCTACCTGGCTTCGCAGGGTTTTTATGGTAGCAGAGGTGCTGCTGCCTAAGGCTAGCAGTTTCCTTGTTAAAATACGCAGTGAAGTTGTCGTACTTATCTTTTATATTATCCTCGTTTGCTTTCCATTTTTTCCAATGCTCTTTCAGCGCTTTTTCGCGAGGGCCGTCTTTCTTTTTCCCTTTAGCCGTTGTATATTTACCGCCTCCCCAACATTTGGGTTTCTTTTTCGGAGTCCAGTTATAACGCTTCTTGTCTACACTCTTACCATACAGAGGGTTACTCTCTTTACCTTTAGGTTTATCTGTGGTGGACTTATTTGGAATCCTTGCGCCGAGGACACCAACATCTCCATCTTCACTGAAATCGGCGCTGAGGATGTCCCCCTCTTCCTCTGAAGCGGTGAGGAGCCACCGATCTACAATGTTGCTAGCCATCTTGTTCATAGTAAGACCTCTACTTTAATCTTTAACTGTTTGTGAGTGTATGTTTATAGTCAACCTACCGAACTTGTATTTTTCTTGCATCGGTCTTACTTTCGGCTATCCTAAGCCAAACTTCTAACCACCCTAATGACGGGAGACTTAATCTTATGAGCGAGTTTAAGACATATCGCGCAGTCACCAAAATCCACCTCGGACAGATCGAGAGAGACTTGTACGAGGGAGACATCGTTGAGTTTAACGGCACTACCCTCAAGATTGGGGGCGAGTCTTTTCAGCTAGGTTCTCTACGAGCCGCTGTGTCTAAGAATTGGCTCGTAGACGCTAATGACTCTACTTCTAAATATGTGCCTCAATCCGCAAACATCGGTGTTCGTAAAGCTGCCGACGCTGGCTCAGAGAGCACTGAGAAGACCGTCATTAAGACCGTTAATGATGAAGAGAAGGTTGTCGGCTCTTCTACCCGTATGAGCGTAGAGAACAAAGACACTAACGAAGACGCGGTTGAGATCGGTAAGGTTAAGACCGCAACGAAGCAAAAGTCTATCCTCAAGGACGGGGCAAGCGTAGACGCTGAGATTAACCGACTCGACAATACGACTCTTAAGTCAACCGTGATTAAGCGTGAGGATCAAGAAATTGCTAAATCTCTCAGCGTAGACGAGGCTCAACAGGCTTTTGCTGAGGCTGAGCCCGTAGCTAATCAAGAGCTTGAGAGCGTTAAAGGTGAGGTCAATGAGATTAAGGGTCAGCTAGCGAGCATGATGGAGATGATGTCTCAGATGATGACCGCACAGCAGACTTTACTGATCCCCCCCGCGCCTGTACCCGCGCCCGTGATCGAAGAAGACGCATCGGCTAATGTTAGCGTAGATGACGCTAATGAGTTTCAAGACCTCCTCCCTGAGGCTGAGGTGCTCGGCTCTAATCTCCTAAAGACAGCTTCTGAAAAGCTTTCTTTCGATGACGGGTTTGACGACGAAGACTTTGATGAGAGCCTTGATCTCGACGGGAGTCTCAGTGACGACTTTGACTTCTTTGGCGACTTCGACGAGGGCGACTTAGTAGAGGTGGATGAAGAGTTTGAAGAAGAGCCTGCTTTCATAAATGAGGACATGGAGCCTATCGACCTTCAAGAAACTCTCGATCCTTTAGAGGAAAACGAGGAAACCTCTGCTCCTGTCCCTAATTCTATATCTGACCGTATGATTAAGCTCAGTAACGGTGATGTTTGGGATATGACTCGCCATTACAACACTCGCGCTTCCGATTTGATTAACAACTATCTCGACAATCCGATCCTCGATGAGATCCTTTCTCTTGAGGTTAATGGTGTCCGTAAGCGCGTAGCTAATGCGATGAGTAGCGCCGTCTCTTAATCTCTTTATAATGCCTCTCTCATAAAGTCTAATATGAGAGAGGTTAAGGATTATGGACAAGAAAGCAAGCTCACAAGCAAGCTGGGCGCTCTTAGCTCAAGGTGTGACTACTGCTAGAGTTGAGGCGCATCGTCTTAGACATTTAGTCAACCGCGCTATGAAGATGATTGAGGCTTCTCCTCATAAAGATGCGTTTTATGAGTACGGCGGTGACATTATCGAGGGGATGCCTCGCAGACTAGATAACATCGAGTCTGAGCTTGACCGTACAAGTTACGCGCTCACGCAGATGGGCGACAAGTTTCTTAGAGGTCGTTTGAGCATAGATGACAGAGAGCTTGTTAAAGAGACTGTCACGACTCACCGTAACCGAGTCCGTATTAAGAAGATGGCTCAACAGGTTTGTGACCGTTATCTTGAAAACGATATGGAGTAAGCCGTTATGTCATATCGCCCTGAGTTATTTGGTGTAAAAACTTATGTTGATGAGGGCTCTCAGAAGGGGATTGACACGCTTAATGCAGGAGGCGCGTCAGCCCTCCCTAACGGAGAGAGCCCTTACCATGAGTCTTACAGATCATCTCCCTCTTCGGTGCGGAGACGAGAGCAGGCTTTACCTATTACTAACGAGGGGCATCCTGAGGGTAGGGATCGTAAATCCATCCCCGCTCCAGGTGTTTTCTTGACTCCCTCAGACTCTTCTAATAACGGAGATCGACCTGTTCATCAGAGAGCGCGTATACAGCCGATGGAAGGCGAGCAGTATGGGCATCCTTACATTGATCAGGGGACACACCTTCATAAGAGGCGCACTATGACAGCTAGCGAGCACGATATAATCTTAGCTAATATTATGGCTAGAGTCGCTTCTGATCTTGAGGCAGAGGATTTGGAAGCGGATTGGAAGAGCCCAGTTAAGCCTACGTTCAGAGAGAGACAGCAACCCCAAGCTGGCCCTGCGAAACTCTACCATCAGAGGTACTACCGCCGTCATCGAAATAAGAAAAAGCGCATGGCTAAGGTTAGGCATCGCCGTAATAAAAACAAAGGCGTTTACAAGCTAGACCGTAAAAGGCGCAACGAACACCCTGAATGGTACATTCGCAGGAAAGCGATTGGCTACCGTTCTAATGCAGAGCGTTCGAGAGATGATCGCCAAAAGAAGAAAGCCTCTGAGGAGGTTGTGAACAGGTGGCTCATTAAGACCGCAGACTTCTTGATTGAGAGAGGCCCTGCACATCGCCGTGAGAGTTTATTAGATTACGATTACCAAGACAGCTTACCTAGTGGGGAGCACACTGACTATGGGCTACCTTCACAGTATGCGCCTGTTGTTAAAGGTACTGCTCCTTTTAATAGGGAAGAGGATGTGATGCCGACTCAAGGGTTTACTCAGCCGACTGTGCGAGATAACCCGGGCTCTGCGAAGGTGATCCCTAGCGGTAAGGGCTTTGTAAATAAGCTCGCGAGCAAGAAGGGCTCTAATCTTTTCCTTGAGTACAAGAAAGAGTTTATGAAGCTCCAAAAGGGCAAGCAACGCTACCGCTCTGAGGCAGGTAATAAAGTCACTTGGATCACTGCTTATAATCAAAAGAACCCTAAAGCGATTGAAGATTTTAAGAGGTTTGCTCAGGATAAGGCTCAGAGGGAGCTGAAAGGGATCAAGGGTGCGGCTACGAGACTGAAGACGAAGGCAGGTCGAGTAGCAAGCGCCATTGTCAGCGCCACTAAGAAAGTTGCTAGTGTTGCTAAGTCTGAAGTCATGGGGATGGTAAAGACCCCTAAAGTCTTATTCGATATGGCGACAGGTAACTATGATTTTGATGACAAGAAGCAACTCAAAGAAGACTCTAAGATGATTTGGGGCTCTTTAGTTTATTACGGCGGTATCGCGCTTGCCTTATCTACAGGAGGCTTAGGGTCTACTGCGGTGGCTCTAGGTAAGAGCGTTGCGACCCATGCGACTTTAGGTGCAGTTTCTTCTGATCTCGACTTCTTTGGTTTTTTGAGTGTAGAAGCCGCCGAGACTGTTGCAGGCGCTGTAGGCAAAGGGAGTGATCTTCAAGAAGCATTGGGAGGGTTTGTCTCCACGGACTTATTTGACGCAGTGGCTTCAGGAGTCTCTACAGCTCTCTCCGCAGTTGTTGCTTCTTCAGGCGGTTCGGGTAAAGCTAAACCTGAGAGCCCTGATGCAGTTATGCAAGCGGTCTTGACTAAATATTTAGAGCGTATAGCAGATACGGCTTCGTCTCTAAGTAAGAAAGATGAGATTAAAGTCTTAAAAGGAGCCTTTAATGAAAGGTAATGTTAAGAGGTGGTGCTCAGACCTAATCAAAAAAACTGACCCCTCTGTCGTAGAAAAATCTAACTCTCTAAAGCCCATTCAAAGAGGTGAGACTCTTTTCAAAGTAGGTGAATATGAGATCAATGCTGTAGAGGGTGAAGACCTCGTACAGCTCAACTGCACCTGTAAGTATTGGCGGTGGCAAGGCCCTGAGTATTGGGCGAAGAAGGGCGGTTATCTGCTCGGAGCGCCTACGGGATCAGCATCTAAACCTAATGTTAGGGATACTAAAAGTAATCATTTTCTTTGTAAGCACACTGTAGCGGTGCTTAACGACCTAAAGTCTAGGCAGGAAGCCACTAGGACTAAGCGAGCTTCTATGGTAGAGAGGGTACTCAAATCTTTTGAGAAGAGGGAGATAAAATAATGCCTCAATACCCTTACCGATGTGATCAATGTGACGTGGACGAGATTCGTATTTTGCCTATGTCAGAGTGCAAGACTGAGCAGATGTGCGCCGTATGCGGCAACACTCTTCGCAAACTTTTGACCGCCCCTAACGTGATCTTCAAAGGAGATGGGTGGTCTACTAAAAATGAGCGCATTAAGCGCCAAATGAGAGACAAGAATAAGAAGCTCACCGCTAAACAAAATGAAATGAAGCGCGATGCGCCTAATGTTGACCTAGCGCCTAATGTTGACGGGCAAAGAGTGGACTCATGGTCTGATGCGCAGAAGCTCGCCAAATCAAAAGGCAAAGATACTAAGAGCTACGAGCCCCTTATCGCCAAAGAGAAGTCTAACAAGTAAGGAGATCGCTTATGAGACTGCCTAGAGACATGATGAGTCTAATCCAAAGGTCTAAGAACCTTGTCCATTTGAGTATCGCTCGGCGCGAGGGTGTCCTCAAGTACCGCCTCAGCGTAGCAGACACGCTTAACAATGCCTTTGGCGACCCTACCATTAGAGGAGTCGCTACGGACGTTGGCGGTCTAGGCTCTACGGTGCTCTTTGAAGTGGACGCAGGGGGTGAATACAAGAGCCGATCTGTGCGTCAAAAGAGGACAGGTTACACAGAAGAGAAGCAAGGCACTAGCACCCGTATCTTCTTTGACATAGATGACTTTGTTGACCCAGCGCCAGTGGGCGGCACGTCTCCTGTCACGGACGACACTAAAGCCTTTTACTTAAGATTAGAGGCTTTTGAGCAAGCCTCTAACAGCTATGTACTCCAAGAGCAGATACTGGTAGTGCCTCCGTATGATTTCTTCAATACGAAGTCACCTACGTTCACGATGTGGGGGTACGCTCCTATTTACGGGAAGCCTGCGGATTTCGCTAATGTGCCTGCTCATTTCCCTACGGAGATGATGAATGTGCATTTGCCCAACTACACCCACACGATTAGCCTTGAGCACTTACATGAGAACGGCAACCCTGTTTTCTTTACAACCGCTAGAGGTTCGAGTCCTTCTATCCTGATGCCAGGTAAGACTGTGTTTGTATATTCGGCAGGAGTCCCTGAGCTTCATATTGCATCACTCGGAAACGCCGCTGAGCCCTTCTCTCTGACTGCAAGTATTCAGTATTTGGGCTAATCTTTCTTTTCGTTAAAGGCTTTATTAACCTTATCTGTAGGTTATAACCAAATTTCAACAGGAGTATCCCATGCAAGGTCTTGCTATTAAGGTTACACATCTCGGACTCACCACTGAGTCACTTCTTCTCGCTGACATCTTCGACGGTACTGACGGCCCTGATCACAACCGCCGTAAGCCAGGTGCTGTCTATGTGCCTGCAAACAGCTCAGTTGAGCTCGCTTACACAGATAGCGTAGCGCACTCTTTTGAGAGTGGCACTATCCGTGGGCTCATCAGCCAAGGTTACGTCTCAGCACGTTTTGTCCTCGGTGATGCTTTCCCTGCTCGCTCACTTAATGTTACGATCCCTGTCGTTGCAGGCGATGACTCTATCGCGGCAATCGCAGTCCCTGCTGACGGCACTGTTTCTTCAATCACCGCAAGCGTGAACGTTGTCGCTGACGCAGGTACGGTTGTTGTTGCTCTCACGGGTGACGGTAACAACCTCCTCGATGCGGCTAACACAGGTGACCTCGCCGCAGGTACTAACACCGCTTCACTCACCGCAACCTCTGCTGACCTCGACCTCAGCGCAGGCGACTCTATCGTAGCGACTGTCACCTCTGATAATGGTGGTCTTACTGAGCCTACTCTCGTCACTCTTCAGATTGAGATTGCAGGCTAATCTTACAGAGTGAGAGTGGCTTGAGCCTCCTTTAGGGCTCTGCTAAGATTAAGGGGAGTTTCTTCAATAGAAGGACTCCCCTTTCTCGTATTAGGAGACACTGCTTTGCGAACCTCCGACTTATATCTCAGCGCGTTCCTCATTACATCAGGTATGAGGCTTCAAGGCAGTCTTCTTGAAGAGGGCAAAGTAGTATTTGAGTTTGAGGCGCACCGAGATATGAGTCTGTTAAAGCGTGTATATTATAATAAGACAGGAAAGATCCCTGCACGCGAGTACGCAGAGAATATTAGGCTTCTTAAGAAGAGAGTACATGAGGAGATGAGAAATGGCTGACTTTACTGGCAACCCGTTATTTCTTGTCGGGGGTTCTATCACCGCTCCCGACACGGGCGATAATATTGTTTTTGATGCTAACAACTTTTCGCTCGACGTAAGCGGTAATGTGACGGTGACGGGTAACCTCGTCGTACAAGGCACGACGGTTACCGCCAACGCTCAGGATTTAATCGTTGGTGATGATTACCTGACTCTTAACTCAGGCTATACGAGCATGATGGACGCTCAGAGCGGTATCGTGAGCGTTCTAAGGGCGGGTAACATTTCCTTTAATATTTCTCAGCTAGAGAGCCAAGCTACCACAGGAGGTTTGGCTAAGATTACGCTCACTACAAACAACAGTGCGGATTTAAGCTTCACCTTTGACGTTGACTATGTGATCCAAATCTCAGGCACAGAGAGTAATGACGGACTTTACATGGTGAATACCGTCACGGGTGGCACTCCTGATACGTTAGAGATCAGTAGCTCCCCTGCTAACGATTTTGCAGGCGGGGACTTCACAGATGAGACTCCAGCTTCAGGCACTGTTAATGTGGTAGATGTGAGCGTTCTTAGAACAGCTATGGGCGCGGGTAGCGGTTATGAATATGGGTCTTTAGCAAGTGCGTCAGCGAGTCAGACGGGTTCGATTAGCTACACTTCTCTTAGCGGGGGAGGGGGCTCTACGCCTACCTTTGACACGGTGTTCTTAGCAGGTCTTTCGGAGTCAGATCGAAACGGCTTAACCGCTCGCGATTATTATGCTGGGACAGGGATTACTTTCCCTCTTAATCTTGAGTTTAGTAACGGGGATACAGGCTGGGGTGTCGCCCTTAAAATGAAGACAGGTTCTTCTATCTCGACACGAATGAGCAACTCCAACAATGACACCGCGACCTATTACCTTGTAGCAGGTGAGAACATCTCCAAAGGTGACGTTGTTGCGATTAAGAATGACGGGTCGGGCAACGCTAAGCTCTACGTCGCAGACAATACTACTTCAAACGGCAAAACAGAGGTTGTCGGTATGGCGGTAGAGGATGCTTCTAGCGGTGGCTTCGTCCATATGATTTGTATTCAAGGTCAGCTCGCATACTCTAACACAGACACAAGCGCTTTCCTCGCCACTACAGTAGGCGCTCCGCTCTATTTGGGTGCTACAGGGGACGTGACCTCAACTGCGCCTACAGTGTCGGGCTCAACGGTTGTGAGAGTAGGGTATCTTGTTCAGCGTTATGACGTAGCAAACTCGATTGAGACTACCTTATTCTTCTCACCTCAGACCATCGGTGTGAACAACTAATGGCTACGTCTTTTCACCCTACACAAGAACTAAGCAGGGGCGACCTTGATATTTACTTAGTGGATAATCAAGACGCGCCCGTAAACGCTTACGAGATTTCTTTTGCGCTCTACTTCGTAGACCCTGCAACCCAGCAAGAGGTCTTAATCGGTGGAGCACAACGAGTACCAGCTAACCCTTCGATAGGTGAATATTACGCGCCTTTGCTTATACCGCCCTCGGCGCAGTTTGGCTCTTACAGGATCAGGTGGGTTTTTAAACAGCTCGCTAACACTCCTGAGCAAACCGTGGTTCAGGAGTTTACGGTTGTAGATAAGGGGCTCAGGAACATCTCTAATGTTATGTCGGCTAATCAACGTAGCATGGTTGATAAGCTGAGGCTTTTGATTAGAGATCAGAACCCTGACAAATATTATCATTTCCGCCCGCCTACCTCAGAAGAAAACATCTCTCAGTTTAACCGAGTGTTCGGTCAGATATGGGAAGATGAGGAGCTACTAGAGTATCTTGAGCGGTCTTTAGATTGGTTCAATATGTTTCCTCCTGAGACTGAGACACTCAATACGATAGACAAGCTCGTACAGAACAAACCTGCGTGGCGCACTGCAATCTTATGGGGCGCGATTAGCCATGCTATGTATGCCTTAAGCGCTAACTGGACTGCCGATGAGTTTGACTACTCCATCGGAGGGATTTCTTTGAACCTAGAGAAGTCTTCTAAATATGAGAGCCTCAAACAGAGCGCGGAGACGTATTTTGATAAGGCTACCGAGGCTAAGGCTCGCACCACTAAGATTATACGAGGTCTTCAGCAACCTAAGTACGGGATCGGTGTGAGAAGCGCCTTCGGCCCGAACGTGGGGCGCGGTGTTCTTTCTCCCCGTAACTTTATTTGATGCCGCTACGCCAGGTGGTTAAATTCTATAAGGATTGACGTAATGACTCTCGTAATCTTATTCGACAAGCTCCCTAAGAAAAGACAACGCATATCTCCAGCCGACTTAATCGGCGCGGGCTCTCTGCGTAGGAGGCGCAAGCGTGCGTCTTCTACAGGAGGGGACTGTTATGAAGCCAACGGCAAATACTTTATGGAGCATTGCCATAAAAACCCTAATCTTAGGCTTGTGCATGGCGAGGTGAGCGGGCAAGGTGAGCTCCACGACACGACTTTCGGACATTGTTGGGTAGTAGAGGGCAATCAAGTGCTTGACTTTTCTAATGGAAGAGAAGTTAAACTACCTAAGATGATCTATTACGCGATAGGTAACGTCGAGTGGATCAACAACTTTTACGAATATGACGCTCAGTCTTTCCACGATAACATTAGCCGTTATGGTCATTGGGGGCCTTGGGACTTGAAGACTCGTAGCGGGCTCTAAGAAAGGTAATCTAATGCCGACTTATCCTTACAAATGCCATGAGTGCGGGAAACGCTTTGAGGTAATCCAAAAGATCAGTGCTGAGAAGCACACTCAGTGCGCTCAAGTGAACCCTTCCTGTGAAAAAAAGACAGCTCCTGTTGAGCGTATGATCGCTAACCCTAGCTTCGTCTTAAAAGGCGGAGGCTGGTATAAAGATGGGTACAGCTAAGAAAGCGCCCAAAAAGAAGAGCACTGATAGTAGACAGCAGGTAAAAAAATATCGGCTTTGTGTTGTCTGTAATGAGCTGTTCTTCTCCGTTAAGGTGGATAACCTTACATGCTCTAGGGAGTGCCTTAAAAGAGGCAGGCTTTATAAAGAGGCGCGAGAGAGGGTAGAGGGGAAGCGTGACAGCGGTGAGCTAGATGTAAGGTTTGAGAACACCCCTAGCACATCTATTATGCTCTCAGCTATCAGCCACCTCATCCCCGCCGAAGAGGAAAAAAAATAAAAAAATGGCTTCCCTATCCCATTTTTTAGTGTAGATTGGTTGCAAGGGCGCTATTGGAGCACCCTACAACACTATCCACGCTAAGGGGATAACATGAGCACATATGCAGAGATTAACAGGGCTGATTTAGAGGGCTTTCTCGACTCTACAGGCTTGTCTTGGTACAGGAAGGAAGATACCGCAGGTGTCTATCTCTTGTGCGTGAGCCCAAAGGTCGCGATCCGACTCTCTTCCACACTCAAAGGTGACGGTTCGGAGTGCGGTGTCGCCTGTGGAGGCGCGTCAATGAAGCTAGACTTAGTGTCGCGTCTTGACGGCACTTGTCTTAACCGTAAGGCGAGCAAGCAGTCTCGTTACCATCGGACTCTCCAATGGGAGAAAAACTGGGGTCGAGGGGTCAAGCATTGGGAGAAGGTTTACGCTGAGAAAGCTGACTTTTATGATCGTATCGCTCAGAAGCGTAAAGACCTCGCTACGATTGATGCCCAGGCTCTCCGTGACCTTTACAAGAAAACGAGAGCCTTAGCGCGTCAAGCAGGGGCGCTTAACTCAGTGCAGGTGTCTGAGACGCTTAGTTTCATCACTCAGATTGGGAGGGCGCGTGTCGCAGGCAATCCTCTCAAGCCTTGGGAGTGTGTGAAGCTGAGCTATCTTGTTTGATTGGTAGAGAGGAGCATAAGATGATCTGTAATATTTGTAATGACACTGGTATATATCACGCTAACACAGGCTCAGGCACATTTGATGAAATATTATACAACATTTTCGCATCGCCTTCGTCTATATTCCATGAGCAGTTTGTTGGTCACAATTATACCTGTTCTCACTGTACTAAAGGTGCTCAAGTGCGCAGAGATCGTGATCGACGTGTACAAGCTGAGAAGAGGCGCAAGGCTCAGGCGGAAGAAAAGGCTCAGGAGGAAAAAAGACGGAGGCGGGAGGCTGAAGCTAAGTGGAGACGTGAGATTTGGAAAGTAATACAGGATTTAGTAGCACCTTGTGAGGAAGCCTTAAAATACGGAAACCTTGATCACATTGACCATCTACATAAGCGAAACCACCTTGTGAGATTAAAGGATAAGGTGCATTTAGCTCAGGAGTGGGCGCTTAATGAAGCTCTTGATATACCTGATGACGGTACTGCTTGGTCGAGGTCACACCCTAATATGCTAGGGGTTAAGATTGTGAGCCTTGATGACCGAGAGGAGAGGCTTAAGTGGGTCAAAGAGAAAGTGCCTTTCGCATTGAAAGCGCATGAGGACTATTACCATGCTCTTGATAACTACCCTGCTCTTTATCAGATCGAAGATATTCTTGTTCCTCTTCGTATGTATGTGCTCAAAAGCCTTCCTGCTTACGCTAATGACGACATTTATATTAACCAAGAGTATCAGAAGCTCTCGTCTCTCGTAGAGGCTTACAAGAGCGGAGAGGTTGAAAAATGATCCATTTCTCTAAAGTACATAAGTCGGACGATTTTGGTGGTCGCGATTGGACAATCTACTATTCTCACAACAACAATCCCGTAGGGGCTATTAAAAAGACCGTAACGAGCACATCTACCTTTTACACGATAGAGGCGATGGACACAGTGCTCACTGAGCGAGAACACGTTTTCCGATTTAACTACAGCGACGGGACGGAGGGAGTCCATTTTGTCAGGCTAGAGGATAGCTATAGGACTCTCCGTATCGCGAAAGAGAAGGCTAGAGAAGTTTTCAACAAGGATAGAGACTTTCTCATCTACGTCTTAACTAACCAAATGACTCATAAAATAACCCGCAGGGTCAACCGAGCGTGGTCTAAGTGAGAGGGAAGGTAAACGAATGAGCGCAACGGCTACTGTTATAACTCCGATACAGATAAGCTCAAACTCAAAAGAGTTTTTGAGAACGAGAAAAATCCCTAGGACAGACTACGGTCAAATCATTGAGGTAACCTGGGTCGAGGAGTGGGTGAAGGGAGAAGACTCCAAGACTGAGGTTGCGTTTACGAGACTATTCGACGGTTATAAGACTGTGAAGTGGGATCGCGCAACGAGCTTCGCTTTTAAGTTAGCGGTAGGTAACTGCTCTAGTTTAGACAGAAGAAAGGCATGGGAGATGACAAAGGATAACGCTTTAGACGGCGGGGCTTTCCTCAAGGTTATCAGTGTAGAGCTATCCGTGAGGTTTACATGAGTACAATGACAGGACTCTCTTTGATGCTTATGGTCGTAACCTTCTTGGCGACTGTCTGCTACTACCGTAGAGAGATTATGTTAAAAGAAAGGCTCAGACGAGAGTGTATCTTTCTTCATAAGGACATCCTTGAGCTCCAGCTCCAGCTAGGAGAGCCTTTGTACGGAGCTAACCTTTTCGACACAGAGTTAGAGCAATACTCCAAGAGCGTGACTAACTTATCGTGGTTTAAAGATAGACTAAAGAGGCACGAAGCAACCTTGCTAGACAAGATAGATAGCAAGGAGTGCAATGTGCTCTAGGACGAGATTTAGTGATGACCCGTGAGAACGTAGAGACACTATCATCTAGAGGTAGGGAACAATACTTTCAAATGCTCCACTGACCATATCGTTAGACTTTAGTGACTCTTAGCCCTCTCGCCAGTCTTGGATTTCTAGGGTCTGCCCTTTTCTCTCAACAAACTTTTTTACGTAGAGAGCAAGAGACATTCCATCTTTCGTCATGACTCTTAGATTACCAATACTCCCACCACCAAAGAAATGAGTATTATGAAACATAGCCTCATCATCCTCTACTGTCACACGATTAAATTTCGACTCAAGAACCAAGTTAACGATTTGCCTGTGAGAGAGTAGTTTATTAGTGTATGTAGGTCTTTCTCTCGCTCCTAGAGGGTATTCAGTGTGGATGACTTGTTCTTTAGCGGAAGCGGTTCTTTTAAGACGAGCGACTCTCATCTCAAGATCGTTAAGATCGTTAAGGATTTCTGAAGCTGTTCTTCTCATGGTCTTTCTCCGTTCATGAGTGGTTATGGACACCTAACCTATAGGCATATAACCTATAGGCATATAAAGAGAATAAAAAAATAAATTACTATGATTGACACCAATAGCTCAGTCGGGAGAGCAGGGTCGCTCCCATATGATCTCCCGACTTTCCCAAGAAAGGGGTTAAACAGATGATACTGAAAGTTGAGCTAGTCCCTGCAACCTCATGGGGCAATAACCTCAGAAGTGAGGCTAATCTCTCAAAGGCTCAGTGGGATAAGCTGAGAAAACAGTGTTACCGAGACGCTAACTACAAGTGTGAGGTGTGTAACGGCAAGGGCGACAAGTGGCCCGTAGAGTGCCATGAGATATGGCATTACGATGACGTTAATAAAGTGCAGACTCTAAGAGGGCTCATCGCCCTTTGCCCGACTTGCCACAAAGCGAAGCATCTAGGGCGCACCTTGTCTGTTGAGAGTCAAGAGGTTCAAGACAAGGTGCTCCGTCAACTGATGAAGATCAACGACATCGACGTTGATGAGTTGGAAGAATATATCGTTGAGGTCTTTCAGAAACACGCGGAGAGATCGCAACATAGGTGGTCATTAGACTTAAGCTGGCTTAAGGCTCTCTGAGTATCGCTAAACAGTCACCCGATGAAGGAAAAGTGCGTGCTAAGGAAGCCCAAACCCTGCGAGCTTCTGTAGAAGTGCTTCCCATGTTGCAGTAGTTGGGGATGAAGATGAAAGGTTTATTCCCATTTACACTCCACATTCTTTTAGCAAAATTTAGATACATGGAGAGCCCTACACCCTGATTGTGGAAGTCTTTTTTTAGCATAGTAGCTTCAACTTCAACTACACTAAAGAAGCTGTCCTTAACGATGAGATCGGAGTAGGTTTCAGCGAGTGTTCTCATGTCTTCTCTACAGTCATCGTAATTGTAATCTTCATAATCGTACAAGACGAAATCATTTACACTTTTAAGAGTCCCTAAAATCTTGCCTACAGGCTCTAAGTCTTCGTTCATATTAGAGCGGTGTTGTACGATGAGTTGGTAAGCCTCTTTCCAATATTTGAACTTAGAGTAGTCGAAGAGGGGGGATGAAGCATGGCGACTAGTCCATGCCTTTAATACGTTGTTAACCATGTCTCTTTTCATAAGGTGTTCCTTAAGTCGTGATCAATAGGTTCTTTATAGACCATATCTAATAAACTCTTTAGAGGGGGCTTTAGACATGGAAGATACAGCTAAGAAGATCGCTAGTTTATATGCTGAGCGCATGGGTGAAGATGACCATTTTGCAGGGCGAGATTGGGGCATCAACAACGTGCAAGGTCAGTACAACGCTAAGCCTGGGTACAAGCAAGAATACGGCTCAAAGGTCAAAGAGTTTCTGAAAGACCTCGGTAAAGATGAGATTTCATGGACAGAGCGCGACCGTAAAAACTACCGAATGTTTTGGGGCGCGAAACACTCAAACCCGCCTCGTTACATTAAGTACAGGAACATGAGCAACCCTTGGGTAGAGGACTACTGCAAACGCTCAGGGCGCACTAACGGTATTTGCGGCAAAGAGGGGAAGAAAGCTAGCAGTGTTCTCCCTGCGGATACCCTGTCTCCCGATGTCGCTGTGCTCCTCAACAGAGAGCTAGCTCGCACTTGTACCCATTTAAGGTGTAGCAAAGGTGAGGTGCTCAACGCAGTCAACAGCGTGTTGAGTCCTTTCGGTTTGCGTGTTGTACCTACTCAAAACCCTCACGTCTTTAATGTGGGGGCTATGTGCTCTGTTGGTTGTATGCCTCTTAAGGGCGCAGAGCTTATTTTGAAGAATAGTGCGGAAGGCTGGGGTGCGCGAGTTGAGTAACAACACTAATGAGACTAACAACACGGTAGATAAGTTTAAGGTTACCGATATACTTTTGAAGGTGCTCTCTGCGCTGGTAGTCCCTATCCTTTTGTGGGCGGCAGGAGTCAACACTGAAATCGCTCTGCTTAAGAAAGAGGTAGCGAGATTAGAGCAACAGGCTAACACCTTTAATGATAAAGAACAGAAGCTCATCGAAAAACTCTCTAAGCAAGCGCAAGACCTTGCTCTCCTAACTCAAAAAATCGGTCAAATTAAGGAGGACTCTGATGAGCTCAGAAAAACACTTGGGAAGTAAAGCACTCTTGATAGTTGTTTCAATATCCGTTCTTCTGAGCGGAGGGTCTTACGCAGAGAAGCAAAAGCCAGTCTCTGCGGGCAGTCGTAAAGACCCTCTCCTAGAGTGTCTCAACACAATAGACGCACGTTACAAGATCGCGATTAAAGAAGTTACTCAGGTAGAGGAAAACTTTAAGGCGCTCTTAGGTAAAGAAACGCCTTAACGGTCTTGACGGTTGTCTTTAGCTAGTGCTATCTCTGATTACCCTTTGTAACCTCCAATCTTAAAGGAAATAAGATTATGTCAGAGATGAAACTTACCGCTGAAGAGATGGCTCAAATCCAAGAATATCGAAGCCGCATCAACTCCTTGTTGGCTGAGGTGGGCTCTCTCGAAATGCGTAAGGCGCAAACGCTCGACCTCGTAAATCAAAACGACAAGCTCGCTTCAGAGTACGTCCGTAATGTTCGAGCTCGCCTCGGCATTGCTGAGAACGCCCGTATGGAGATCAATCCTGAGGGTAATGTTACGGTTACTGAGTAATGAGACACCTCAAGCCTCTATTCTTTGAGCACTCCAAGATACCTGTGTGGTTATCGAAGGTGTCTCCGATAGAGATAGAGGCGATCACGCTCTTTTGCTTTGTATTCTCTAGGGGTGAAGCAGAAGAGCGCCTGAGAAGGCATGAGACGATCCATTTCCAGCAATACCTAGAGACGTTCGTAATAGGCTTCCTCTTAATCTACCTGTTCGAGTTTCTCTACCTCGCGATCATTAAGCGCATGGGCTTCACAAAAGAGGCTTACAGAGCGATCCGCTTCGAGCAAGAAGCGTATGACTGCGATGTGTATATAAACTATTTAGAATGTAGAAACCGCTATGCGTGGAAAAGTGTATATAAGCTAGGCGGAGAGTAGCTTGACCTCTCACCCTGCGCTATACGCTTTCTTTAGCGAGGTATCTCCTGAAGACTTCATCGCCCTTGTCTTCATAGCGTTAATATTTTGGGCTTTTTACATTATCCTTGAGAGGAAGATATGAGCGTTTACGGTCAAAAGCTGAATACAAGGCTGTATTGTAAGGATGGTTTCAGTTTCTCTATCCAGGCATCTGCGAGTCACTACTGCAAACCTCGTGAAGATAACCCAGCCCCGTACCCCTACATTCAGTATGAGATTGGTGATCCGACTAAGTATGAGCCGTTGCTTGCACCTTACCACAGTAAGAATGATGGGAGTGGTATTTATGCGTGGGTTCCCGTTGATGTGATCAATGACATGATTGACAAGCATGGAGGTTTGCGGGAATGGGTATAGTTAAGAAACTAGGCACTCTAGCCACTACATTCAAAAAAGAAGATCACAATGAGTTTGAGCTGAATAAAATCAGAGCCTCTCTTGAGGTGCTTTTAGAGAAGATTGAGGGGGAAGCCCCTGCTCCCAGTGATGGTGAGAAAGAGCAGGCTCAACGTGAACGCTCTTTCAACTCTTTAACTGCTAAAGAGTGGGCTCGCCTCAGCAGAAATGTATGGCGAGACTTGTCTCCCCTTAGGTCAAGAGAGAAGAAGTTACACGGGGCGACTTTCCCCAAGCCTTTGTCAGACCGCCTAATTAAAATGTATAGCAAAGAGGGTGATCTTGTTTTCGACCCTTTCTTAGGTACTGGTACTACCCTTATCTCGGCTAAACAGCTAAATCGTCATGGTGTAGGGATTGAGCTAAATGAGACATACTTCAGTTATGCTTCTAACTTGATCGGTATGCCTGACTTGTTCTCTACCTCTAATATTTGCGCCCATAATGACGACTGTCGGCATCTTGAAAAGTATTTAGAGGATGGGTCGGTTCAACTGACGGTGACCTCTCCCCCATACGCTGACTTCATCCAAAAGTCATTAGAAGATAGGGAAAAGGTGCATAAGACCTCTTTAATCAAAACTAAAAACAACTCCACAGTGAGGCAGTATTCAGACTCCGAAAACGACTTCGGTAACCTATCTTACCAAGACTTTTTGTGTCAGATAGAGGGTGTCTTAAGCTCCCTTTATAAGAAAACAAAAACAGGTGGGTACGGCGCATGGGTGGTGAAGGATTATAGGGACACAAAAAATGGTATCTCCTACATCGACTTCCACTCAGATTTGGCGAGGGTGGGTCAGTCTGTGGGGTTTGAGTACCACGACCTTATTGTTTGGGATCAAAACGAAAATAGGAGCTTGGTGCTCTTAGGGTATCCCTCTACTTTTTATACCAATCAAAACTGTAGTTTCATCGTAGTGTTCAGGAAGAAATAATCTCCCTCCCTCTACACCACTGCGAGTCCTCAAGCGTCCAATGTAACCTTTGGCGACCTCTTTTGCGCTTCAGGGCTCTCTCAGCTTTCATCGCCTCAGAGCGGTCTGCATATGTGCCATAAGTACACATGAGCTTCCAGGGACGGTGCTTTGCCGTATAGCGCCCACCTCCTTTGATCTCACCGTTGTGTTGCCTCAAGCGTCGATGCACATCTGTGGTACAGCCCACATAGAAGAAACCTTCGGCAGGCTTCCCGCTTGCGGTTTTTCTCATCTGCTGGCTCTGTATTACGTAGACAACCCATTCGCTCATACCTTTTCCTCCTATAAGCCACACTTATTTGAACCCTCTATAAGTGGAGTGCTCTTATGGCAGATCATGGTTGGACTAGTGACAGTGCGGGCTACGTAGGTCTTTCTTACCCTTTGCCCCCTCAGAACGTAAACCTAATCAATCCTCTCATCAAGGGAGCTTTTGATTTGAGGTGGGATGACCCTAATCTTATCTCCTCTAATACTTCTTTTGAGGTTATCGGTGTTAACATCTATCGTTCAGTTGCCAGCGACAGAGGCCCCTATGATATTGTTAACGCTCTTCCCGTAGGCGGTAACTACTACCGAGATCAGACAGAGGAGTTTCTTGTCGAAGATGAGGAGATCATTTGGGACAGTAGTTACGTCTCGAAAGGGGAGGCGAAAGACCACCACGTCTATAAGATTAGGACAGCACATAAGATTAGTAAGCGAGGCTTTAATGAAGTCTACGCTAACTCACCTGACGATGTAGTCTTGAAGATAGACGGGCGCGTCGTCCCTGTCCATGCGGTGTTTGGTGTTACTTGTGAGATTACGCTCATCAACACAACCTTCCTCGATCCGATCACCCAAAAGCATATAGGGCCTTTCTTACCTGATGAGAATACTTCGGTTACGGTCACTTATTACGCTAAAGGTAATATTATCAGTACGGTGCTCGACAGGAAGACCTTTTACCGCATCTCTACCGTGGCGCGTGACCCTAATGACCAGCAAAGCACCGTCGAGACTCCTTTAGAGCTATGCCAGCCTGTCAACAATATGGACGTGGAGAAGGTTGATTGGATATGGAGAGAGGCGATTAGGCGCAACGCTTATATTCTTGACCAAGGCGGGGAAAGAGCGATGCTGTTTGTCCGTAAGACTTCAGGCACAAAGTGCTATTGTGGTTGGGATGAGGAGACTGTTGAATACTCCAAACAACCTTCTCAAAGGTGCATGATATGTTTTGGGACAGGGATTGAAGGAGGCTACGAAGGGCCTTATGAGATACTCATCGCACCCGATGACACTGAGCGTAGGATTAGTCAAAGCGACAGAGGGAGGCGTAAAGAGCACACTTATGAAGTATGGATCGGCCCCACTCCTGTGGTGAGTCAGCGCGACTTTATCGTGAAGCAGACCAATGAGAGGTACTCCATTGGCCCTGTCCGTAGACCATCTAATCGTGGTGTTTTCTTACAACAACATTTCAATATTGCTTATCTTGATGAGCAGGACATACGCTACTCTATCCCAATAGACTTGAGCGCCCTCAAGTTTCCTCAGACAAGGACAATGGACACACCTGAGGGTGTAGAGGGTTATTACGCGACACCGCTTAGACCTGATGGTTATGAGTACCCTCCTGTAGTTGGTATAGGAGAGAACATTGTCGCTCCTATGATTACAGATGATAGTAAGCAGAGCATTGAGAACGCCAAGCGCGGGCGCACGCCCGCGTGGGCGCACACGAATAAGAATAACTGAGGTTAATATTATGGGGTCGTCGTATAAGATTATACGCAAGAAGATTAACTTTTATGAGGTGCTCTTAGACTTCGAGAATGAAGCGGAGCGCGATAAAACCTTTCTGTACATCCTCAGAGAGACTTTAGATCAGGTGATCAGTATTGACCAAGTGAAGGGGAAGCTCCCTAGAGATAAAAACTTTAAGTTTGTCACTTATATGAGAGACGGCACTTTCCTATTTGAAAGCTCCGACGAGTCTCTGAATGCGTACCTAAGTGACGGTGGGGGGCAGAGAACAGGGTCTTGGGAGATCGGCCCCAAGACAGGTCGGGTCATGCGTAGGAGGCGAGCTTTTAAGGATAAGAAAAGTGGAAAGTGGCGCATGGTAGATGGCCCGACTCGGATGAACCGTGTGCCTATTAGGATTAAGGCTCGCGACGGTAGGATGATATGGCGCATGGCTCCTCTTCAGATTGGGGAAGGGAAGAGGAAGCGATGGGTACATCCAGGCATTAACAAAAACAATTTTATCGACCGATCAATCGACCTTGCCACAAGAATATTTTACACTAACCCGATTGCGAGGCGGAAGGCTTTAGGTCAAGTTAGAGGCTCTTCTATTACAATGAGGTAAGATTATGAAAGTTAAGATTAGGTGTGAGTGTGTCTCTCTAAGAATACCTGACTTAGGTATCATTATGATTAGAGGCGAAGACAGAATAGTAGACAGCCACTCGTTTACGACCTCTAAGTTTTTATCTAGGGCTTTAGACAGCGGGGCGGTGAGAGTCTTAGACGGCTCGAAACCAATAGAGAAGATACAAAACACTAAAGACCTGATGGAGTACCTAAACTTGAGTAAAGATATGAGAGCACAGAGGTTAAATGAAGCTCCTACGCTTAGAGAGTTAGGGCGCTTACAGGACACCGTAAAGATGTTGTCTGATAAGCTAGACCAGCTACAACAAGCTCCAGCAACCGTTGAGGTTAGGGAGAAGGTTGTTGTTAAAGAAGTCCCTGCACCTCAGCAAGAGAGCGCATTAAGTATAGAATTACTACAGGCGCTGATGGATAAGGTGGATAAGATTAGCTCAGCCCCCCCTCAAGTGGTAACTCAGTATGTGACAGCACAAGAAACACAAGCCTCCCTCAGTCCTGATGTGGTAGACGAAGGTGATATGGTTTTTATACCTAAAACTATAAGCAATAGTAGTCTTGAGGCTGACGTTAAGGTATCTTCTAACAAGTCTGAGGCAAGCTCATCTTTTGAAGAGGCTTCTAAGGCTCTGAAATCTCGACCCAAGCGTAGTAAACGCAAGAAAAATACAGGAGACTCTAAATGAGTGACGACAACAGCAACAGCAAGGGTAAAACCCGTAAGTTTTCTTTAGGTGTTGGACTCGATGTAGGAACGATGAACCTTGTGTCTGCAAGGAAATACGCGTCAGGCATTGAGACTAAGCGCATCCGAGACGCTTTTCTCGATCTCCCTCCAACCTCTAAGAAGATGCTCAAGCTCTCAGGCGTGAGCTACGTAGAGCGAGAGGATGAGCTTCTAATCTTAGGAGATGCGGCTCTCGACACCGCTAATATATTTGGTAAAGAGGCTCGTCGCCCTCTCCAAGACGGGCTTGTTTCTTCTAACGAGGTAGACTCACTTGAGGTACTTGCCCTTCTCGTTAAGAATGTGCTTGGCGACCCGATGGATGAGGATGAAGTTTGCTACTTCTCAGTACCAGCCGCACCTATTGACCAACCTAATCGCGACGTAATCTACCACCAAGGTGTGTTTGAGCGTATCATTAGCGAGTGTGGATTTGAGCCGATTGCATCTAATGAGGCAATGGCGGTAATCTTTGCCGAGACTGCAAAAGAAAACTTCAGCGGTATTGGCATCTCGTTTGGTAGCGGTATGACTAATGTGGCGCTTGCGGTAAACTCTATTGAGGGGCTCAGCTTCTCAGTAGCTCGCGGTGGCGATTGGATTGACAAGGGCGCAAGCTCATCTATCGGCTCAACAGCGGCGCGTATTTGTTCAATCAAGGAGAGCGGGATTGACTTGAGCAATCCTCAAAACCGCGAGGAAGAGGCGATTGCGTTTTATTACCGTAATCTTATCTCTTACGCGATTGATAACATCGCCAAGCAGTTTAATCTTATAAAGAACCAGTTTGCTTTGCCCAAGCCGATCCCCATCGTCGTATCAGGCGGTACGAGCTTGGCAGGGGGCTTCATGGAGCTCTTTGAGGAAGTGTTTAATAAGAAAAAGAAACGCTTCCCTATTGAGATCACTGAGGTGCGCCATGCGTCTGATCCTTTCAACGCGGTGGCTCACGGTATGCTTATCCAAGCTGTGCAAGAGTACGACGAGGATTAAGATATGTATTATCAGCTAACAGGGGCGGTTAAGCGTAGGTTTATTGAGGAGCTTCGCAACTATTGGAAGCACCATCCGAAGTACCCTGATCTAGCTGATAACATACAGGGGAAGTACAGTTTTAACGAGCGCCCTCAACATGGGATGATTATTAAGACTGGGAGCGCGAGCCGTAATAGTTTATCTGCGGATAACTTTATGGGTAGCGTCCACTCTTATGTGACTCTAGCCGCTTTACAGGGCTCTAAAAGCCAATTCTTAGAGTGGGTGAGAGAGAACACTCAGATGCTTGCGAAGGGCGCTCCTTTCCCGTCTCCTCCAGGTGTCTACTATCTTGAAATCGCGGATAACTACGAGTTTTATGTAGACCCTTTGCTGTCTGTGTATGACGAGTCCGTGTTAATGTCTTCGCCTACTGAGGGGGTGTTGTTAAACACTCCTATAGATGGGACTTTGAGAGTCTTTGAGCTACCCTCTAACCAACCTGTCGAGTTTACTAGAGACGGTGATAAGATTACGTTGGCTCAGCCTTTGACTGCTGGCACGTCTATCTCAGCGGATTACCGCTACGCAGGTGAGTCTAGAGGGCCGTTCAAATATAAAGAAAACTACTCTAATGTTGATGCGATCCCTGGAGCTATCCTTGTCTTTGGGCGCAGGGTAGAGGTCGGAGATAAAATGGCTGTGATTGTACAGCCTAAGCGCGACCTCGCTTATCAGGAGTATGGTGGTAAGTGGGAAATGTCTGTAGATATTGAGGTGCTTGCAAGAGATGTTTATGCTCAGCAAGAAATCTCAGACCAGTCTCTTGTTTATTTGTGGGCGATCTTAAGGACGCTCTTATCTAAAGAGGGGATCGAGATCACGGACGTGAGTCTCGGAGGGGAGTCCGAAGAGGTATATGACGAGAACGGAGATGACTACTTTTATAACGGCAGTCTCTCCATCAGCTTGACAACGGAATGGGCGATACAGTTACCTGTTTACGCTGAGATTAAGTCTGTCAGTGAGACGTACACTCCTTATAAGGACATGCAGGATTTGAGTGCTTTTGGGCTCAAACCTTTCTCAGACCCTTTCATTAGGACAACTAAGTTTTCACAAGAGACGATTAGATAGATGCCGACATATTCTTACTTGTGCCAGCAGTGTGGTTTACGATTTAAGAAGAGAGCTCCTAGAGGCTCTAATGAAATGCCGTGTACTAGTTGTAAGTCTAATGCAGAGAGAGAGATGCCTGTTTCCTTTAGTGCTTCTGTAGAGGTCGCCACTGAAGGCACAGACCCTCAAAACACAGGCAGTAGCTTAGACTATGATTACGACACACTCATTGCGGTAGACAGCAAGAAAAGATGGGAAGCCGTACATGAGCGCAACATGGCAAAAGAGCAGGTTTTGAGAGATAACCCAAATGCGGATAGGGGAGCACTCTCTCAAAACACTGACGGGTCTTATCGAGTGATGGACACCTCAGAGAGAGCCTTAAAAGATAAGGTTAGAGAGTCCCATAATCAATTCGTTAAAGATCATCTTCAAAGTCGCAAGCCTCATTAAACGCTTCCCTCACTTCTGCGAGGAAGCTACGCTCCTCTGAGGCTTTCTTAGCGACAGGTTTTTTCGATGCCTTTTGAAGGGTCTTCTCAAACTTGTATTGTAGCTCGATCTCTTTGACTTGCTCAGGAGTGAGGTTTTTGAGGTCATCAAAAGCCTGCTCGACAGCTTCCCCGTATGCTACGTACATCTTTAAGATTAGAGCGAAAAGCTCAGCTTCATACTTCTCTTGCTCGGTCTTAACACCAGCTTTTTTGAAGCAGTTTTTCTTTTGAAGGTCTGTAATCCCGCTACAGTCTACTCCCATTAACTCGTCAATCTTTTGGACTTTCTCTTTAGCATAGCGCCCTACGGCATTTGTAATGAATGCACCTACCGCACCTCCGAGAGGGCCAAAGGCTACAGTACAGCCTACACCGACAGCAACGTCAGTATATTTCATCAAAACATCGGAGACTGCCCTAAGAGAAGCTCTTTTCTTCTCTACAGTCTCTTTGTGTTTTTGAAATTTGTCTCTAGCTTCATCAAGCGTTCGCTTTGCACCTTTAGGCCCCGCTCTCTGAGCTTTCGTCAGCTTCTTGTCCTTCTTTTTAGGTCTAGCCGTGTTTAATGCCGTGTCTAATAGGAAAGAGGCGAACTGCATCCACTGCTTGCCTTCTTCCTTGACGGCTTTCTTTAGGTCTTTTGCGCTGAAGAGGTTTTTAGCTTCTTTAGCCGCTTTTTCATATGCCTTAGCGTCCTCAAAGCCTAGTGCTCTACTCGTAGCCTCTTTAGCAAATTGGCTTGCTGTACCTAATCCGCGTCCTCTAAGCCTTTTGGCGGCATCCCCTTTTAGTTTGTATTTTATACGTTTACCTTTGCCCTTACCTCTACCGCCTACAGTGACCTTTACCTCGCTCTTTTTTCCTTCGCCCTCCTTTCCTTCGCTCTTCTTTCCTTCACCCTCCTTTCCTTCGCCTCCCTCACCTTCAGAAGATTTACCTTTCTTCTTCTGTTGTTTTTTCCACCGATCATACCACTTGTCCATGATCTCTTTGTGTTTCTCGTTCGTATAAGGGTCTAAAGAGGTGATGAGCACTTCGTTACCTGTGTCAGGGTTGCGCTCTTTAATCTCCATCTTCCTTACGTCTTGAAGAAAGTCTGTAGGGTAAGTGACTCCACTTTTCCCTCTACCCTTGGAGCCTTTAGATTTAGAGCCTTTTCCTATATAGTACCGCTTGAGCGATGAGGGTGCTCTCATTCTCTTGGGGGTAGTCTTTGCTGTTCTTTCAAACATTCCGACCTCTCTTTAAGCTACTTCATTCACTATTCGTTATATTCTCACGCCATTATTAAATGACTAAGGCATACTCCTTAGAGAGCATCACCACACCGCGCTTAACCTTACATAATGGAGTCGAAAGATGGCTAATGTCGGTAATGGGTACGCTTCACCTGGCGTTTACACCCAAACAAACTATGATACGTCGGTGGCAGGTACACCTAGCGTAACGAACCTTCCTGTTCTTATTGGCACAGGCAATGAGATCCTCACCCGTACAGGGCTAGAGGTTGTCCGTGGTAGCTCTTCGGTAGTGGATCAGCGTGTTCCTCTTGAGAATATCGCAGATCGAGCCGTAGTGATGACTACACCTGCTGGCGAGATCGTGCTTGGTGCTTTTGAAGGCACTCGTACAAAGTTTCAGGTAAGAAACTTCCCTATTGTTGACGGGACGGGTCGTGGCTTGACCGCTACAAAGTCCTCTGCCGTAAGTGTCTTCATTAATGATGAGCCTCAAGTGGTTCTCGGCTTGGACAGTGCAAACGGTATCGTTGAGCTCGCTGTAGCGCCTAAAGCTACAGATGAGGTTCGTTGTACTTACTACTTCAACCGTACTGATACGCTTCAGACTGATAACCTTAGCGATCAGGTTACGTCAGGTAATGCTGAGATTAGGTCTTCTCTCGGAGGCTCTTATGACCTTAGCGGGCTCGCTGATGACGGCACTCTTATTCTTACAGTGGATGGGGTTGAGCTTACTATTACGATCCCTGCCGACACATGGACTCCTAGTCAGATTGTTGCGTTCATTAACGCTGGCGCAGGGACGACTGACCTTGAGGCAAGCCTCTTCACCAATAACCTTGGGGACTCAAGCGTTCTTCTCAGCGCTCCTCAAGAGATTATCGTGGGTGCGGGTACGGCGAACACTGCTCTTGGTTTCATTACGGGAAGCACTACTGTAAGAAACAGGGTCTTCTACACCTTTAACGGCCCTGTCGTTGATGGCTCTAATGGGGGTATCGTTACGACTGACCCTGCTAAGGTTACAGTTAAGGTTAACGGAGCGCAGGTTGTCGCAGAGGCTCTTGACGGGCTCAATCGTGCAATCACGCTTCCTCTCCCCCCCGCTTCAGGTTCTGTTGTTGAGGTTACTTACTTCTACAATACTTGGGAGAACACCTTCGACTACCTCGCTGACGTAGGAGTTACTAACGCGATCCGCGCAGGGCTCACTCCTGAGCGCGAAGACTACTTCGAGGGCGCTGATTTTGTGATCAGTGAAGATAAGATTTATTGGGGTACGTCTGCGTCTGTATCATCAGGCAACACTGAGCAAGGTACTCGGTCTTTCGATGAGACTCAGATCAGCCTACAGCTTGCTGATAACCGTCTTTTCTTAGCTCCTTGTACGGCAGGGTCTAACTCAAAGACTTTCAAGCTCCCTTACGTCCCCACGGTGGGTAATGGGCGCAACAGTCCTCTCGGTTCAGACCTTTATCTTAAGGTGTCTAACGGTAAGTCAGACGTGGTTACCAACCGTCCTGATCTTGTTATCGCATATGCAGGTTATAACCCACAAGACGCGCTCAACAGAGGTCGCCTAACGGTGACTCGCGTAGGTGGTGATTACAGCGCCGATGCACCTGCTGCGGTGGAGTTTACTCTTAAGGAAGCTCCTGCCGTAGGTATGCGTGTTTACGCTACGTTCTACCATAACATTCTTACTGACAACACTTACACGATATCGGTTGTCAGCGCAGGAGCTTCTAATGTCGGCTCTTATAATGTTATCGACAAGGACGGAGACGCGGTAATCTACCCAACCTTTACGGGTAAGGGTGATCTTCTCGCTAACACGACAATCCAGTTTCCAAGTGGTTCTGAGCTGATCAGCGATGCTAAATATGTGATCCCGACCACGACAGCTAACTACAGAGGCGCGGTTGAAGAGATCATCACTGTGACTTTCGCTAGCCGTGATCCTGAGCCCGCTGTGTTTGTATTCGGCCCTAATAACTACTTCACTGTAACAGGGCAGAGTGACCGCATCAGCATGACCGTAGACGGTTCTGATGCTCAGACCGCAGGTGAAGGTATTTCTTTGACTGATCCTTCAGGGCTCGGCACAGGCTTCCTTGCACACCTTGTATCTGAGCCTGTCATCTATGAGGTTGGCTACAGCAGTCAGGCTCTTGATATTGTTGAGGGCATCAACGACGAGCTCCAGCTTAACATTGATGGTCAAAGCCTTGTTGTTACTGCTACCGCTCAGGATCAAGTCACTGCTCAAGTGTATGTTGACGCAATCAATGCTGAGGCGAGAGCACTTGCACCAAGAATGGCTTCACCTGCTCGCTTCAACCAAGGGATTGAGATCACTACAGGTTTGTATGATCAAATCACCTTTGGTTACACAGGTGACAAGACAGGGGCTACAGGTGCTATCGTCGCTACCATCGCAGAAGATGCTTATGTTACGGCAACTACTGTAGCAGAGGCTGTGCAAGAAGCCGTTACCAACGCAGTTACCGACTTCGTGGCGGATAACTCAAACTTTGAGGGTCTTAATATCGCCGTGACTGCTTCTACAGAGGGTCGCCTTGTATTTACCCTCTCTGAGATCCCTAATGTTGCGCCGTTCAACGACAACTCAGGTTTCTTTGAGATGTTGGAGAGCACCTCTGCGACAATCGACGCGACCTCTACGCTTACTGTAGACACTCCTCCTGTAGTAGAGCCAGCCGCAATCCTGATTGATGAGATTAGACTCTCTGCGAGCACTGAGCGTGTCTCAGGTGAGGATAACTTTAAGGGAGACTTTAACGTGTCTGCTACAGCGGCACTTAGAGTCCTTGAAGCACCTCTTACAGATGCCGCAGGTCTTAAGATTACGATTGACGGTGTTGAGCTTACAGGTGTAGACGGAGCACGTACTTCAGGCAGTGCTGACTTCAACCTTTCTTTGGAGACTCCTTTCGCAGTAGCGCGAGAGATCGCTGAGGCAATCAACGATCCTGCTAACGGCTTCAATGGTATCTGTACGGCAACTGTGGGCTCACAGCCTGTCGTAAGTTTCACATCAACACAGGTAGGCGCTGAAGGTAACGGTATTGCTCTTACGAGCACCTTTACTGATCCCTCAGGCCCGTCTATCGTTGTCGGTAATGATGAGCTGTTCGAGGACAGCACAGGGTTTACTGACCTCGACGCTTTCTTTGCAGGTGGCTACACTACGTCGGCTGATGACGTAGCAGAGAGCATCGTCTCTGCGATCAATGATGCTAATAATAGCTTTGGCGGTGTTGTCACGGCTTCTCTTGGTGAAGGTGCTGGTGAGGTTATCCTCACTTCAGTGTTCTCAGGCACTGCGGGTAACGGCACAACTGTTTTCCTTGAGACAGGTGCGATTTCTTCAACAGGTGACCTCAGTGGTGGCGTATCAGGTTTTGCGCGAGACTTTAACATCCTCACAGGGTTTGACGTGGATGCTCAGGGCGGTGCTCAAACTAAGCTCTTACAAGCACCTATCGCACGTCTCGCTAGCACTTCTTCAACAGGTACGGCTCGCACTGACCGCGTTGTGTTAAGAAACCGTATTCTCCCAGGCTCTCGCTCACATGGGATCGCTAACCAAACGGGAGTCCGTGTTGTTGGTGGCAATGCTAATCTTACGCTTGGCTTGGCGACTAACAGCTTTAGAGGTGCGAACACCTCTGCAACTGTTAAGAACCCTAGCCTCTCCTCTAAGATTGGCTTTACGGAGCTCGTTGATGGTCAGCCTTCGCTCAAATTCTATAATGGAGCAGGGTCAAACTCGGCTAATAACCAACTTGTGTTTACTTCTTTCGCTTCTCCAGGTGTTACTGTTACAGTTAACTTCAACTCAAGCGCAGAAGGTACGGCAACACCACTTGGCCCTGTAGACGTTCAAGGCACGATCCTTAATCAGATTGCTGAGGCGATGGTAGATGCGGGTCTTGCAGATAATGTCGCTGAGGTTATCAGTGAGGGTCTTGTTGTACAGGCTGGCGATAGCTTCCTCGTCTTTAATGCGAGTGCTAGCTCTACGTCTCGCCTTGTTGTTGGTGGCGGTAGCTCAAACACTCTCTTTACTCTCACTGAGAACCAAGAGAGCGTCCGTACCCCTACCTCAGCAGACGAGATTTCTTCTGCTCTCCTTAACCACACAGGTACAGGGCTCTCTTACCTCCTCGACCCCTCTGATGTCTCGACAGACTTCTTTGCTGGTCGGGCGCTCTCGTTTGTTGTCACGGATGATGAGGGTGTGAGACAGCTCGGTTTAGAGTCACTTACCGCAGGTCTTGGCGGCGGCATCCTGCTTAACAATGCTCCTAATGCTAACGCGCTTAATATTGGCACAGGACTTATCGCTGACGTTAATCAACAGGTAATAGGCGCTGATCCTATCGTTGGTTTCTTCGTGACCTCTAATGTGGCTAATGGTAGCGGTAGTGTTAATAACTCCGCGCTTAATAACGGTGTGGGTCAAGACGGCATCATCGGTCAAACTTATGTTGATGAGGTAACAGGCTTCTCATTCACCATTCTTCCTGCGGAGGGTGGGATTGATTATCCTGAGGGAGCGACTGCGACCCTTACCTTTACCTCAAGTAAGACTATTCTTGCCGATGCTAATGTCCCTGTTCATGTGATCCCAGGTCTTCAGATGGTCGTTACAGACACTCTTCAGACTGCACAGGGTAACACGGCAGAGATTACGACTTTTGAGAAGGGTGGCGCTGAGCCTGCTCTTGGAGACAGTTTCTTTATCTCTTACGAGTATGCAAAGCGTGACTTCTCTACGCAGATTTACACTAAGCTCTCAGCGGTTGAGGCTTCTTTCGGTAGTGCTGATCCTAATCACCCGCTCAGCCTCGCGGCTCGCCTCATGTTCCTTAACGGAGCGAGCGCGATTGCGATTAAGCAAGTGCCTAAAGCTATAGGGTCTACAGATGGTTCGCTTGAGTCTTACCTTGAGGCGATTGACTCTCTTGAGGGTCAGATCGCACCGAACGTCTACCCTCGCACGATTGTGCCTCTGACTCCAGCGACGAGTAACTTGCTTAACTACCTCGCTCGCCACTGTGACGTGCAGTCGAGCTTGCGCTTTAAGGCGGAGCGTACAGCGGTACTTGGCTTTACTGCGGGTACTCAACCGAGTGAGGCGCGGGCTCTCGCTGAGGAAGTTTCTTCTTCACGCGTGCGTGTTGTTTATCCTGATATGGCTCGTATTAATCTTACAGATGCTTTGGGGAACACTCAGGAGTATCTCGTAGACGGACGTTATGTGGCTTCTGCGCTTGTCGGTAACTGCGTAGCTTCTACTAACGATGTTGCGACTCCTTGGACGGGTAAAGAGATCGTAGGGTTCTCAAGTCTCGCACGTACTCTCGATCTTGTTGAGCAGAATAGAGTGTCTTCAAGCGGTATCACTGTCCTTGAGGATCGCCCTCCTTTCTTGCGTGTCCGTCATGGGCTCACAACAGACATGAGTAACGTCCTCACGCGTACACCTACTGTGAACACGATTGCTGACCTCGTACAGGCGCAGGCGCGAGCTGTGCTTGAGCGTTACATTGGCAATAAGTTTATCGCGTCATCGACCTCTCAGATCGAGATCAGCCTCTCTCGTATGTTTGCTGAGCTTCAGCGTCAGCAGATCATCAATAACTTTACAGGCATCACCGTTGAGGCAGACCCTAACGATCCAACTGCGATTAATGTCGAGGCTTATTACCAGCCCGTGTTCCCTCTCCTCTACATCGTGATTAACTTCAACGTGAGAGCGGGTAGCCTGAGCTAAGAAAGCTGAAAAGCATAGCGCCGATGGTTGAGGCGAGAAGATTAAATAATGAAGCCCTTTGAGATTAGGGTAATCTCACCTAACATTACAGAGTGGATGTCTTCGACAAACTTCGATATTAACCGCTCGTCTTCTCCCTCAACCATGATCCGAGCTTTCTGTTCCGTACCAGAGTAACGGATAAGGACTCTCCCTCTGTCGGCTAATCTTTTCTCGATGGATGCGATTATAGCGTTCGTCTTTAGGAGGCTCTCAAGGGGAGGCTTGGAAGACACCTTGAAGCTCTTTAGCACCTGAGGGTAACGCACCATCTCAGACCCTAAAGCGTTTAGGGTTTTCTTCTCAGTAACCATAATGTTGAGGATAGCGAGGGCGGTGGCAAGACCGTCCCCTGTGGTCGAGAAATCTTTAAGGATGGTGTGTCCTGATTGCTCGCCTCCAAGATTAAGCCCTTCCTCTATCATCTTTGCCATAACGTGACGATCCCCTACCTGTACCCTCTCTACAGTCACGTTGTGCTTCCTTAAGGTAGTGTCGAGTCCTAGATTACTCATTACAGTTGCGACAACACGGTTACCTTTTAGCTGTCCGTTAGCATTCATCGTCCTGCCCAAGATTGCGAGCACTTGATCCCCGTCTAATACGGATTGCGTTTCATCAACAAGAATGACTCGATCTGCATCTCCGTCTAGAGCAATGCCGATATCCGCACCTTCTCGGCCTACTCTCTCGATTAGCTTCTCGGTGTTTGTAGCTCCACAGGAGTCGTTAATGTTAGACCCGTCAGGCGTAACGCCGATTGCAATTACTTCTGCGCCGAGGTCTTTTAACAGATTAGGGGCTATGCGGTAAGCCGCGCCGTGGGCGCAGTCCACGACTACTTTAAGACCCTGTAAAGAAAAGCTCTCAGGAAGGCTTTGTTTTATCTTCTTAGCGTAGAGAGAGATAGCATTGTCTATATGAGAGGTTCTACCGATATTCCTACCTGTGAGGCGAAGCTCCTCGCTACCTAGCTTGAGAGTATGGATGATGCTTTCAATCTTTCTCTCAGCGCCTTCTGTAAGTTTAAGTCCGTTTTGATCGAAGACTTTCACACCGTTCTCCTCAAAAGGGTTATGGGAAGCAGTGACCATAAGCCCTGCGTCTGCATAAAGACTTTGAGTGATGGTAGCTACCGCAGGAGTAGGGACGATCCCTGCAAAGAGAACATCCACTCCAGCCGAACAGAGCCCAGCAACTAGAGCGTGTTCTATGAGACATCCTGATAACCGTGTATCTCTTCCTAAAACAACCTGTGGTCGCCTCTCTTCGATGTGTTGATAGAGACTAAGCCCTATAGCGCGTCCTAATAAAAGTGCTGCCTCAGGGCTCATTACGCCAACATTAGCGAGCCCTCTAATACCATCTGTACCAAACAACCGCATTGAATCACCTTCTCTTAGAAGCTATTTTCTTAACACCTTTGATTAAGTTATTTTCTAGAAGAGTCGGGCTTATATACCTTTTCCAAAAGTATGGTGTGAACACTGTCTCGAAGTTAAAAGAGCGGTCATGGTGGCTAATTTGTATTTCCTTAAGGGGACGTTGAAGACCCCAAGGTAAAAAAAGAATTACGTATTTGGTTGTATGCTGGGCGAGAGGATCTTCTAAAAGGATTTTTATCTTAAGAGTTTGTTTTAAAACGGGGGATACAATCTCATAAGTACGAGATCGGGTTGTACTTCTAGAGAGCGTAGCTTTCCACATGTTGGGTTTAGGGGGGTCGCCCCACATCACTTCAATAGGGCTCTCGTCAGAGGCGATTTTTGTGCTACCGCTCCTTGGCTTTATCCTTATTACGCTACTTATTTCTTTCCAACCCTCACGGCTTTTAACCTTTTCAAACCATGCTTCTGCGGCATGAGTTAAGGTGGCTCCTGCATTGAACTCAAGCAACTCTGAATAGTAGTAGACCTGTAACTCCCACAGGTAGCTCTCTCTATCCATTGTGTGTATCTGAACCTTTAAGTATTTAGTACCGCCTACATTTTTTCGGAAGTCTTTCGCGGTTATCCTTATCGGGCGCTCTATTAGTGGGCTATCTACGGTAAGGCTGAGTTCGTATTCGTCGTAAGAGGCTTTCCATATATTAGGTTTGGGTGGGTTTCCCCATTGGAGCTCAATCTTAGAAGAAGCGACTTTGTTAGGTGTCTTAAGCTCGTTGTGCTTCACTAGCATTCTTTTAACGGTGCTCCAAAACGCATGGGAGAGCACCGCTTCTCCATCATCAAGGTCTTCTGTAGGCGCATAGAGACTTTCTTTCCAACTGCCCTGAGCGCCATAAACAGCAACGAGAGAGATACCCTCTGAGGTACTTTTTTCAAGGGTAATAAAAATAGTCTCATGCCGAAGCGCGGGAGATTGGATGGTATAGGCTTTCCATCCAGTTTTTAGCTCTCTTACGGTAGCTTTCCACATGTTGGGTTTAGGGGGGTCGCCCCACATCACTCTTAACATTAGTATTCTCCTTATGCTTAAGTAAAGTTAACACTTCTGAGTTATATGGAGATTATCATGTCCCAACTAGCGTTACTAAAAGCCCTCCCAAACATCATCCTGGGGCTTTGGATGTCTTTCTTAAGTTATAAAGCCTACGTGTATTACGGCGACTTAACAGCCCAAAAAACTATCTTGAGGCAGACTCAAGGGCTCTTGAATGAGAAAGAGCGAGAGATGCAAAAGGAGCACCGAGAGATAGGAGTGTTAAAGTCTAAACTGGTCAAAGACCTCAAAAGCCTAGAAGAAGATGCTTCCCGTCTTAGGCAAATGTATGGAGAAAGCTCTGAGAAGCTAGACAAGTTTATTGCGAAGCACAACCTGAGGCTCAAATCCTATCAGCGAGCTAACTTCTCCCTGAGGCAGAGGATTGAGTCTGCTAAGTCTAAACCAAAGGTGACTGTGGTTACCAAAGCGGGGTCGTGTGAAGAAAACACCGAGGTGTATTATCGTTATGAGGAAGAGAATGGGCGCGTAATCTTAGAGACTCCCAACTGCCTTAAGAATGGTGAAGAGGTCTTGACTCTTAACCAGTCCTTTGTGGTGTATGGAGAGGTTTTCCAACAAGATGGCGGGGCGCTTGAGGTATCCAGGTTAGTCTTAAAAGAGGTAGACCCTGACAACCCTAAGATCATTCTCGCAAAACCAAAGTTAGTAACAGGTGATTTTAAGTACCATCCTTTTACGCCTAAACCTAAGCCTGCTAAGCCCTTCAACATAGTGGCTGGAGTCGGGTTTGATAAAGACGGGTTCGCTAACGTCTCTTTAGGTATCTCTCCGCTCAGGTATCGCCAAGGGTTCTTATCTCTGTCCTATCAAATGTTTGAGCAAGCTAAGGGGATTGATAGGCACGCGATCTCAGCGCGAGTCGGCTGGCGACCTAAACTCTTTGAGGGAGATTTAAACTTCGGAGTCTCTTTGGGCGTTGGCACACCTGTAACAAGGCTAATCCCTCAATATACTCTGTCTTTTGATTTCTTTGTTTGGTGAGAGGCAAGTTGTTATGGGTGATCTAAAAGCGCAGTGGGGTAATCCTCCTAAACCTAATATGTGGAAAGTGAGAGAGTACAACCACTCTTCAGACAAAGACTACGTGGCTGTTGTCTCTCCTATCTTAAAGAACAACGGTGAGTTTTACGTAATGCGTAACGAAAAGCGAGAGTGGGAAATACGTTACCATGACCGCTTCCACATATATATCTCCATTAAGCGTCTGAAAGAAACTCACAGCTTTTTAGAAGTGCGACATTACTTCTTAAGCTCTGTATGCTGGTCAAAAGATATCGGGCCGTTCTTAAGAGACAACCGAAACTTCTTCGCAGACGGCTTTTCGACAAAAGTCGCGTCTTCTGTCCTTAAGGCAAAGAAGATTAAGCATCGAGCTATGTGGGGTGACCCTCCTAAGCCTAACATGTGGAAGGTCGATTTTAGGTGGTATGCTGGAGGTGGCGAGGAGTTTTCTTATTGCTCGGTAGAGTCCCCTGTCTTAAAAGAGGGGTCTTTTTTCCAGTTGATGTTCGACACCTCAAGTAAAAAATGGACTATTCAATACAGCGGGTCTACTACTTTCCACGTCCACACCTTTCATAATACAAATAAATTTTTAGAGGCGCGGGATATCTTTTTAAGTCGAAAGGGCTGGAAGATTATCAAGACCTTTGCGCTTATCGCGGGGACAGATTTCTTCCGCACTAAGGTAGCGTCGTCTTCTTCTAAACTCGAAGCGCATTGGGGTACTCCAGCCAAACCTAATATGTGGAAAGTTGAGGAGTACGAGGAGTTTGTAGAGGTCACTTCTCCTGTGTTAGGAGACGGTTCTCTTTTGTTAACCTCTCCTGCATATAATGGCACAATCAAATATCACATAGAGTATCACAATAAAAAACGACATCTTCGGAAACTAGTGATGGAGGTAGACAACTATCCGTATGAGAATGCTTTAAAATGGTTCTTAGGGAGTATGTTTTGGGATAGGAAGTTAAAAGAGTGGGCGAGTAAGCAACCTTTCCCAGTATTCACAAAAAATAAGATAGCTTCCTCTAACTTGCGGGTGATGTGGGGCAACCCCGTCAAATCTAATCTATGGAAGGTCTGAGGACGAGCTTAGGATTTCTTTATTCCACTTATACCCGCCTTTAGGTAGGATCTACCTAACAAGGAGAAAAAAATGAGAAGAACAGCTTCAGAAATACTATCTGACATTAAGGACCTTAAGATCAGAGTCGCTAACTTAAATTATTCCTCTATGGTTACGATTTCATCGGAAGCGCGGAAGCTCCTCGACCATGCGCGTACTATACCTGATCTTGCTGCCTCGAATAAGAGTGATCTAGGGACTCTGATGCACATCGGGTTGCCCCCTATAATAACGAGGTTGCATAGAGCACTTAAGGCTAAGGCTAAGGGTGGTGAGTCCGTGACAGAAATGGATTTAGAGTTGCTTCAGTTCTGTGTGTATCTACACAACGAGCTGGCAAATGGCGGGGCGTGGACTCTTGAACCTGCACCTGTCAATCAGCAGTTGAACCCTAGAGCTTTTGATGAGGTTTCAGGGGCTCGGTCAGGTTGGGTAGTTGAGACTATCGTTCCTAGCATCCCACAAGTAAGCGCACTTAGGGGGCTAGTCAAAGTGACAGCGCGTCGTCCTCAATAGTTGTTCACCTTTCTATTCGTTCATTAAGAGCGACACTAGAAAAGCTAAAGACTCTTGAGTAGGTGAGGAGGGATCTCTTTCCCATAGATTTTCCTGAGTCTAAAAGATACGTCCTTGTGCGCGTCTTTATACTCAGTAAAGAATAAAGGGGCTCTTTGTTCCCATGCCTTGTAGCCGATTTCTTTGACGAGCTCAGCGATCTTGTAAGCATCTACTTGGTGTATGCAATCTTTAATCGCCTCAGAGCCTTTTACGGGCTCTAATGTTACAAACAGCATGAAGATTTGATTAGCCTGCTTGTATCTCTTAGCTACTCTGCGTGCTTGCTCTTTTCGCATAGACTTCTAGCCTCTCAGTCATGGTGTTTATCAAAAGCTAATATCAGAGGTTTAGTGTTTGACAAGCGTAATCCCTTCCGATGTTATGAGCTTTATCAAGCCACGTCGGAAAGGAAAAAAAATGGCGCTCACCTTTTATTACTCTACCGTTAATGCGGGTAAGACCGCGAAGCTCATCTTAGACGCGCACGCGCACAAGAGTCGAGATGTTAAGACTCTTGTCTTGCTACCTGAGATCGCGCTCTCAAGAGAAAACGGTAATACTCTCTCATCAAGAGCAGGGCTTTCTTGTGAGATTACATCTTTGCCTGACGGTGGTTGCCCTCACAGCCTTGTGAGCGATCTTAATGAGCTACCTGAAGTGGTCTTCATTGACGAGGCGCAGTTTCTCACCCCAGCTCAGATTAGAGGTCTTTGTAATATTACAGACCTCCTTAACATCCCTGTATTTGCTTTTGGACTACGTACTAACTTTTACGGTGAGCCTTTTGAGGGGAGCATTTATCTCATGGCATGGGCAGATAGGATCGTAGAGATACCTACACCGTCAACGAGAGAAAAGCATGTTTTCGCGACAATGAACATTAGAGTGTGTCCTGAGACTAAAGAGCGCGTATCAGGAGAGAACGGGATTGAGGTAGGCTTTAACTTTGAGCCTGTAAGCAGAAGGTATTTTAATCTTAATGAGAGATGGGAAGAAAAATGATTGCACTAATCGCCGCTGTCGGCGCAAAACTAGGTATCGGCTTTAATGGTCAGCTCCCTTGGGGGCATATTAAGAAAGACATGTCGCACTTTAAGCGTGTGACAAAAAACAGCACGCTCATTATGGGACGCGCTACCTACGAGTCGATAGGCAGACCCCTCCCTGATAGAGAGATGTTTATTGTGTCGAGCACATTAGAGCCTAATGACCATATTCGAGTTTTTAAGGATATACCCACAGCATTAGAGGCTTGTAAGACCGAAGACATATTCTTTGCTGGTGGTGTCCGTATTTACGAGGAGGGTGCTAAATACGCAGATAGGATATACCTTACTATGCTCTCTTCAGAAGCTGAGGCAGACACTTACTTCCCTAAGCAAATACTTACTCCTGAAGAGTGGGTAGTCATAGATCATTCGCATGATTATGACTCCGACTCAGATGTGAGGCTCAGCTTCTTCACATTTGAGCGAGAGGTGGCTTAAGGTATGTCAGAGCAAGGTTACATTAACTTAGCTAAGAAAGTGCTCTCAGAGGGCGAATACCGCGCTGATCGAACAGGTGTGGGTATTTATTCTCTCTTCGGTGAGCAAGTCAAGTATGATCTCACAGAAGGCTTCCCGTTGCTCACCTCAAAGAAAGTCTACTTTAAAGGTGTAGCATACGAGCTGATTTGGTTTTTGAGCGGAGATACTAATATTAAATTTCTGCAAGAAAACAAAGTGCGGATATGGGACGAGTGGGCTGACTCCGAAGGTAATTTAGGGCCTGTCTATGGCAAGCAGTGGAGAGATTGGAGCGGTGTAGATCAGATCGCTAATCTTATAGAAGAGCTTAAGTCTAATCCGACTTCGCGTAGGCATCTAGTGAGCGCATGGAATGTTAGTGAGTTAGCAGAAATGGCGCTCCCCCCTTGCCACATGACCTTTCAGTTTTATGTGCGCCGAGGAGAGTATTTAGACTGCCAGCTTTATCAGAGGTCTGCTGATCTTTTCTTAGGCGTACCTTTCAACATCGCCTCCTACGCGCTCTTAACTCATGTGATCGCTAAGCTAACAGGACTTAAAGCTGGCGTGTTTACGCATACAATGGGTGACGTACATATCTACTCCAATCACCTAGATCAGATTAAGGAACAGATTAGAAGATTTGAGAACGAGCCTAGACCCCTCCCTCAGATAGAGCTTCAGCCGATTGATAACATAGACTCATTTTGCTACGGAGACATAAGAATAGCGGGGTATGATCCTCACCCTCCTATCAAAGGTACGGTGGCGGTCTAAATTCTATATACCTTCGATAGTCACAGACTAGTAAAAGACTAGGAGGTACTATGAGACACCTGACAGCTCGACAAAGAAAATCAAAACTTAGGCTTCACTTAGACACTCACGTTAGTAGGCTTGTGCGGGAGTTTAGAAGTCATCTTGATATGTACATTATGAGCAACAAGGACGCTCTGATTAAGAGTATAGGGGATAACTTCGACTCTCGTATCTCTCCCATCATTGACTCGATCCCTAGCCATGAGACAGACAGTGATTTTTTTAGAGGCGGTGTTTATGTGTCTCTCTCTTACTTCAACTCAAGAGATCCTATCCAATCTTACTTTAAAAACGGTTACGGGGTTGAGGAGACTCTTGCTAATCTAATAGAGCAGACCACAGATCGAGGAGATTTTTCTTTAAGCGATGCTTACGACAAGTGGTTTTACTATTACAGCCCTCTCTTAGCGCGGGCATTAGGTAAGGTTAAGATACAAACTAACCCTTTCCTTGTAGATGCTTACAAAGGTAAGGCGCTTAACTTCTTCTCTCATAGCGCACTCTCTGCCTTTTCGATTTTAAGCCACCTGCTGAGATTTTTTAAAGCACCTGGACTTGTGGTAGAGGCGGCTCTTGTTGCGCTCTTCGCACCTAAGAAGAAAGCTGTAGAGAGACACCTTAATATTAAGACTGCTTCTGTAAAGGTAGCCCAGCGATACCTAATCGCTAAGGCTCTCGAAGATGACGAGAAGCGAGACATCTATAACAGGTGGCATAAGCTCATCAACATGACACAGAAAGAGCTAGAGGATTGGGGGGACAACCCTGAGCGCCTAAAAGCCTCTCTCAACAGGCAGAGAGCCAAAGAGGAAGGGGGCATACAGAGCGGTTATGACTCTTTCCGAAGAATAGTGCGTCGTAAGTCGAAGCCCTTCAAAGATTGGTCGCCACAAGACTTCCAAAACGCTCAACAAGAGATAAACTTTAACACTCGTATGCTTGGGAACAACCCGGGTCAACCTGTGAACAAAGACATTATGAAATCTAAGTGGGAGATTAGCCTGCTTAACTGGGGGCATGACCCGTCTAAGAAAAGCTCACCCTCATATGGTAAATGGAAGGCATGGAAAGATGACCTTGAATGAGTATATCGAAAACTTTTACGAGCCCCGTGTAATCTTATCGCACAGCGAGACGGATTTTCCTGTGACTTATAACTTTCGAGACATCACGTTAGACCTCCTGAAAGATTACGATAAGATTGTCTTTTCGACAAAGCGTATGCGCACGCTGTCTGATGACGCTGTGTGGCAAGCGCAGGCTCTTCGTAAAGAGATTGAGGGTACACAAATAATAACTGACCGCTACGGACTTGCGCTTGTTTCTTCAAACCCGCAGAAGGTGGTTATGGGTTTCCTTGACCTTATCTCCACAAGAGGGGAGTACGTAGATTACTTAAACAGCCTAAAAGCTCCGACCAAAGCTGTAAACGCCCTATTTTTTGATAAACCTTGAACCCGCATAGCTAGGAGGAAGTAGCTTTGATTACCTACAAAAACAAGAATAGACGGTTATTCTCCGCAGATGATAATGAGAATGTGATCCTAATCTCCGCACCTCAGCAGAGTGGGGGAGGTGAGCCTAAGGCAAGAGAGATTGTGACGGAGGGGACTCACATCTATTTCTTCCAAGACGTGACCACGGAGAGTGTACAAGATTTAGTGGTGACTCTTAGAAGGATGACCGCGAGCATCTTAGAGTTTACGACGGATTTAGAGCTCCCTGAACCCCCTCCTATCCATCTCCACATCAACACCAACGGCGGGGACGCTTTCGCTGGTTTTTCAGCATCTTTCTCTATCGCTTCTAACCCGATCCCTGTTTACACCTACGTAGACGGTCAAGTTGCTTCCGCAGGTACGTTTATGTCTCTCGCGGGCGCGAAGCGGTTCATGCAACCTCAGTCCTTCATGCTTATCCATCAAGTCTCATCGGGTGTGTGGGGTACTTATGCTGACATTGTGGACGAGAAGGAGAGCCTTGACCGCATCATGGAGAAGGCTAGAGAGCTCTACAAGAAATACACTAAGATTAGCGATGAGAGGCTCGATGATCTCCTTAACGGCAACCTTTGGCTTAACGCAGAAGAGTGCTTAGAGCTGGGCTTCGTTGATGAGGTACAAAAAAGTTAGTGTAGCTTTTGGGAGAGGTAGTGTATAGGGGACACTCTTAAGAAAGGAGTCCCAATATGCTACCGCCTATCGAGGCTATCAAAAACTTTGTCTTAATGACTCAACTCTTGTCTTCAAGCTGGGGTGTACCTCCTCAGCAGATTGATGACGCACAATGTTACCTCTTTGAGCTAAGCCATGCTATCGCTCATTACTCTGAGGACAAAAACCAACAACTCATGTATTTGACTATTGCGGCTCAGGAGTCAAAGTTTAGCTTTGACCACCCAAACGACGAGCCCTCAGTTAACCCGAAGTCAGGTGCTTGTGGCCCTTATCAAATCGTCCCGAAGTGGGCTGTACCTAAAGATTTACCTGCTGATTGCAACGAGCTTCACGACCCTTATGACGGCACTTGGAGACTCCGAGAGGCGCTCTCAGCCATAGCAAAGATGGTGAAGCCTAAGAATGTGATGTGCTATTATGCTACAGGTGACCTTGAGTGTACCCATGAGAAGACTCCTTACTCACGCGTACACTCAAGACTAAAGGAGAAAATACGCAGAGAACGTGCTAAGATAGATAAATACGGCAAGTACGCTTTAAAGATCGTAAGACTCACGCTTCAAAACAAGTGTTCGCGTGGGCAAAATTCAGAGCCACTCAGGTAATATCTGAGCCTCTAAATCTAAAGCGTAAAGCAAGTCAGCAGTGCGCTTCCCATAGCCTTTATTTAAGACTTTCTTAGGGTCGTTGACAAAATCATGTGACCCTAGCTTCGACGTGTACTTGTCAAAGCTCCAAATGTTCGTCTGAGTCTTAATGTCTAAAGGTACAAAGTTAAAGTCCTTACAGACGACTTTCCGCTCTCCTTTAGAGAAGCCTTCAAGTAGCGGATTGAGCTTCCTTGTCATCTTGATGTCCATGTTGCGGTTAATGTCATCAGGCCACAGCTTCCAGTCTGCTTTATCAAGAAGAGCTCTACTCACACATCTACCTAGACCTAAAGTTACACCGTAGTTGGAGTGACCTTTAGGGTAATAGAAGTGGATCATCTTCTTTGTAGAGGACTCAAAGAAGTAAATGTCTTGTATACCAATGTACGGGTATCCTTGAAATAGGAACCTAGCGTAGAGAGCGATCAGATCAACAGGGAGCAAGTCATCGGTGTCTACAAACAGCACCGCGTCTATCTCTACTTGCCAATCTCTAATCTTTTCGAGCGCCTGATTACGTTTAGCAGACACGGGAGTATTAGGGCGCTCCATATAGTTGTAGTTGTGCCTCGATGCCAAGGAACGACTGTACTCACCTTCAGACCCAACCGCGAAGAGATAGAGCCCTATATTTTTCTTTAAGAGCTCTTTTTGAACATGGTTAAACCACTTAAATGTAAAGTCCGTCAGCACTTGCCTGCGCCACATCGTGGTAAGTATTGCGATGTTGGTTTTTTGAGGCGCAGGGTTCTGTTCGGCGTGAGTATATTCAATCATGTCTTCGCCTTTATAAAAAATTGGGTGGTTTCTGAGATTTAAAGTGTAGATAGGTTGACCCTATCACAATATGGAGAAAAGAAATGGGTAACAACTTCCTCACCATCCAAAGACCTGTCGAGATCACAGAAGAGAGGTTTGAAGACCTTCTTTGCAACGCTCTCGAAGGCGGAGTCTCTTACTGGGCTGACATCGACACGTCGATCCACCCTCCTCAAGAAGGCGATGAGAACATCGAGTTTCCTCACCTCGCGTTCACTCATCCTAAGTACGTCATTCATGTCGTTGACCGTGAAGATGATGGGAACACCTTTAGGTTGAAGCTCGAAGACCTTAAGAAGGGTTTTGAGATTTGGGCTAAAGACTGTCCTTATCACTTTGAGAATTTTCTCAAAGAGGAAGATGACGCGATCACCGCAGATACTTTCTTCCAATGTTGTGTTTTTGGAGAGGTCATTTACGGGTAGTCTTAGTCCTCTTAGTCCTCTTAGTGGACTTGGTACGCTTTGTCCTCTTAGTGGACTTGGTACGCTTTGTCCTCTTAGTGGACTTGGTAGCCTTAGTCCTCTTAGTGGACTTGGTGGACTTGGTAGTCTTAGTCCTCTTGGTGGACTTGGTAGTCTTAGTCCTCTTGGTCGCTTTTGGCGAGCCCCCTGCGCTCTGCAAGGCTTTTGTCAGAAAGACCTCAGGATCAAACCTAAGCTCAGTTTTCTGTTGAGTAAGTAAATCCTCTAGGTTGTCTTCTACAGCGCCCTCAGAGAGGAAACGCAAGAGCACCTGAGGGTTGATATAAGAAGAGTAAGTAGTCTTGACGCTCCTATGGCTCAAGTCTTGTTGTGATTTAGCATACGCTCTCTGTACCGCTTCCAAAACAGCAGTTGTGATCTCTTGCTTCATCTTCTTCTTAGCGAGCGCCTTAAAAGAGCCTACTTTGACATAGAGGTCAGCCTGCTCCTCTTTAAGGCTTTCCAAGATAGATCGAGTCGCCTTGAGCTTACGGAAGTCGGTCATCCTCAACCTACGGAGTTTCTTCTTTAAATAGGTGTTGACGATGGACTGAGTGAGTACCTTTCCGTCATCAAAGACGAAGATAAACTTGCTACCTGCATCGCTACCCCTCTTTGTGCTCACTCTCCCTACCATGTCTTTTAAGACTTTGACGATCTGAGCGTCTCTCAGCTCAGCGACGTTGACTGTTGTCCTCTTCCCCACAAACTTGAGTTGGGCGACGTTAGCCCTCACAAACTTAATGTGTTTGGGCATAAGGGTGATCGCACCAAAAGTCTCCTCATACTCATCAGTGTCTGACTTGTAAACTTGGTTACCATGCTCACCTGGGCGGATACCAGTCTCCATAAGAATTGACACAACAAGCGCCTTAATCTTAAGAGAGCTGTCTGCGCTCCTAAGGTCTTTCAAGACGCTCTTTCTAATCTTAGCGTAGTTAGCTACCAGCTCCTTCTGCACCTCGATCTTCTCGCCTAAGTTTTCAAACTTCTCCCTAAAGCGATTGTAGAGCTTCGTGATCTTACCCGATCTGTCCGTCTCAACAACAAGACTATCAGGAAGAAACTCAAAAAACTCTTCGCCTAGCTTCGCTTTGATATTGCGTGCGCTCTTCTCATTCTCCATGTCCCTATAGTTATTCTTCATGGACGGAGCGATGCGCTGGAGCTCATCGTCTATGCTGAGCTCCCTAAAGTGGACGTTCCTGATCACATACGCGCACGCGCTTGTGCGACTAGACGCGCCCTTGTAGCCCTCACCGATATATCTCTTAGCGAAGTTGAGGAAATCTCTCTGCGTCACAAGATGCTTAGTGAAGATACGCTCTGCTTGACTAGGGGTCTTACCGATTTTTTTCGCCGCTTGTAAGGTTTTCTTAGCGACAGGCTTGTACTTGTTAGAGAGCGTCTTCAGCGCCCTTAGCATAGCCTGATGGTGTCTCTCCCGCGCTTTCTCGTCGCGAGTATACATACGGCTATATTCTGTCTCTTCTCTAGCTAGTAAGTCCATCATTTGCACTCTCCTTTTGATGAGAGCACATTAGAGAGAGATTATTAAAACAAGCTCCCTTGTATGCCCCCTCCTGCTCTCATCTCGCCCCTGACCTCACTAAAGCGTGGTAAGTAGAAGTCGAGGCGGGGCTTCCACCCCATATTGTCCTTGATGTATTGAGGCTCAGTCACTTCTTGCTTAGAGAAAGTCCCCCAAAAACGACATATGCTCATATAACGAACACCTCTGTTAACGTTAAGAACATAGCCGTTGTCATTTGCCTGCTTCAACACCCACCCTAAGAAATAGTACGGTAGCGTGTCTTGGTAAGGTTTAAACTCTAAGTGGTCTGCATCAAAACCGTATCTGTTCCTAATGCTTATTCGGTTACGGAAGAGGGGGGCGTTGAGATATTCACCTCCAAAAGTCAGGAAGAATACACCCTTTTTGCGGAGGCGCTTCCATATAAGCTGGAGGAGGTCATACGAGTTAGAGAAAGGGTCGAGGTCTATGAAGTCATAAGTGCGCTTTGTGCTCTTAATAAACTCTATGTTGTCTCCCAAATGCCAAACCGCGCTAGGGCATCTCTGCTTACCTTCGTTATAAAACTCTTCCTTGATCTCTACTACGTCGATGTGAGCTTTAGGGAACGCTTGCCTGACAATCTCAGCAGAGTGTCCTAATCCTCCATAAGCATCTAAAGCAGACCGTATCTTAATGGGAGTGTCTTTTAGCTCCAGCTCGTTTACAAACCACTTATGGTCTGTGGAGACTTGATTTCTCTTCTTGCCATGCCCTCGGTTGATCATCCTCTCCGAGACAAAAGTCAGCTCACAGTTTAGAGCGATAGAGATTTTCCACAGAGGTAAGCCTGCTTCGTAGAGCTCATCGGCGCAGTCTTTGTTCCAGTTTTCTTTACTGTCGATACGGGCGCACTTAGTGTTTTTGAAAGTGTCCCCTCTAACCTTACAGATTGCGCTGATCGCCATTTGTAGGTCTTTAGGGTTACGGTTGTATTTACACACAAGGTCGAAAGAAGACATGCCTGCCTTCCAATCCGCGTAAGCGCCCTCTCGCTCAGTATTCGTCCACCGTTTTCTTGTCGGCGCGACCTTGAGCAGGTGCTCTTTCCCTGAGTACGGAATTCTATACTTATCGAGTATCTGTAAGACCAAAACTCGGCTCTCCTCTAAGATTAGGGCGTTTGAGACATCGCTTAAAAGCATAATAAACCAAGACCTGTAGCCTGTATAGCCTTTTAGAGAGGATGCTACCATGAAGAGAATAACTCTAATACTCCTAATCTCGTTAGGCGCTTGCGACGAGAGCGCCCAGCTTGAAGAACCTAAGACACTCTGCGAACAAGTGTCTGATAAACTCTACGAGTGTATCGGAGGCAGAGTACCTATTACCTACTGCTCACAAGAAACTGCGGATTATATACTCAACGCACCCTGTGAGGATGTGCTTGAGTTTATTAGAGGCTCTCAGCGGTAATACCAAATATTAGGCTTAGCAGAAGTACCCCACATAGCTTTTAAGCCCTCAGAGGAAGCCACCTTACGTCTCAGGTGAATATGAGGCTCTATTTTGCGCCAAAATGCTGTGCTCTTGAGAAGATACTCTATCTTGTGCTGTGGAGCATTTATATCGAACGCATAGAGCTTTACATCAGCCTTACCTGGAGCGCCGTGATAGATCACATTGCCGTATTCAGCATAGTAAACAATGACCCCTACCATAAGAGGTGAGGTAATCGCCCAATTCCCGTAATCGTTAACATTGACTTTCCAAACGTTAGGCTTAGGGGGAGTACCCCATTTGAGCTCAATCTTTTTCTTATTTGGTGACGCTATGCTAGCAACCTTAGGGATAGTGAGATTAATCTTCCCTGACTGGATAGCAGGCTTAATGACATTCTTCCAAAGTGCAGGATGCGCCATTAGCTCTACGCTAAGCTTAAGACTATGCTTATCTAAGAGTTTGAGCGTAACTACTTCCCCGCCTCTCTCCATATACTCTAGCTTAGAGTAAGAGCCTTGCTTAAACGTGAGGAAGATGCTCCCAACCATCGCAGGTGAGTGTACCACGTAGCCCTCTTCACCTCTACCCGTAAACTGTAGGAGCTTGTTCTCTACCACCTTCCACATATTAGGTTTAGGAGGGTCGCCCCATTGGAGCTTAATGTCTGTCGGAGGCGCAAGCCAGTCATTCGCGATCTTCATGGATTTCCACCCGCCAGTCATTTTTTCAGGATGCCTTTTCTTAAACAGTTTTACTAACTCCCAACCCTTAGGGCTCAAATAAAAATCAACGGCGCTCTGAAAGTCATCCTTAGTCCTGTGTCTTGAGAGGACTTCTCTCCCATAGCGGCTCTGATAACTGAGCTCCCAAGCACCTTGCCACCTGCCGATGCTAAACACGCTCTTATCAAACGCTGAAGAGATGATTAAACCAATAGGTTGGCCTGCCTTTTCAGGGTTAGGGCTGTAGACTATCTTAGTCTTCCACATGTTAGGTTTAGGAGGATCGCCCCACTGAACCGTATAACTTCCGCTGTCAGAAGCTACTTTGGTATTAAACGCTTCTATCGAGAAGTTGCCTAGGGCGCTCTTTATCTGAGCCCAACCCTTTTCGCTCAAGAAGAAGTCTAGCGCCTCTTCAAAGTTAACACGCTCGCTCAGAAAACTATGTAAATCTTCATATGGGTCGCCGTCGTCTCCTTCAAAAATGATGTACCACCGACCACGAAACTTAGACAAAGTAATAGATGTGTGGGGGAGGAGAACAGGAGAAGTTACCACTGCTTGCCCGTCATTCTCGCTAATCTTAATTACAGACACCTTCCACAGGTTAGGCTTAGGAGGGTCACCCCACATAGCTTTTAAGCCGTTAGAGGAAGCCACCTTGGTTTTAAAGATACCACCCTTCTTTCGCATAAAATCTTTAATCCAACTCCAGCCCTCTTGACTTAAGAAACGATCTCTCGCCCTCTCAAAAGTGTTAGCTTCAAACTCTATAATATGGTGCTCTTCGTTGTAAGGATTAAAAGATACCTCCCATGTACCCTCCGCTAGCTCCGTGAGCGTAATGTTCGACATATTTCCGCCGTAAAGATTAGGGCAAGTGACCTCCATCCACTCCCTCTCCCGATAAGCACTATCACGATAAGTACCCGTTTTGACTTTCCACATGTTAGGTTTAGGCGGGTCACCCCACATAACTTTTAAGCCACTAGAGGAAGCTACCCTTGTTTTGAAGACCTGCTTTCCACCTCTCGATGACCTTATCGCTAACCAACGACCTATCATGTCCCAACCCTTTTCGCTTAAGAAAATAGATAACGCTTTCTCAAAGTCAGGAGCCGAAAACGTACCTATCCTTTCATAAACGTCGTCCATGCTAGGGGAATACTCTATCGACCACTTATCTAATCCTTCGAGCCACCGTAAATAAAAAGAAGTGTCTTCCCCCTCAAGGAGAGGCGACTCAACAACCGCTTGCCCTCCCCCAAGATCAGATCTGTCTACCCAAACCTTCCACGCATTAGGCTTAGGCGGATTACCCCAACGAGGCTTAAGATTAGGCGCAATATCCATAGATGCCACCTTCGAGCCCCCATGCGTTAACTTGATCCTCCCGTCAAAAATCTTAGGCTCGACGTAGGCTTTATAAAACTCATGGGACGTGATCTCGCTAAGAGGCATATTAGGATGGTTTCTAGGCTCTAAAGAGATCACGTCTGAGTAGTAATCCTCAACGTATCCGCTACAAGCAGAGGCTCGCACCTTAGGGTCATGTACGATCCTAATGTAACCCTTTATCAAAGGGGAGCTCACTCGAAGCGTCTCGCTAATAACAATGTGTCCAGGAGGCTTTAATTCTTGCTCCACTTTCCAAATGTTAGGCTTAGGGGGATCTCCCCATTGAAACTTAATGTCGTGTCTCGGCTTGAGCTTAGTATCATCCATCATTAGACTCCTCTTTAGGTTCAGTAGGTTCTTTAGGTTCAGTAGGTATAACACCTGACACTATTAAGACTTTCTTCTTTAACACCTTCACTAAAAAAGCATTAAGCGCCCCCGCAGAAGCCCCTAACCACAAGTCAAGTACGTCATAGCTCAATGACCAACCCACAAAACCCCCCACAAACACAGCGGCTAATCTAATCACTGCGTCAGCCTTCTCATTACATGTCCTGAAGATAAAAGGCTTCACTGCCTGAGTCACCGCAAAACTCAACACCGAGGCTATACACACTAAGTATACATGCCCCATGTGCGGCTCAACTGGCGCTGCCGATATGCCTGCTAATAACATCTCATTCCCCTTTCTTAACATTAAGGTCGTCTTTAACCCTTATATAGATATAACACTATTAGAGACACCTACCCCCAACACCACGCTAAGAAAAGACCCTCCCACATGATTGACAACCTCAAAATATCTATACACGGGTCATGCGTCACTAGAGATGCCTTCAACTACCCTCCCTTCGGTAAAGAACATATCCATTACTATCAGGCTCGGTCTTCTCTCTGTACAAAACATCTCCCCCCCGCTCAACCTCCCCAAGCCCTCTTAGACGCGCTCTCTAATAAGTTTAAAACAAAAATGCTCACCTTTGACCTCTCAAGAGCACCTATACCAAACCAATACCCTGTCATCTTCGACCTCATAGATGAACGCTTTGAGGTATGTGAGTATCAAGGTGTCTCATACACCCAGTCTGAGAACCCACAAGGGATCACACCCTCCATCATACACCCAAAACACTCTCAAGAGAGATTAGACCTCTTCTCTCAAGGTGTCTCTCACATATATCACCGACTCAAAGAAACTCCCGTTCTACTCCATAAAGCCCATTACGCTACACAATACCGTTGCTCTGTAGACTCTACCCTTAAACCCCTGCCTACAGATAAAGAACACATCAAAGCTATGAACGCATACCTCGACACCCTACACGACGCTTTCTTACAAGCTGTCCCACACGCTATCCCCATAGAGGTAGACCAGTCCCTTAGAGTCGCTAACCCAAACCACATATGGGGACTCGCACCCTATCACTACATAGATGACTATTACGCGTCCTTACAAAGGCTCATACTCGACGCTCTAAAATAACCCTCCGCCAGCCCCCCCCCTGCTCACTTCTCGCTTCTGACGAAATGTTTACAGCTAGGGCGCAAATTGTTTTCAAATTAATTTGACCCTCCGAGCAAATTAATTTGGGATCAGAGCAAATTGTTTTCAAATTAATTTGACCGAGAACCCGCTTTAGTAAGCTATTCTTGCCCAAATTAATTTGGAGTAAGAGCAAATTGTTTTCAAATTAATTTGGGTTTTGGGGCAAATTAATTTGGGCTTAAGGCAAATTGTTTTCAAACCCCAGTCAAAATGTTTTTAAAAACCTGTGTCCTGAGAGAGCCTCTTAGGGGGGTTTGTCCTTACCGCGTCTCAACGAGACGTAGGTCAGACCTTGAAAACCTTAAATCCGCAAGAAAAACGAAAAGGCGAAGAGTCTTGCGGATTTTGGGGTCTAGATTTCTTAGGGGAGAGCATGGGCTCGAAAAGCGCCGACTCAATTCTATATTTTGAGGTCTAAGGAAGCCTTGCAGGGGTCAGCGTTTGCGCCTCTTGTGGTTAGAGGTGAGGTTAGCGAGCGCCTCATAGGGTATGACGACCATTTGCGGATTTCTTGTGTCCCCTCGCGAGGGCTTTTGCTTAGGTTTATTGCTACGGTGAGGATAGACGTTGAGCTCCCATGATCTCCTCTTAGAGCTTATGGCTCTCTTGCGCCATCCGTTGAGACTAATCTCCTCAAGCTGGGTGTCATTCATCCCGCCGTCGAACATAGAGATGACCCTAACAGACGCGCCATGTTTCTCTGCGAGATCGAAGTAGGGTTTACACTCGTATTGGGTAGCGAAGATGTTGTGTACGATGACGGTAGAGATTGTGTCGTCTTGTAGGGAGTCCTCAACGCGCTTTAAGCAGTCAGCGTATGCTTCAGGGAGCTTGTTAGGGTCGAAGATCGTTTCCTCACTCTCCTCGTCGTAGAAGAAATCTTCAATAGCGTGAGCTACGCAGTCATCGTTTCCCTGAACCATGATATCGGCTACCTCAGTTTTGCCTGCGGAGGGTAGCCCTCTTAATATGTAAAGTTGCTTGTCCATAATATCGTCCTTGGTTTGTGATTGGAGGGCGATTTTATGGGCGAGCTATCGGTAAGTCAAGGGTGCTGTTGCAGGTTACAGAGGGCTCCGAGCATATCTAAGAGAGTAGGGTCTTGGGAATTGAAGCCGTTGTTACGGACATACGTTTTGAGCTTTTCTTGAACCATTGCGATATTGTCGGATCGCTCGATTTGCTCCTGAGTGAGGATCTCTTTAATCTCCCATGTACGGAGATTAAAGGTAGCCTCGTTTCCGTGGAAGTCTTTGAGGAGGAAGACATTTTCTTCGTCAGTGGCTTCCCAAGAGATTTGGGCTTGCTCTCCGCAGATTGTTGTACGCATGAACCCATTAGATGAGGGTACGAAGGGGTGTTCAGTGAGAAGGGTTTCCTCTCCGAGGTATGGGTAGGTAGTTGAGGGGTTGTATTTAGGGAGGTTAGCGCCTTCAGTCTCTACCTTAAGGGGCTTGATTGACTTTAGAGCTTCTTTAAAAGGGTCTTTGGTCGGGTAGGCTTGGAAGACTTTGAAGAAGAAAGGAGCGCCGTGGGTGTTTGGGAGCTCAAGGCTGACTTCAGCCTCATAGTTTTTAGAGTTAACGGTGTCGGTGGCGAACAATCGCATGGTTTCTCATCTTTCTTGATAAGTGAATGTGCGGTATAGATGGTGTCGAGCTTGTCTTACTTGCTCTACACTTACTTAACGGGGGAGAGCCCAAAATGATAACGCTGAATCGTAAAAAATATGTTGAAGACCTGATGGAGCTCTCTTTGAGCTTCGCAGAAAATTGTATAGGTCAAGTGACTTTACCCTTCGTTTTGTATGTGAACGAGGTGGAAGACCTGGACAACTATATTCTTAGCTCAAGTGTGCGGGTTTTTAACTTTGAGGACGACGCGTGCCTCGAAGAGGACTGCCCCGTGTGTAAAGGGGAGGCGCTTCCTCATGCTTATTATGAGAGATTAGAGATTAAAGAGGTGTGTGAGAGCTCTTACGTGTATGGTTACTTGTTTGGAGCGACAGCTCGCGCTGAGATCGCGGGTCAAGAAGGGGAGATTTTGATTATAATCTACGAGGGGGAGTTTGAGCCTGCTGTTTTAGCGGTGATTTTAGAGGATGACGGGAGTCTAACCCCCTTACCGCCACTTGTAGGGGAAGAGGCGATCAAGACATCAGGAGAAGTGACGAGTTGTTTTCTTGGGACATACACAAAAGACCTGACAGTACACTAACAGGAGCACGTACATGAGCTTTAAGATTAAGACAGAGCACTCAACAGGCCATCAAATCGTGACATTCGGCGGTAAGAAAGCCTTAATTCGAGACGAATGGGTGCTTATTTGCGCTTTTGACGAGTCTAAGAAAGCATGGATACCGAAAACTTATGATATCCAAGCGATCTTAGACTACTTTAACGGCTTAAGTTAGGTAGCGGAGGGAGTCGAGGGTTTCAGAGGTAGCTCTCCACACGTTTTTAGGCACTTTAGATACGAGAGGAAGACCTCCTGCCTCTCTCTCGTTAAGAATACGGTTACGAGCGTGGTATTGAGCCCTTTGATGGGTTCTCTCGCGCTCAACACCTGGATCATCGACGAGAGCATTAAATAATACGAACAAGATTAGAGCGATGCCCGCGCCAGGGATGAAATAGGCGAGTGTAGCCGCGACGACTGCAATGCCTAAAACAGAGTTGCTGATCCCCAGCTCTTTACGGAAAAAGTGGGTAAAGAACTCCTTAACCTTCTGAAAAGAGCTCCGTGGAGGTACTTTTTCGAGGGATTTCATAAACTCAGGGTTTCTTTGGAGCTCTCGGACAGCCTTTTTGATGTCTCGCTCAGGCATGTAGAGAAGAGCTTTCTCAACGCCTTTGCCAAAGGAGCTGAGCATAGACAGCACCTTTTCTTTAAGCCTTTGGAGGGCGGCTTCTTTCTCAATGTGGGCAACTCTGTGTTGGAGGCTAGCGAGCCTCATCATTTGTTGATTGTTCACTATCTTAATCTTTCTTAAGTGGGTGTTTGAGGGGGATACAGCTACTAATCTTATAGAGACATTACTAATCTAGCGTAATCTTCTGCTTTAGCGAGCTCTACGGCGGTATTTACTCCGTGGAGCTCGCGAACGGCTTCTCCTCTCAAGATCGGACAAAGTATTTTAATTTTTTTCCTGTACGCGTATTCGATCATATCTGTGAGGTAATACTCCCCCTGCGCGTTGTCTGTCCCTACCGTGTCGAGCGCCTCGAAAAGGAGCTTAGCGTCTACACGGTACAAGCCTGTATTGACCTCTTTGACTTCCAACTCTTCATGTGAGCAGTCTCTCGCTTCGCGGATAGCGCAGAGGTTACCTTTCTGATCTCTCAGTAACCGCCCACACATATAAGAGTATTGGTCCCTCTCAGCGCCCACCACTAACATCTTACAGTCCTCAGAAGGTTTCTTAAGATCGAGCATAAGCTGTGCAGACAGGTTAGGTGTATCTCCTGAGATGATCCACACATCGCCGTTAAGATTACCTAGCTCCTTACGAGCACTCATTACAGCATCTGCTGTCCCCCTCTGTTCTTCCTGTAGAGCCCATGAGATTACATCGCTCTTAATGTGCTTTTGTACGGTGCGGATTACAGCATCTGCTTCATGTCCTACGACGATGATCACTTTCTCCATACCTGCTTTAAGGGCTGAGCGGGCAACTCTTACGATCATAGGAACACCGAGGACAGTATGTAAGACTTTAGGTTTGCTTGAGCCCATACGAGTACCTTTACCTGCGGCAAGAATAATCGCGGTTTGGGGTTGGGTTGTTTTCATGCGGTTACTCCAAGATTAGGTTTACTAGAGCCTAAATAAGAAAAGTAGTAAACTCCAGGCAGAAAGCCCCCCGCCGTAGCAATCCTAAGATCACTAGGGCGGGGGGCTTTCCTTTTAATCGTCTGACTCTTCCTCGTCCTCACCATCGTGGTCGTGGTCGTTCCACTCTTCGAGTGTATCGACCATGCTACAGCCACAGCCACCCATGTAGCCGTGGTCGTTGTCGAGGATCATTTGCAGTTGCGCGACCCAATACGCGTTAGCGCGGGCTTGCGCGTGGTCAGGTACGAGGCTCGTAGCCTCTGAAGCGAGCTCTCTCATCTCTTGGATGATTTGCTCAAAACGATATGCGCTCATAGTAGTCTCCTATGTGTGAGCTTTTAAGATTAAGGGAGTCTCTAGGACTCCCGACACCTTATCCCCCCACCGTCTGATCTGCACTAGGGCATCTCAGAGGGTGAGGGTTTAAGATTAGGGTGAGGGTTTCCTCGTAGAGGAAAAGGTTAAGGCTGTGTCGCCAACCTAACCTTGTCGATCTCTACGAGTATGGAAAAGCCTTCCTCAGCGATCTCCTCAACGCTCTTGACTTGCTTGAGCGCGAGGTCTTCACGCTCAAAAGTCACCGTATCTGAAGATTTCGTGACTTTATAACCGACACAGAGCGCACGAACGCGCCCCATTACGGTTGCGCTCGCCCCGTTCCAACAGTCACCCTTGAAGGTGACTTTGAGTCCACCTTTAAGGGGCTCAATCACCGCCAAACGGCATTGGTAACAGTTGACGTAGATGACCTTATCAAGAGGTAAAACCTCTAAGTTGCCTTTCGCAAGGGAACCTGAGGTTTTACCCAAGATGTGTCTCCACATCTCTTTTTCCACTTTTCGCATTTGATCTCCTTAAATGCTTTAAGATTAAGGGAGTCTCTAGGACTCCCGACACCTTATCCCCCCACCGCCCAACCTGCTTAGAGCAGATTAGAGGGTGAGGGTTAAGGTGTTTTAGACTCGGTAGCGGGCGCGGGTTAGAGGAGGTGCGTTTTACTTAACTTCCTTCACCCATAGGTTACCATCGCGAAGGTAACCTCGAATTTGAAAAAAATCCGAGGTTACCTTCACTTGGTACGTCCCCCTCTTGGTGAGTTGCTCACCTGGAGGAAGATCCTTCCTCACCATGTGCAAGACTGTCCCCCCTCGCGGAGTAACAAGCCTTTCACACATCTCTGCTATATCGGAAGCGATAGCTAATGTTGTTGTGTTCAAAACGTAGGTGCTGAACACAATCTCAAACGAGTTTACAGGGAGCTTGTTAGAGACTCCCTCCCACCCACTCACATCATCTTCCCCGTTGAACGGGTCATACGCGTAAACGCGATGACCCATCTTGCGGAGCGCATCAGCATGGCGACCATGCCCTGCGCCGAAGTCCAAGATGTACATACTGTCATCATAGTCTCCGAAAAACTCTAACAGCTCTTTATTGGGCTTCGCATTTTTCATTGCGGTCTTGGCTGATGCCGCTTCAGAGTACAACTCCGAGTCCGTTTTTTGCTCGCTCATAGTAACTCCTATTAATGTGAGCGTTTTAGATTAAGGGAGTCACTAGGACTCCCGAAAACGATGGGGAGCGACCGCCCCCCTTTACTAACATTACGGATTACTTTTTTCCCCCGACATTACAGTTTCTCGCCACGGCCCACGCGCATACGCGCACGCGTGTACATGTGTGCGTCATGTACGCGAACGCACGCCAGCGACATGACGCTCAAGCGCGAGCGCGAGCCCCCCACGACGTATAGAATTCAGACAGGCAATCCGTTTTAGAATTCTATACGCGGTATAGCAGGCGCACCTACGCGTACACGCGTGTGGTTTTGTCGGGGGAAAAAAGTAATCCGTAATGTTAGTAAGGGGAGGCACTGAGCTTCCCATAACTTTAATGGCTCTCTGAGCCCATTTATGAAAGGTATTCGCATGACAGCGACACCGAAAAAACTCAAATACACAGACTTTATCCCCGCTCTCAAAGCGGTCTTGCCTACTCAGGCAACCAAGGCCAAAGAGGTTCGACCTCTTGTCTACAAGGCTATGGGACTCCCGCAGACATTTGAGACAGACGCGCTTTACGCGTCAACCGTCTCAAATGCTTTCCTCCGATTAAAAAAATCGGGGGAGGCGCTCGCGCCTAAGGCGGGATGGTGGGTGAAAGCTGGTGGCGAACCTAAGGTTAAGACTGAGCCTAAGGTTAAGCCTAAGGTTAAGACTGAGCCTAAGGTTACTGAGCCTTCTGATCTCGTCGCGCTCTTGCAAGCTCAGATTGAAGATGGCCTGAAACATATGCAGGCTCTACAGGCGCAACTCGCGCAGGTACAGCTCGCACAGCTCGCCCAGGCTCAACAAGCTCAACAGTCCGTCTCTGAGCCTGAGCCTGAGCCCGTCTCTGAGCCTGAGCCTGAGCCTGAGCCTGAGCCTAAGCCTGAGCCTAAGCCTGAGCCTAAGCCTGAGCCTAAGCCTGAGCCTGAGCCTAAGCCTGAGCCTGAGCCTGAGCCTAAGCCTGAGCCTAAGCCTAAGCCTGTCTCTGAGCCTGAGCCCGTCGAGGCGCTCAAAATCGTTAGTGCGTATGAGACTAACAAAGACCACTTTGATAGCCTCATCCTGTCTCAATCCTCTTGCTTCGGCATCGCACACGGCAAAGGTTGTTCGGCTTGCCCCGCGCAGGTCGAGTGCAAAGAGTTAAGCCTTACCAAGCTCGTCGAGCTTGCTCAGGCAAAGCTGATTGAGCCTGAGCCTGAGCCTGAGCCTGAGCACTCAAAGATCACGTTTCCTGCCGATAAGGTAGGGGATGTTGAGGCATCTCTCATGAGTATGGAAGGGTTCGACTGTAGCCACTGCGGAGAGGCGTTAGAGGTGGGCAAGCCTGTCCTCTACAGCGCCTCAACCTCAGATGGTTATGTGCATCCACACTGTGTCAATATGCCTGCCTCACTAGAGGCGCAAGTGTTGGCGCTGTTGCGGAGCTGAGAGCGGAGCTGAGCTGAGCTAAGGTCGCGTGTGTTTGAGTGAGACACCTTAACCCTCACCTTCTGAGATGTCCTAGACAGATCAGACGGTGAGGGCTTGAGGTGTCGGGAGTCCTAGAGACTCCCTTAATCTTAGCTGAGGCGCGTGCTTACGATTACTGAACCTCCCACGAAAACAGAAAGCCCCTCACCCTCTAATCTGCTCTAAGCAGGTCAGAGCGGTGAGGGGCTTTCTGTCGGGACTCGTTGCTTTTCTTACGTTACCGCGCCCCAATAATCTTTTGACTTTAATATTAAGAGTATGACCGCGAGGGGGATAGACTAGCTGAAAAGAGTGCTCTAATGAAACCGACCTTTGTTATTCTTGTGCTTATCGACATAGTAGACTCGACCAAGTTTATTGAGCGAGTAGGGGATATGCACGCCTCTGAGGTGATGAGAGTATATGACCGTATCTTTAGAGGTCTTCTTATCAAGTACGAGGGGCTAGAGATTGACAAGACGGACGGGGCGCTGTTGCTATTTGAGACAATGAAAGATGCGCTTAACTACATCCAAGCCTACCACAGTATGGTGGAGAGACATCTAGGGCTAAAGTCTAGGGCAGGTATTCATTGTGGTTATGTCATCATGCACTCTAACTCACAGTTGTTTGTATCTAGGGGAGCTAAGCCCATTGAGGTTGAGGGGATACAGAAGGCTATCGCGGCTCGGATTATGAGCTTAGCTGGGGGAGGTCAGACCTTTCTTAGCAAGCGTGCAGGTGAGTATGCCGCATCGGTGCGCGGTAAGCTCTTAATGAGGGATTTAGGTATGTGGAAGCTCAAGGGAGTTAAAGACCCTATGCAGTTGTACGCTATAGGTGATGATATCAACCGCCTCGCCCGCCCCAAAGAGACAGAGAAGGTTAAGCTAGTGAAACCTCCTAAGCTAACCCCTAGAGAGCGCCGTGATAGGTTTCTTAGGCGCTACGTATACTTCCCTATCGCCGTCTTTTCTTTTTACGTTTGGGTGTCGTGGTTAGCTTTCTTAGAGTATTTCGGCGCTTTCGGCTACGGGTGTGAAGTGTTCAAGACCACGAAGCTCGTTATGGACTATATGACGCTACCATTTTACAAAGCCTTTTGGGTGTGGCTGTTCAACCTGTAGGCTCGTATTCTTTTTATAAGATTAGAGTGATAAAAGGAGTCTTTAGATGAATAACAAGCAGTTTACTCAGAGCGAGAAAGCCAAGAGAGGCTGGTGGGCTAGTGTGGTGTTCATGCTACTCATAGTCGTACTGATCGTTTTCTTATCTTACGTGGAGATACAGAAAGAGAACCGTGACATACTTATAGGTATTATTGGTATGTTGACGGGTTCGATTAGTTCAATGTTAGCCATCGCATCAGGCCGTGACCCGTCTGAGGTAGAGGAGCTAAAAGACAAGCTCGCGAGCGCCAATGCAGACAGGGAAGCCCTCATCGCGAGGCTCAGGGACGCTCAGATACAGATGCAACTCCTAAGAAGTCAGATTTTCGAGCTTCAAAACGCGGTAATCGAGAAGCTTTCTGTCTTCATGGGTAACTCCCCTATAAAAACAAAAGATGTTGGTGATGTGGAAGTCCCTGAAGTGGTTAAGGAGTGGCTACCGAAACCCACAAAAGAAACACCTCCTCCCCCTAAAAAGGAACAATCTAAGGAACAACCTAAGGAACCTGCTAAGAAAGGTAAGTAAGACATGGATCGCACAGCATATATGATGAAGAGAGCCTCTGCTCAGAACGAGTTAGCCTTTAAGATAGCCAACGGGCTATTTCTTACAGAGGCTGACAAGGCTTCTAATGAGATTTCCGACGAAGCTAAACAGGGCTTGGCTCTTATCCGTAAGGGCGCTGGGTGCAACTCACTCTCTGCTTTCCTTAAGCAGACTGAAGGTAAGCAAGACATTGACGACACTGACCCAATACAGAAGCTCATAAAGGCACGTCTTCAAGGAGTCACTTCACCTGAAGAGGCTCAAGAGGTCATTGGCACTTTTGCAGTTGCTTATCAGAAGAAAGACATCGTGAAGATGGCTAAGATCGTGGAGATTGAAGCCAAGGTAATGTCTCTCATCTTGTTGTGGTACGTAAGAGATGATCAGAGCTTGTGGCAGAACAACTCTCCTATGGCAAGAACCGCCGCTAGTCGAGGCTATAACCGTCGTTATCGGTCACTTAAGAAAGTGCTCACCCTAATCTTAAAGGTTTCAGAGGGTACGCTTAGCTTTGTAGAGAAGATTACAGGCGGTGTATCAGACTGGATCGTGCGTTTTCTTCCTGCTACTGCTGGCAAGTTAATCGGTAAGCCTATCAAGTGGGCTCTCTTGACAGGGATCGCTCTAAAAGCGTGGCCTACGATTACTCAGCTTGTAGCACTTAGTAAGCCTCTGTTCGCTCTAGCGGTGCTCAAGCTGAAGCTCTTAGTAGGGCCTATCGCTTTCGGCTCTGTAGTGTCTACCGCAGGGTTCGCTTTGGCGGTCTTGGCGGTCGCTTGGTTTGGTTACCAAGTCAAAGAATACCTCGCATGGGCGAAAGGTAAGCTCCTAGAGGCTATCAAGCTCCCTTTCGCATCGCTCCTGTTGATCCTTAAGACGGTGTTTAAGGGTGGCTACAGCCTTCTTAGATGGGCTTTTAGGGACATTAAGGGCTACATTAGAGAGAACCGCGCTCTACTCACCTAAGAAACTTCAGGAGTCGAGGCTATGGACAAGCGATCAGGCTTAATCAGACCCCCTCAAGGCTTAGTAGACCGTCTCACCGTTATCGGGCGAGGCGCGACGGCTAAATATTGGCTCGACAGGGAAGAGAGGGAGAGGGGTCAGAAGTGCCTCGATCAAGAAGATGTAGACGGCTTTGAGTGGGTTATCGAGGACATTGACGACCTCTGTCGTAACATAAGAAAAGGCGAGGTCAGCTTAGATGACGTTAAGTGGACTTTCCAAGCTAGTTTAAACACCACTAAACTTATCTTAGACAAGTGCGCCAGCATAGGGCTGACAATCCCTGCTCTTACTACAGAGCGCGTAATCTTAGCGCATAAGAAACAGGAAGCGGCGCTAATCTTTGAAGACGAGCGGAGCTACCGCAATGAGCTTGCTGGGCTTGTGTCGAGGCTTGAGGCTATTCTTACAAAGACCCTTAAAACGCTAGTAGGTGAGCCTCTCTTCTCTGAGACTATGAGGGAGCAATACTTAGAGGCGAGTGCTCAAGTCGAACACAACGACCAGCAGTCATGGGTTGTCTTTGACTCTTTCTTAGGTGAGGTTAGACTTAATCTTATCATTAAGCGCACACCAACCTTAGGGAGCTATGTTTACAGGGGCTCTCAACATACGCTCCTGCTTTACGTGCATCCAGGTCGTGTAGGGTTTGACTTAGGAGAGATTAGAGACGTAGTGAGGCATGAGCTAGTCCACGCTATGCAAAAGCAGATCAGCCTTAATAACGAAGTCTCTCAAGCAGGGTTGCCACGCTCTAAGAGTGGCGTTTATCGCCAAGGTATGAGGGAGAAAGAGAAGGAGCTCAAAGTCGAGTACGCAAGAAAAGGGCTCGACCCTGAGGATGTGTCTATCCATGCGCTCGATGACATTGAGTTTTACTCGCGGCTACTTGATGAGGTGGTCAACTTCCAGCGTATTATGGGCAGTAATCCGAGTAACGCCGATATACACAACCACATCTCTCGAAGGCTGTTCTTTAAGAGCCTCAAGCGCCAGCCTAAGAAATGGCGTAAAGCGGTAGGTATCTTCTCTTCTGAGGTGATGTCTCGTAATGTTAGGCGAGCCTCTGAGTTTAAGACTCCGCGCAAATGGAGTAAGGCTCATTGTGAGTCCAAGAGCTGTGACGAGATGGGCTTTTCTGAGAAAGCCTCTTGTCGTCCATATAAGAACTGCTATACCCCTAAAAGTACCTCTAAGAGGTCACATATTGACTCTAGCAACTTAAGGAAGCGCCTTGAACATGACTCAAGAGATGTTACTAGCCCACGTCCCTCACATCGTCAACCCTCAGCAAGAACCGCCGCCTTTAGCGACTTTACCAAGACAGCGAGCGCGGAGGTGGTTCAGCTTCAACAGAGTCTTGAGCAGAGGTTTGAGGGACTCACCCTCTGGCTCACCCACTTCTCAGACTCCAACATCCTAAGGATTAACGCGATCAGCTTCCCTAAGGATAAAAGAAAGCAAGGATCGGGCAGTCAAGTCATGGCAGAGATTGTCGCATGGGCAGACTCCCACAACGCGATCTTGTCGCTGACTCCGAGCAAAGACTTCGGCGCGTCTTCAGTGAAGAGGCTTGAGAGGTTTTATCGACGCTTCGGTTTTAAGCCTAACAAGGGGCGCAACAAGGACTTTCGCACTAGAGACTCCATGCTGAGATATCCTGCCACAACAAAGATCGCCAGCCTTATGGACAGATACAGGAGACGTAAACCATGAGAGCCTTAATCTTTCTTCTAATATTAGCCCCTACGTTAGCTTACGCTCAGGTCAACACTGAGGTGCTCAGGAGAGGAGGCCCGAAAGGCCACACAGGCTTTTCGAGCAGGTCATCCATAAAGGGCGACTACTCCACAGGCAACGTGGACTCTTCAGCTTTGGGGGCGAAGCTGAGGTTTGACTATCAGCTAGGCGACCACCACTTCTTTTCTTATTCAGAGGGCGAGTACGGCTCGTCTGACAAGGGCGTGTTTAAAGAGAGTGGGTTTAGTCACTTGAGGTGGTCAGCCTTATGGTATGACGATATGGGGACAGACCTTTTCGTCCAAGGTCAGTATGACCGCTTCCGTAATCTTAAGCTCAGAGCATTAGCGGGCGGGGGCTTCCGCATGGTAGGCTCAGCTCGTAAAGATTACCCTCAGCGCCCAGGTGCTCTTGGTACAGACACGGCTTACATTTGGGCTGTCGGTGTCGGTGCGATGGCGGAGTACGAAGAGCTGAGAGATGGTGATGGGGACGGGTTAGTGTTGAGGAGCACTAACTACGCTACGTTAGTGGTGGACTTAGATGAGGGACATAGCTTTACGGCTACCGCGTATTACCAGCCCAAGTTTCAAGAAATCTCTGACTACCGCGTAACATTAGACATCACTTTAGAGTCTACTCTGTTCGGTATAGACTACCTGTTAGCTGGCCCTGTGTTCACTTACCGCTATGACTCAAGACCACCTGCGGGTGTCGAGCGTCAAGACACCGTGTTAAAGTACGCCCTGACCTTCCGCTACTAAGATTTTTTAGCGAAAAAAGGGCGTATAGAATTGTGCGAACGATATGCGTGCGCGGGAGCGTGCGTACACGCGTGCGTGAGCACTAGGCTGAATGTCGGGGGAAAAAAGTAATCCGTAGTGTTATCAGAGGGGGGCGGTCGCTCCCCTGTTACTTCAATAGCTCACAGTGAGCTACTCTATGAAAGGTTAATGCGATGTCTACGCATACCAACACTACTACAGACTCTATCCGAATTGCACCTGCTGGCGAGTACCTCCGCTACTCAGGCATCGACGAGGCGCGTAAGGCGCTTCGCGAGGGTGAAGAGCTTTTGATCGGCGGGTTCCCTAAGCACATCGTGACTGTGTGGGTGAACCCTAATGCGACTGACTCTACCCCCTCTGAGTTGCTCAACTTCGGTTTGGCAGAGGATGAGGTACAGGCCCAAGTTGTTAAGACTGATATGAGCCTCGCTCAGCTCGTTGAGCAGTTTGGTACTCTTGAGGCTAAGGCTAAGCTCGCAGAGATCGACCGCGATCTGAACCGCGTTTGCTTCAACCTCCACCTCATTGGAAAGCTCGGCTTCAACCTCTGAGACTGAGCGAGCGAGACTGAGCGAAGCGCCTCACCTTGTGAGAGCGCGTCTGTGGTGATACAGAAACCCCTCACCCCCCAACCTGACTAGCAGGATGGGCGGTGGGGGGTTTTCTGTCGGGAGTAAACCTGCGCGGTGTTAGCCCTGTAAGATTAGGGTGCGCCTCTCGTCTCTCACCTTGATCAACTCCTCTAGCTCAGCTTGAGCCTGCTCAACCTCCTCAGCTCTCATGAGGATTTCTTCTGTCAGCTCTGTCATAGGCATATCGTCAGAGGTGGCTTGAGACTCATAGTGCTCATAATGCTTAGAGGCATACTGACACGCGATAGGTGTGGAGTAGATGCCGTGTGTAGCGACCTCTTCCCAACTGTCGAGAGCATTGCTGAGGTGGTAAGCTACTCTCCTCCGAGTCTTAGTGTCTTGAGGCATTGAAGGTAGGGTCTGATCTGTCTTATAGCAGTAGTCTCTAACCTTATTCCTGACGGTCAAGGGCGAGAGCCCGCTAAACTCAGAGATCACCTTCCAACCTAAGCCACCTTTACGCGCCTCAAACATCTCTTCCTCTGTAGTGATCCAAGACTCCTTCTCTTTTGAAGCTACACCGTAATCAATCAAGAGACTTGGCATACTCAGTACGTACTCTAATACACCGAAGTAGGATGCCAGCTCCTTCCATGTAAGGCTTGGCTCAACCCTCTTAATCTCTTCAGCGAGGGGCGGATAATTTTTGTAGCTTGTCTGCTCCAAAAGCTTCTGCCCTTTCTTCTTAGTGTAATACTCAGAAGAGTAGCTGTCCTTAATCTGATAGGTGCTGTAGAGGTCGTGTCTCTCTGCACTCACCAAAACCGCCTTGATCCAACAGCGTAAGCGGAGAGGGTCTGTGAGCCGAGCGGAGACGGTATAACGCTCAACTGCTTGGCGAACCTGTGTTGTAGGTGATTGGGTAATCTTAGCAAGGGTTTTGTAGGTCGCCCCCTTGACGATATGGTCGTATAGTCTCTTGCTGTTCATTAACTTACCTCTTCGAGTAGACTTGGGTGATGTGCTTCAGGTCTTTATTGTTTTTTTTGCGGTTGTCGTTAAGTAGAGAACCGACTGCACACTTGCGCTTGCTCATTGGGTAGCCTTTCTTAGGTATTGAGATCGTCTGATCGGAGGCTGACTCTTGGTTTGCTCTCGCGAACGTCAAGATGAGAGAGCACCTCGCGATAAAGGTCATGGTTTTCTTTTAGCTTCTCAAGGGCTCCTCTCTTCAGATTGTACTTGGTGTCTACGAAAGAGTTAAAAGACGCGCCTAATATCCTTCTGAGAGGCTCTACGTCGTTGATTAGGTAGTTAGCCCGTTGTTTGCTGACTTTAATCCAGCCTCCGTTGGTGTTGTATACCCACTCGCCTTCATCGCGTAAGAAAGGTGTCGCGGTCTGTCGTGCGATCTCCTTGGTAGGCTCTACAGCCTTTGCGAGCTTTTGGCTCATGTCCCAAAGGAAGATCGCCAAGTCTGTCTTCATTGAGAAGGGTGTATCAGCATCGTTAAGCGTATCGACCATCTCCTCTACGATGTCTTTGAGAGTCTCTTGGTCTTCTCGGTACGTCTTCATTGAGATGTCATCTGTGCCGTACATGGGCTTTCTCTTTTCTGAGGAGAGTCTCCTCGGTGTGTAGCTGGCGAGTGTTTCCGCCTTCACAAACTTTACACTTGCGAGGCTAAAAGATGACCAAAAAAGTAAGCTCTGACTTTTCTTATCTAACAAAATCAAGCGGTTAGCCGTTTTACTGTTTTGAGGAGGCTTGACAGTTTTGCGGATAGTGTAGAAGATTTAAGTATAGCGCAAGTGAGGAGTGCCTATGAGAGATCGTTACCCTAAGGCGTATGAAGAGCGTCCGTACCTTGAAATCCCACCTCCACCTCCACCACCTAAACAAGAAAACAAACCAAAAGAGCGGAAAAGGGTTATTATTATAGACCTTTAATCACAGGAGACAGACATGACCGCCGTTGTATTTACTCAAGACATGCCCAAATACGTAAAGGTTCAAGACTTCGAGGAGCTTTTAGACAACCACATCCTAGGCAAGAGCTTCGAGGTAACCGTAGGTAAGCCTCCGCCAGCTAAAAAACCTTACTACTTCCCTGACTCGGTAGCCGCCGCTTTAAGGGGCGGTAAGGATTTGCTCGCTGTCGTAGACTCGCACCTGTACGAGGATTATACTGTACGGGTAGAGTGGGTTAAGAAACGTGAGCATAATCAGAGAGTTATGAGACGGTTTAAAAAAATTGGGGAGCGCGAGCGCCGCTTTAGTGTATAGGGGATGTGGATGACCACACCCAACCCTAACAGATGGAGCACACCAAAAAATGGTCGTATACCAACTGATACACAATCTCTCGACGCAGACTTGTGGAGAGATTGACATTCTCCCCTTTACCCAGGCTTTCGCTACTAAAGCAGAGGCTGAGAAGAGAAGGCGCGAAATCTTGTCCTCGCTAAAGGCGCTCGCAAACGCTAACAAAGCGACCGTAAAAGAAAACTTCGAGTGTACCCCTGCTGAGTACATGAAGTACGCTGGATTTCGTGTCTCTATCGTGAAGCATAAGGTCACGAAAGAGGAGCTGCTCTCTTTTATTTCATCTATCCCTTGTGGGGAGTACCAGTCGAGTATTCAATATGTAAGAAACCACGATGCGGCAGTCGTTGCGGTATGGGATGATATTCCTAAAGATGACCCTCTCGCACACAGTGACTTGTCGTGGACGCTTTATAATGACAACATACAACAGATTACCGTTGAGCCCCGTGAAGATGAGGCTGAGGAGTCGGTATTGTAATGTACACCATATCGCTAATGTCGAACCCTGATGAGAGTGGCTTTAGCCACGGAGTTACCCTCTCTAAACACCGCAAAAAAGAGCGGGCAGAGGAGAACCTGAAGAAATACCAGGCGATCTACGCAAGCGATGAAGATAAGAGTGTTGTGATGAGCCACACCATCTCTAAGTCAGCTCAGAGGAGAGCACGACAAGGTGCTTGCCCTGAGCTAAGAAAGCTGTTCGCGCCGTTCCTCTGAAGGCAAATGAACGGGTAGTGGTTTACTGATAGCCACACCTGATCCTCTGAGACGATAAGCACCCCGTCAACCTCAAGCCTAAGCGCACAGAGGTCTGACAGGGTGCTTTTGCTATTATGGGATAAATGGGCGGTGCTCAAGTAGACGTTGCCCATGCACAAGTAGCGTAGCGGAGAGGCCACTTTACGGGCTAAATTGTAGTAGCTACTGCCGCGCTTCACGTAAACCTCAAGTGTGAGCACTAGCTCTTTCATCTTAAGCGAACCGCCAGCTCAACAGGTTGTCGATGACCTCCTCAAGAAACTCCTCCCTCCCGTTGTCGTAGTCCTTGTAATAAGCGTGCTCCCAAAGGTCTATCGTGAGGATAGGTTTGTGACCTCTCATCATAGGTGTGTTCTGATTGAGCGTTGAGTAGACCCTCAGCTCTCCCTCTTGAGTCTCCGCGAGCCACACCCACCCTGAACCGAAGTGGCTTGTGCCTTTCTTTAGCAGCTCTCTGCGGAGCTCCGCGTACCCTCCGAAGGTTTGCCTGACTTTATTTTGGAAGGTGCGGGGAGTCTCTTCGTAGGGAAGGGGAGTAGGTGAGAGGCAGAGCCAATAAAAGGAGTGGTTCCATGCTCCGCCACCGAAGTCAATCACGGACTGCTTAATCTCTTGAGGCAACCATTTAGGGTTAGAGATTAGCTCATACAGAGAGCCCACACTTTTAAGCAGACCTGGACAGTCTTCGAGGGTTTTGTTGAGTTTGTCGATGTATCCCTTTTGGTGCGACAGGTGATGGAGCCTCATCGCCTCTTCAGAGATAAACGGCTCTAGAGCGCCGTAAGAATAGGGTAGCGGTTGTAATGTTAGCATGGTGAGTCCTCTTTCGGTTAGGTTTAGGTTAGCATAATCTCTCTTTACCTGAGAGAGGTTGTGTAGACGGCTTATCAAGGAGAGAAGGTAGCCCATGCAAACCATAGTAATAGACACTTCGGTGTTCATCCACGATCCAAACGCGGTAGACAACTATCAAGGCCACAGGGTCGCTGTCCCCATCTACGTCATTATGGAGCTTGATGACTTAAAAGACGCTAAGAAAGGTGAGGTGTCACAGCTTGCTCGTAAAGCCTCTAACAAGATCCTAATGTACCTCAACGAGGACTCGTTCGACGGTGAGCTAGAGGTCATCGGTTTAACGGAAGCTGATTTAGGTGTGGACACGCTCGACAAGTCTTTTATGGACACCAACCGTAAGATGGACACTCTCATCTTACAGAGTGCGATTGGTCAAAAGCGAGCTGGACATGAAGTGCTGCTACTAACCAAGGATATTAATCTTAGGATACTCGCGCTCTCTGAGGGCTTGCAGGCTGAAGATTACGACATCGACCATGTGTCTATGAACGAGATATGGAGAGGCTCTCAAAAGATTAACACTGACCAGCTTTCTTCTGACGCTTTCGCTGACGTGGTGGAGTCTTATTGGAAGGGCGCGGTTAACCTAGACACAGTTAGAGAGCACCTCAGAGCTGACCCTATCCAAAACGAGTTTATCGTCTTTGATGAGGGCGGTAAAACTCACTTGTTTAGGCACGACAAGGGCAAGTGCGTACCTATCGACAAGAAGGAGACGCATTGTAATCTTAAGGCGCGTAATCTTGAGCAGACAATGGCGCTTAATCTGCTAGGACGTAGCGACATCGAGCTCTGCTGTATCATCGGCAAAGCGGGGACGGGCAAGACGATACTTGCTTTGGGCTCAGCCCTAGCTCAGCTCGGCAACGGCGCGGGTTATTACGACCGTATAATCTTAACCAAGCCCGTTGTAGATGTGGGGCGCGGTATCGGTTTTCTTCCAGGGGGCATCGGTGAGAAGATGGAGCCTTGGATGCAGAGCTTCTTCGACAACCTCGACCAGCTCCTCCCTCCTACAGGGTCTGATAAAGAGAAGGGGGCGCATAAGGCTGAGAGCACATGGCTACCACTCCTTGAGAGCGGTGTGATTGAGATACAGCCTATCAACACAATTCGAGGGCGCTCTCTGAGTAGGTCATTCATGATCATTGACGAGGCGCAGAACCTCACTAAGCATGAGGTCAAGTCTATCATTACGAGAGCCGCAGAAGGCACTAAGGTAATCTTAATGGGTGATCCCTACCAAGTAGACAACCCTTACCTTGACAAAAACAATAACGGGCTCGTCTATGTCGTGGAGCGCATGAAAGGTCAGGACTGCTTCGGCGCTACGATGCTCAAGCGGTCTGAGAGATCAAGACTGTCAGACCTCGCGGCTGATCTCCTCTAAAAAAAATGGCTACGTCAGGGCTTTCTTAGTGTATAAAAAGCAAACCTAATACACTAAGGGAGGTCGTTTTGATCCCAGCTCTTATCGCAGGCTTCCTTGAGGTCGCCTTGATCCTCTACATTGTGGAGGTGTACCGCAGATGACTAGCTATGATGAGCGAGAGCGCCAAGCTCTCAGTAGAGGCTACTACTCTCTCAAAGAGGGTGAGTCCACCTCTGTAAAACCTACTAAGGTTGTTGCCTACATGGTGACTGAGGAGGACGCGGAGACGTTCTCAGTAGGGGACGTTTTCACCGCCCGAAATGGGCAGTGGTACATCAAAATCGCCACCAACGATTACCGCCCTTGGGTGTGGGTATCTAACTCTTAAAAAAGTGAGATAAGAAATGTCTGTACTGTATAAAAACTGGACTGTCCACAACCTGATCGCTCACCCTTTGAGCGAGATCATTTGGCTCATCACCTTTGGCAAGGGTGAGAAGCTCTCTAACTATGTTCACGACGTAACCCTGCCCGCTAACCATGAGAACGGAAGAGGCTAATCAGCATGAAGATTAACGACCTAAAACAAGGCTTCGCTCAGCGCGTAAAGTCACACATTAATAATCTAGATGACCTGCTCTCTGATGCTTCAGTGAAAGGCGACCATCGCGAGGTCGCGAGACTGTTTCATGAGAGCGTCGTTGCAGAGAACCTTCTAGAGTGTCTAGAGGGGGAAGACTTGAACAAAGACCATGTGAAGGTCATCGTCTATCCCTCTGACGCTAAGTCTACACCCTCTGTCCGTAAGGTGAAGACAAGACATGAGATTGGCCTCATTGTGGGAGGTAGCTTAGAGCTTGCCAAGTTTAACGCGAACAGCTTCAGCGTCATCATCAACGGAGACGCTAAGAAATCTGTAAAGTTGAAAGGATTAGGTTTGTCCTATACCGCTCACCCCAACCCCTACTTGCCCCCCTATCGAGGCACTGTCGTGATGGTGTCTAACGATTGGGAGAAACTACCTTTAAAATGAGCCTCTCTCAAGGTGAACGTAATCTCGTTCACCTAGCGTTACAAGGAGGGATACCTTCTTTTAACATCGAGCTCCCCGAAGACGTGACTTTTTGGCACTACGCTAGCTCTCTTGAAGTGCGTCGTCACGGTGAGCGGGTGCTCACGGTACGTGATTTTGATGAAGCGCACTTGATGCTAATCTTACAAGGTAGAGCATGGAAGGATGCTACGCTCGGAGTTTTAGACCTCGCACAAATCTTCGCCCAAGGCTTCTCCCTCTCTCTGAAGAGAACAGCAGAAGGGACTGCCCTTGGAGTCTCAGCTCCTCCTCCATTAAAAGGCACTGCTCCCCCTTTGAAGAAGAGCGTCCTCTTGTCTCATGTAGAGAGTGAGGGCTACTCTCTCCTTGTACGTAAGCGAACCCTCGCGAGTCTCCTCACCCGCACCTGCCAATAAGAAAAGCCCGGGCGCTCGCCTGTAATATTACTCCCGACAGAAAACCCCCTCACCGCCCAACCCGTCTAGGACAGGTGGGAGGTGAGGGGGTCATCAAACCAAGAGCAGGTTGTCGTCGTCAGCGCGTCAGCGCGTCTCAAGTCTCAGAGACGCGACTTGATCAGTGCGATGAGCACCTTAGCAAAACCCTCAAAGGGCAACGCGAGGCTGTCATCACCGAAGAGGTTCTGAAGTGTCGAGAGGGCGATGCCTGAGCCTAAGCCGACACCTACCACAATAACACCCTTTTCCCTCGCCCTTCTGACCATATAGCGCGTGGGTGCTTGGTGGTCACCGTTTGCGGCTCCATCTGTTAGCACCAACAACACTTTGTGTGTCGCGTCTTGGGCGTAGAGCCCATTATTCGCTTCACCGTATAGTGCATAGTAGATGCCATCAGCCGTGGGAGTGCCACCGTTCGCATACACCTCAGAGCAACGGCGCTTTGAGGTGAGGTCCCATTTTTCACTGAACCGCTTGTGGTAGCGGATAGTGGCCTCACAACGGCGCGTGTAATGATCACGCGTGCCGTAAAATGATCCACACATGAACGCGAGAGCCTCAGTACGCGCACCTATTGCGCTGAACGCATCCATCAGTGCATACAGTCCTGAAGCGGTTGGCGAGGTGTGACCATCCATACTAGATGAACCGTCCACAACCACGCTAAGCGCGATGTTTGGCTTGATGATGTCAACGTCTTTTCGCATAGGGCGCGTAGGAACGACACCTTGGCTAAGCTCAACCTTCGACGGTACGAGTCTCCGGGTCGATAACTTCCCGCGCTTCGTACCATGCCTAGTCTCACGGCGGAAGCCGAGAAACAATCGGTTGAGCTCCCGCTTCGCTGACCCGCTCTCTGCGCTCGCACGCTGAGATACTTGACACTGAATAAAAGTGGGCGCGACGTGCGCGTCACGCACGTCATCATCCTCATACGAGAAAGGTTGATATTGCTCCTCGTCAGCTTTCAACTCCGCTTGAGCTTCGTTGATTTTTGAGTCAACAACATCTGTCCAATCAGGCTGAGAGATGTCCCAATCGTCCTCAAAGGGGCGAGGTTGTGGGTCATCAGACCCTCCCCCTATCCCCCCTTCAGAGTCAGAGTCACTGTCAGAGTCAGAGTCACTGTCAGAGTCACTGTCAGAGTCACCCTTTGAGTCACTGTCAGAGTCAGAGTCACTGTCAGAGTCACTGTCAGAGTCACTGTCAGAGTCACCCTTTGAGTCACCCTTTGAGTCACCCTTTGAGTCACCCTTTGAGTCACCCTTTGTTGAGTCATCGTCGCTAGGTTGTGGATCACCTCCGCCTTGTTGATCAGACTCTTCACCTCCACCGCCACCACCTCCACCGCCACCCGTAGGAGGCTTAGGGGGGGGAGTCAGCGCGAGGTCACGAGCGAGATCAAGCGCGATAATCCAAGGCATCCACTGATCACGCTCAGTCTTACCTCCGAGTGCATGGCAACGCGCCACGTACTCGTCAAGTTTAGGCCAAGCGTGTACCAACGGGTGATACTCAGTCAGCGCCTTAACTTGCTTAGGTGTCTGATAACCGAACCCTTTGTCTCTGATGAGGAAAAAGATGCTCTGCACAAAAGCAGTGCGGTCATTCTCAGTCTCGATCTTCTGATAATGGGAAGACCGAGCGGTCGTTTCCATATCATACAATGAGTCTGCGAGCGCCTCAAGAGTGAGTCGCGCCCCTGGGAAGGTGGCGCATCCGAACCGCTCGATCCTAATGTCCTCGATGATGTTAGTCATCGACTGTAGCTGACTCTCAAGGCCAACATAGTTAAAGCCTTTCATCTTAGCCTCTGTCTCAGCTACGACCCAATCGGGTACGGAGCCGAGAGCAGAGAGCAGACTATGAAGCGCCTCATGTGTCGCTCCTCCGCGTAGGTAGAGCTCCACCTGAGCATTAACCTCTTCAGGAGTCGAAGCGATTGTCACCATCGGTGACACAGAGCCAATGCGACTATCCGCGTAGAGCTTAGCATCGGTAACCGACGCTTTGCGTGTGCAGATCGCATGAGTGAAAAATCGCATTGTCCAAGCATTCCTGTTGGAGTAGGACGAACCTTGACTCCTGATGGTCGGTGTGATCGCGTCTGAGTTATGCAAAATACTGATCAGGGTCTGTCGATGCGCTTGGCGCACAACAAACCCGCTTTTGGTTTTGTTTCGAGTTATCGCTTTCATGCGGATATCCCTTTGGTCAAAAGGCTCAGAGAGCCTGTTAAAACATGGGGAGCGAGCGCCCCCCTTACCTACACTACGGATTACTTTTTTCCCCCGACATTTGACTCTATAAGGTCGCCTGCGCCTAGCGTTATACGCGGGCGCTTGCGCCCGTGTAGGGACGTATAGAATTGGCAATGGGATTTGGTGTCTGAATTCTATACGTGGTGGGAGGGGTCGGGCTCGCGTGTGTGGGTGTAATGTGCGGGTAATGTTACGCGCTATGCGAGCTCGCGAGCTCGCGCTACCTTAGGCGCTGGCTCGCGAGTCTGTATGCGAGCCCGTAATGTTACACCTACACACGGCTAATGTCGGGGGAAAAAAGTAATCCGTAATGTTAGTAAAGGGAGCGGGTAGCTGACCTACCGCTAACAAGGCGTTTGTGCTAGTCTTAGGGCTAACATTAGCGTTACGTTGTCGGGGGAAAAAAGTAATCCGTAACCTTATCAGATGGGAGGCACTACGCTTCCCTTGTTTCACTGTGCTCTCTCAGAGAGAGCCCTTAAACTTTAAGGAGTATACATGAGTAAGCATGTATGTCCGTTCTGTAACTCTCGCGTCAACACTACCCGCAACTGTTGCGATAGCATGAAAGCTGTCCGTGACAGCATGGTTGAAGGAATCAAGAGAGCGCCTCTTCAAGAGGCGCTTTTTGGCGTTCCTTTGAGCGTCAACCAAACGGCCTACTCCCAAGAGGAGTTGCTCCCGTTCGATCCGCACTTTCAGCTTCCCCGTCAAGGGACACCCGCGTGGACTTCTATGCGGAGGGTCGTAAAGGCTTGGGAGTCTAACAAGCCCTTCGTCGTAACGGGAGGCATGGGGCGCAGTAAAGACGCGATCCTCGGATTGCTCAGTAACCTCACCAATAGGCCGTGTCTTCTCATTAGCTGTGCTCGCTCAACCGATATTGAGGGATTCCTCTATACTCTCGGCTTCAACGCAGAGGGTACTAGCTACTCTTATGGGGCTTTATGGAAGGCCCTCACAGAGGGGCATCCCCGAACGGGGGAGCCAATGGTGATCGTCTTAACAGATTTCGACAGGATGAGCCCTGATCAGCTCGAAAGGTTTCGCATGATCCTTGATACGACCGCAGGGCGCATTAATGCTCCCGATGGTCGCATCGTGCCTATCAAGCCAGGTACTCTCATTTGCGCTACCGCTAACTCGGTTGGTAGTGGCGCGGAAGGGTATGTTTGCGAGGTCATTGATGAGTCTATGAAAGACCGCTTTGCGCGGTTCATCGAGGCTGAAGCGATGGACTCCACAGACAGGGCGCGTATATGCTGTGAGCGTTACTCAGCGCCCACAGAGTGGGTTGAGCCTATCGCAAACTGTCTCAGTGCTCTTGAGTCTAGTATAGCTCAAGAGGCGCTAGAGTCATTCAATGACTTCAGCTTCCGCGCAACCTCAGCATGGGTCGAGAGCGCTATGCAGGAGCTTGAGCTAGGGAGTGGGCAACCGCTCCGTGACGCGCTTTTCGATGTCCTCGACAAGCGCGAGCCCGAAGTGAAGCAAAAGATCGAAAACTTATTCGATCCTCACCTCCCTCGCGATCCCGCAGGGAGCTGAGACGCTGACTGAGACGCTGACTGAGACGCTGACTGAGACGCTGAGATTACAGAACGGTTGAGAGCCCCCCTTCCTGCGCTTGCGTAGGTCGGGGGGCTTCTCTGTCGGGAGTAATCCCCTAACCTTAAGCCCTAACCTTAAGCCCTAACCTTAAGCCCTAACCTTAAGCCCCTTGCTCGCCTCCTCTGTGGAGGTCAGCAAGGGGCTTTCCTATACGGACTACTACCTAAAATCTGTATGAGGGTCGGGTCTGAGGTGGCTAGGTGAGGTGTGCGATTGCCTAGCCACTATGAGCACTTAGCCCCTAGAGCTTTTTGTGCTTATTTGCAAGCGAGGCGAACGAAACATGAGGGCTAGTGTGTATAGGAGATAGCAGGTGGCAATCAGGCCACCGCTTCGACACAGGAGACAGCCCATGAAGGCTACCCTAACTAAGTGCGAGCGTTTCGGCGCTGACCATAAGATGATTGATCACGGCTTCAGTAAGTACGCGATGCCAAGGCTCGGCACAGATGAGCAAGGTTCGCCCGTGGTGGTCTTACAGGTGTGGGATTACGATAACCCTATCCGTGAAGAGCAGATACACCTCACACATCATGAGGTCGAGAGCGTGTCTCTCAGCAAGGGCCACGGCTCTTACTCAGAGGAGGGAGTCACGGCACACTATGCAGAGTGGACGTACACGCTGACACTCACAGAAGAGGCGGGCTATGTTGTCTTAAAGGGAGTGGGTGATGAGATGGTGTTCATCTCTTGGACTGCGCTTTATGGAGACGGTCAGCGGAGCTTCCAAGACCAAGAGGGCAACGCGGTTATGTGGAGCGCGGGAGGCTTTCATGAAGAGCTCCCCTCGGTGGAGGATGAGGCTAGGGCGCTGGCGCGTCGGCTTAACCCGCTCACCGATCTTGACCTCATCTCTAGCCTCCGTGGTCTTTGGGAGCGCAAGCAAGGGTTGCGTCACCAAGCCTGCGACATACTACGCAAGGGGACTGCTAAGCTCCTCTTTGATGGTAAGCCACCTGAGGTCTAATCTCTCGGAGCGTCAGCTCTCGGAGCGTCAGCTCTCGGAGCGTCAGCTCTCGGAGCGCCTGCTCTCGGAGCGTCAGCTCTCGGAGCGTCAGCTCTCGGAGCGCCTGCTCTCGGAGCGCCTGCTCTCGGAGCGTCAGCTCTCGGAGGATTTCTTACTGTCTAAAATCTGTATGGGGGGTCGCGGGTGCAGGTACGGGGGAGGAGGTTGGAGGTACTCATACACTCGCGAGGCTGAGGAGGTCTTGAGGTTGAAGGCGCTCATACACTCGCGAGGCTAGACCGCTTGAGGCTTGGGAGTGTTCATACAAGTAGAGAGTGTGGCTACCTTGTGGAGGTGCTCATACAGAGGTGGCGGGTGGCGGGTGGAGCTAGACTGTGAGAGTGTTCATACAGAGAGGGAAGAGGAGGAGGGGAAGATGGAGGCACTCATACAGAGAAGGTGAGGGGAGGGGGAAGGTGGAGGCACTCATACAGAGAGGGAAGAGGAGGAGGGGAAGATGGAGGCACTCATACAGAGAGGGAAGAGGAGGGGGAAGGTGGAGGCACTCATACAGAGAGGGTGAGGGGAGGCTTCGGTGAGGGTGTTCATACAGAGGCGGTGGGCGAGGGTGAGGTTGGGTGAGGTTGGGTGAGAGTGTTCATACATTACTCTCTTCAGTCCTCCAAGACGTGTGGGTGCTCATACAGAGTAGAGGAGGACGAGCTACCCGCTGACCTTAGGGAACAGGGGAGAGGGAGGAGGGGGAGAGGGGGTCGCGTATGTGAGGTGTAGGTGTTCATACTCGCACGCGTACAACGCTCAACGCTCAACGGTTGACCTTAGGGAACAGGGGAGGTGGTGCAACCCTCAACGCTCAACGGTTGACCTTAGGGAACACACCCAATAACGCTCAACGGTCGCAACGCTCAACGGTATGTGTTGACGCTAGGGAATGAGCACAACCTCCAACGCTAACATTAGATGTGGGTGTTCATACATACGCGAAGCCGTGGCTCTGTATGAGTTGACCTTAGGGAACAGCAGAGAAGCTAGAGGCGCGTTGACCCTGTAGCATTAGGTGTGGGTGTTCATACAGAGGCTGGCTAAAATCTGTAACGCGTGCGCGTATGCGCCATGTGCGCCTGACCCTCAACGCTATAAGTTGACCTTAGGGAACAGGTGACCGCCTGAGTAGTTGAGCTAGAGGTCAGGTGAGGACTCGGCCCTGTAATATTAGATGTGAGCGTTCATACAGGGTGGGGGGGCTGTGGTGATCTCGCATAGCCTTGTGTGACGTTAGGGAATGGAGAGGGCTCAACCCTAACATTAGATGTGGGCGTTCATACAAGGTGGGGGGCTAGGCGCGTGAGCCAGCTTGACATTAGGGAATGGGAGGAGGTGAGAGGGCCTCTCAATCAATCAACGACAAAGCCCTCTCATGTACAGGTTCTAGCCAGGCAGGTTTTCCAACACCGCGCTTAACGAGTCTTTAGAACCTGTATAGCGCACAAGAGAGGCTCGGTCGCCTCTCAAAATCGGCTGAGCTAGAGTAGTTTAAGTGGGGACATTCATACACGCGTGTGTCTCAAAAGCCCCATTTTACGGCACTTAGGAAGTTGCCGATTTTGATAGGATGAGCGAGGCGAGGGCTAGAGAGGCTCAAAAGGGGCTCAGAGAAGGCTCTAATGTTATGTAGGTGTTCATATAACGAGGGGTGGGCGGGTGCGGTGAGTGAGGCGCGAGTGGAGGTGGCGCGAGGGTAACCCTAATAACCTACTTAGAACCTGTACAGGCTGTGGTGGGGTGTAGCTGAGCTGAGCCGAGACACGCTGACGTTAGGGAACAGGTTATGGCTTACTGAGCCTGTGGAGGCTGACATTAGATGTGGGCGTTCATACAGACAGGGTGTTTAGAACCTGTAGCGCGGAGGCGAGCTCTCGCCTCTTACTGACTCGCTCAACACTATGAGCTGACGTTAGGGAATGGGTAGCGGGCTTGAGCTGAGCTTGGGCCTAACTGAGTCTGACATTAGGGAACAGTTGGGCGGGAGGGGTCGGTGGCGACCCTAACGTTAGATGTGGGCGTTCATACTACTCTTTATCTAAAATCTGTATTAGGGGGTTCGGGCGCATCTGTAGAGGCGGGCTCTCGTATGTGTTGACGTTAGGGAACATCTAGACAGGGGGCAGAGCTGAGAGCAGACACGCTCAGCCCAACTCGCAATATTAGATGTGGGCGTTCATATAATGAGCGGTGGGCTGGTTGGGCTCACTCCTTGTACACTTGACGTTAGGGAACAGCTCGCTTGTCTTGAGCGCCCCGCGCCACCTCTCGCTCCTATGTGATGTGGGCGTTCATACAGACAGGCGGGGCTCGCCCTTAAGACACGCTCCTTGACATTAGGGAACAGGGAGACAGGTTGCGCTCTCTCCTGTCACGCTCTGAGACACCTTGACTCGTTCGCTCAAGGCTACTAGAACCCGTATAGTTAGAACCTGTATAGGTCGCGCTCAGCCTCTCTGCTTGAGCCTTGAGCAGGGCTCTAGTGGGTGGATGATGGGGACATTCATACACGCGTGGGGGGCTCAAAAGCCCCAAAATAGGGCTCAAAATGGTTGCCGTCTTTGATAGAGAGGCGTTTTGCCCCCTCTGAGCCTCTCTCTGAGCCCTCTAGCGGTAGCTGTTATAGGTATTCATATAAGAGTGGTGGCTGTGAGGCTGAGCGAGCTTGCGCAGGCTCGCGTGGAGTCTCCTAGTGCTTCCGCGAGCTGTCGAGAGAGACGCGAGGGTGACCCACCCGTTGGCTTGACGTTAGGGAATGGGCAGAGGCTATTTAGAACCTGTATGATGAGCAAGCACCCGCCCTCTGACATGATGTCGGTATTCATATAATGAGCGGTGAGCCCCGCCTCGCCTCCCTAACCTTAGTTTGACATTAGGGAACAGTGGGCGAGGGTGGGCGAGGCGGCACAGCACCCCTAATGTCATGTCGGCGTTCATATAGCGAGCGGTGGGCTGTCTCCTTCAAGGCAAGCTGGCTTGACGTTAGGGAATGGTAACGGGAGCTGACCTTGACCCTCACCTGCTGTGGCTTGACATTAGGGAACAGTGGACGAGCTCTCCTGAAGCTAGGCTAGAACCTGTATAATCTAAAATCTGTATTAGGGGGCTCGGAGGGCTACCGACCCCTCCCGTAATATTAGATGTAGGCGTTCATATAAAGACGATCTCGCCTTGCCCCTCTAGACTGGTAGACGCTAGGGAATAACTAGCCCTATCTAAAATCTGTATTAGGGGGCTCGGAGGGGCTATCGCACCCTCTACGGTCTGATGAGAGCGTTCATACAAGGTCGGTGCTGAAGCAAGGCTCTCGTATGTGTTGACGTTAGGGAACAACAGGTCGGCTCGAAATCTCCCTGTGGCGAGCGCCCCTTTACAGGTTCTAGCTAGCCTTGTACGGCTGAGGGCGGGTCGAGTAGCTCAAGCAGCACCCCACAGGCTAAGTTGACATTAGGGAACATTACAGCGGCCTTAGCGTCAGCGTCTCTAACATTAGCCTAATATCATGTCGGCGTTCATATAAGGGCTGAGCCGAGATCGTCCTAGCTCGTATCTGCCGTGGCTTGACGTTAGGGAACAGGCGGGCAGAGGTGAGCCAACCTAAGAGATAAAATGTAAACATTCATACAAGGAGCTAGGGCTACGCTCAGATGACCCAATATACCTGACGTTAGGGAATAGCTCAGCCTGACAGGTAGCCCTTTTGCCTCGCTTGATGTTAGGGAACATCAGGGCTACCCTCGCGCTTGTCTGAAGTCGGCTTGAGATACGCGGAGCGCCCCTCTCACGTTCGGATGTAAACCGCGCCCACACGCTAAGCTCTACTAGAACCTGTATAGAGCCCGACTCAGAGTGCTTTGTTGGGGACATTCATACCCGTAGAGAGGGCCAAAACACCCTCCAAGAGGGCTATTTTTGTTGGCGACTTTGATAGGATGGGGCTCAAACCCCCGAAAATACGGTACTTTTTGTTGGCGACTTTGATAGACCTATTTTTCGTGGGATCATTCATAGCGTGTGCGGGTGAGAGCGGCTTTTTGGCTCGCCTTTTGGAGAGACTAGAACCTGTATAAACTAGAACCTGTATGGTACTAGAACCTGTATAATACTAGAACCTGTATGGTACTAGAACCTGTATAATCTCTCTTATGTGGGACCATTCATAGCGTGTGCGGGTGAGGGTGGCCTTTTGGCTCGCCTTTTGGAGAGACTAGAACCTGTATAATACTAGAACCTGTATAATACTAGAACCTGTATGGTACTAGAACCTGTATGGTACTAGAACCTGTATAATACTAGAACCCGTATAATCTCTCTTATGTGGGATCGTTCATAGCGTGCGTATGTGAGAGGACGCGCTCCCCCTCCTAGACGATGTAGGCGTTCATACATACTTAGAACCTGTATGGTACTAGAACCTGTATAATACTAGAACCTGTATGGTACTAGAACCTGTATGGTACTAGAACCTGTATAATACTAGAACCTGTATGACCTGAGCCTCCCCCTAGGTGATGTAGGTATTCATACAGGGGGGGCTGACCCCCCCCCTCCCCTGTGAGTTGACCTTAGGGAACAGCAGACAAGCCTAGAACCTGTATAATATTAGAACCTGTATAATACTAGAACCTGTATAATACTAGAACCTGTATGACCTGAGCCTCCCCCTTGTCCCTTGTGTTGACGTTAGGGAACAGGGGGGGTGAGCCTCCCCCTAGAGGATGTCGGTATTCATACAAGGAGGGCGAGCCCCTTTTAGTTGAAGGTTAGGGAACAGTAAAACGTCTCAGATCGCTCTCTGAGGCGCTTTAGCTCTCAAGCCTGCTCTACCCCTAGCTTAAGGACTCTAAAGAGCACACGAGCGAATTTAGAGCCCTCCCTCGAAGGCTTTAAGCTGGTTATGCGACCCGCCAAAAGACCCCCTAGATGATGTAGGTATTCATACAGGGCGGGCTGAGGGTGGCTCAGGGCAACCCCTTGTGTTGAGGTTAGGGAATGGGAGAGGCTGTTTAGAACCTGTATAATATTAGAACCTGTATGACCTGACCCGACCCTGCCCCTTGTGTTGACGTTAGGGAACAGGTGGCCTGAGCCTCCCCCTAGATGGTGTCGGTATTCATACAGGGCGGGCTGAGCCTCCTCCTCCCTTGTTGAGGTTAGGGAATGGAAGGAGCTGTTTAGAACCTGTATGGTACTAGAACCTGTATGACCTGACCCGACCCTGCCCCTTGTTGACATTAGGGAACAGGTAGCCTGACCCTCCCCCTAGATGGTGTCGGTATTCATACAGGGCGGGCTGAGCCTCCTCCTCCCTTGTTGAGGTTAGGGAATGGAAGGAGCTGTTTAGAACCTGTATGGTACTAGAACCTGTATGGTACTAGAACCTGTATGACCTGACCCGACCCTGCCCCTTGTTGACATTAGGGAACAGGAGGCTAGGCTGACCCCCTAGAGGATGTAGGTATTCATACAAGGCTCCCCCTAGGCGCTCCCCCTCCCTTGTTGAGGTTAGGGAATGGGAGAGGCTGTTTAGAACCTGTATGGTACTAGAACCTGTATGACCTGACCCCCCCCCTCCCCTTGTTGACATTAGGGAACAGGAGGGCTAGGCTGACCCCCTAGAGGATGTAGGTATTCATACAGGAGGGCTGAGCCTCCCTCTAGGCGCACCCTCTTGTTGACATTAGGGAATGGGAGGAGCTGTTTAGAACCTGTGTAATATTAGAACCTGTATGACCTGACCCCCCTCCCCTTGTGTTGACATTAGGGAACAGGAGGCTAGGCTGACCCCCTAGACGATGTAGGTATTCATACAGGGTGGGCTGGGGGTGGCTCAGGACGCACCCTCTTGTTGACACTAGGGAACAGGGGGCTGTTTAGAACCTGTATAATATTAGAACCTGTATAGCATGGGCTCCCCCTAGGCGCTCCCCCTTGTGTTGAGGTTAGGGAACAGGAGGGCTAGGCTGACCCCCTAGATGGTGTCGGTATTCATACAGGGCTCCCCCTAGGCGCTTCCCTTGTGTTGAGGTTAGGGAATGGGAGAGGCTGTTTAGAACCTGTATGGTACTAGAACCTGTATGACCTGACCCCCCCTCCCCTTGTGTTGACGTTAGGGAACAGGAGGGCTAGGCTGGCCCCCTAGACGATGTAGGTATTCATACAGGGTGGGCTGGGCCTCCCCCTAGGCGCACCCTGTGAGTTGACATTAGGGAATGGGAGGAGCTGTTTAGAACCTGTATGACCTGAGCCTCCCCTCCCCTTTGTTGACGTTAGGGAACAGGCGGCTAGGCTGACCTCCTAGATGGTGTCGGTATTCATACAGGGTGGGCTGGGGTGGCTCAGGACGCACCCTGTGAGTTGACATTAGGGAATAGGAGAGGCTGTTTAGAACCCGTATGACCTGAGCCTCCTCCTCCCCTTGTTGACGTTAGGGAACAGGTGGCCTGACCCTCCCCCTAGGCGCTCCCCTGTGAGTTGACGTTAGGGAACAGGTGGCTAGGCTGACCCCCTAGATGGTGTTGGTATTCATACAGGTGGCCTGAGCCTCTCAGGACAGCCCCTCCCTTGTTGACATTAGGGAATGGGAGGAGCTGTTTAGAACCTGTATGACCTGAGCCTCCTCCTCCCCTTGTTGACGTTAGGGAACAGGCGGCCTGAGCCTCCCCCTAGAGGGTGTCGGTATTCATACAGGTGGCCTGAGCCTCCCTCTCCCCTGTGAGTTGACATTAGGGAACAGGTGGTCTGACCCTCCCCCTAGGCGCTCCCCCTTGTTGACATTAGGGAACAGGTGGTCTGACCCTCCCCCTAGAGGGTGTCGGTATTCATACAGGTGGGCTGGGGGTGGCTCAGGACAGCCCCCCTTGTTGACGTTAGGGAACAGGAGGGCTAGGCTGACCCCCTAGAGGATGTAGGTATTCATACAGGGGGGGTGGGCCTCCCTCTAGGCGCTCCCCTTGTTGACGTTAGGGAACAGGGGGGGTGGGCCTCCCCCTAGGCGCTCCCCTTGTTGACGTTAGGGAACAGGGGGGTGGGCCTCCCTCTAGGCGCTCCCCTTGTTGACGTTAGGGAACAGGGGGGTGGGCCTCCCTCTAGGCGCTCCCCTTGTTGACATTAGGGAACAGGGGGGGTGAGCCCCTGTGGAGCCTCCCCCTTGTTGACGTTAGGGAACAGGGGGGGTGAGCCTCCCCCTAGAGGATGTCGGTATTCATACAGGGGGTGAGCCCCTGTGGAGCCTCCCCCTTGTTGACATTAGGGAACAGGGGGGGTGAGGCCGATTGGAACACGCGGGGCGCTCCCCAGCCCCCCCCAAATAGCCATATTAAACCTGCATGGAAAATGACAACCTTAATTTGAAACCCTCTTTAAGAAAGGTATTTCCTCTCAGAGAAGGGGGTCAAATGCAGGCGCATGGGACTTTCTCGCGGAGGGAAGGGGGGTATGCTTATATATTATTGGGTTTTGAGCGCGGAGGTATGGACTTATTAAAGGGGTTTGTCTCAGGGAGGGGGGTCATATAGGGGGGCTTTTTGGTTTTGGTTTTACGGGGAAGTGGATCTTAAATTTCTTTTGGCTAATTTTTTTTGAGGTTGTTTTTGAAAAGGGGTGTGTGGGTGTTAGAGCTCCTATAACGTGACTAAGGTAAAACCTTCATTAAGACGAGAGGTAAGGTTACGCTATGAGTGCTAAACATAAGAGAGACGTGGAGTTGCTTTTGTCTTATATGCCTGACAATGGTTTCTTACAGGGCTTATCAAACAGACTAAGGACAGGTATGAGCTTGACACCTAAGCAGGTGAGCGCCTTGGAGGGTATTAAAGCTCGAATGTCGTCTAAGCAAGCTAAGATTAAGCGAGACAAGGCGAGGGTATCAGAGGCTCTAAGGGTATATTCAGAGAACCCTTTCTTGCAGAGTCTCTTGGAGCATTTAAGTGACGGCAAGTCTATGAGCGCGAAGCAAGACGAGGCGTTAACGGCAATCGAGGAGAGAGCCGCTCGTAGATTAGCGAATATGGAGAGGCGGTCTGCTGGAGTTAAGCGTGAGATGTTGAGTGTCTTGAGGGGTTTATCTAGAGTGTCTGACTTGAGCCCTGAGGAGAGTGAGTTTGTGAGGCGCATGATGAGTCTAGTGGAGGGCGACCTTAAGATTAGCGTGAGGCAGAAGAGTTACATTAGGGGTTTATGTAGTAGGCATTTGGACTCGGCGCGTGGTCGTAGCTCTGCGGATAAGTTTGGTGCTAAGGTGAAGAAGCATTTTGGTGGGAGGGGTAAGAAAGCGTCGGTGAGTCGTGCTTGGGATTATGACAGGGGGGAGTGGGCATATCGTGTGGGTGGTGGTAAGATTAAGTATGCGAGTGAGGAGGTCTTAGATTACAAGGTTGAGTGGGGTGATCCGCCGAAGCCTAATGCGTGGAGAGCAATACTTAAAGGTAGGATGTCAGATGGTCGTATTGAGGTCACTTCGCCTTTGATTGTGGGGAGGATTATGTTCAACATCTTCCCTCATGAGATAGATGTTTCTTACAGACGTAAGGGTTACTCTGCTGTTGACCTTGGGACGATCAGGAGGCATGGCGACATGGACAGTATTTTCAGTCATGCGACGTACACTAAGTATATTAAGCCTGCGATTTTGAGTGGTGCGCTTGAGCTGGGGAGTCAGGGGAAGAAGATCGCTTCAGGAGAGGGGTTTGAGGGATGAGCACTTATAGTCTTAAAGCTCAATGGGGAGCACCCCCGAAGCCTAACTTGTGGAAGGTAGAGCACAGTGAAGACCATCAAGGTCATAATAAATGGACGGTCACGTCCCCTGCGATGGCAGGCGCTGTAATGCTAATTCACTCTAAGAAAGCCTATCCTGAATGGTGGGTAAACTACTATAGGGATAGGAAAGAGACGCATAGTAGGTCTACTAACTATAAACGGATTTATAGTTATTTTGCCCACGCAAATGGAGAAATGACGGACGCTGAATGTTTCAAGCATTTTTTTAGTGAGGGGTTTTACAGGGAAGTAATCACAGGTTTTATTAAAAACGGTTTGATTGAGCTCAAAGTGCCTAAGGTAGCTTCTTCTAACCTTGAGGCTCAATGGGGCGACCCTCCTAAACCTAATGTGTGGAAAGTAGAGTACGATAAGGCTTTTACTCAGTACACGATCAAGTCGCCTGTGTTAGAGGGTCATTTCGTTGTGAAGATGTACCCACCTAGCTCGGCGGAGATAAAATTCTTTGACGCTACAAGAGGAGTGACTTGGGCGAGGTATCTCAGCCCTGTAACGATAGAGGATATCTTGTCTCGTCAATTCTATCTTGAGAGCATTAAACCTGCGATTTATTTGACGCAGGAGATAAGACTTAAGAAAGGCTTAAAAGTGGCTTCTTCAGAGATTAAACTTCAATGGGGCGACCCTCCTAAACCTAATGTGTGGAAGGTAAAAGAGAGGCCAGGGAGAGGTGTTAAACACCGTGGTTACATCTTCGACATCTCTACACCTTTAGACCCTTATCTAGGGATAACGATCCATCAAAGTCCATCTAACTGGGGAACAAGAAAAGCCTATAGGACAGCCGTGTATTACGGGTCTAGCTGTCTTATTGAGAATGCGGCTGGCTTTCTTGTCTCTGAAGGTGCTCATCCCGCAGATACTTTCAGCACTCAGTCTTTTTGGGATCGCATAAAAGATGAGATTAGAGATAAGACACCTACTTCTATGAAGGTAGCTTCTTCTAACCCTCAAGCTCAATGGGGCGACCCACCTAAGCCTAACATATGGAAGGTGGAGACGCTTCAACGCTCTAAGATGGTCGCGCTAACTCGCGTAACTTCACCTGTCTTACAGGGCTCAATATGGCTTGGCGTATATGGGGCGGTTTTTTACTGCCCACATGACAAGATGCCCTCACCTCTTACAGAAGAAAAGATGGTAGAGTTTGAGAACAATCTTGATCCGACGAAAGACCATGTTGATATTACAAGGATCATGGGGATCAATCCAAAGAGACTTTTCCTCTCTAATAAGTTTTATTTAGAGCACTTAGCGCCTAAGATTGCAGGCGGGATCATTAGGTTAAACGGTAATGTTAAGGTTGCTTCAGGAGAGGCTCTCAAAGCGATGTGGGGCGACCCCCCTAAACCTAACGTATGGTCGGTTGAGGAGGTTAGATATGGCTGGGAGCCAATGTATCGAGTGTTCTCACCTTTGATGGAGGGTGAGGTATGGTTAAGCGACTCGCTTCTCGTTTACTACTTCCCCAAGGGCTTAGGTCTTCCTCAAAGAAAACTAGGGCCTGACTGTGACCTGCGAAGCCTATCGTTAGTAGACGGTAACTACCCGTTGCAGAGGTTAAAAAGCGCCAAGAGCAAAGAGCACTTCTTGTCTCAAGCGTTTTGGTTAGAGCACCTTAAGAGCAATATACATCTTAAAACAAGTAAGCTGGCTTCTAAGAGAGGTAAATAAAATGAGCATTCAGTTAAGAGTTATGTGGGGCGATCCTCCCAAGCCTAATGTGTGGCAGATTAAGCATACTCCTGCAATCCCTGCTAGGAAGAAGTCTGAGAGTTGGGTCATTCAGTCGCCTTTGCTCCTTACTAGCTTCACTGTCTACAAGAGAAAGCAGACAGGCAGGTTTGTTGTTTACTACGGCGAAGGTCTTAATACAGGTAAGGTTTCAGGTAATAACGGAGATTGGTATTTAGAGTACATCTTGTCTAATGAGTGGTACATGGAATACATAAAGCCTCTTATAGAGAGCGGATATATTAGGAAGCGAGATGATAACCTCAAGATCGCGAGTGAGATGAAGGACGCAGAGGTCATGTGGGGCGATCCTCCTAAGCCTAATGCGTGGAAAGTCTTCTTTGAAGACGGCTACGGCGCTAGAAATGACCGATGGAGGGTAGTGTCGCCTCTTATTGTGGGACGTATTTTGATAGTGGAAGACGGCCCTTACTTCCGCTTTTCTTATGTCGTCAGCCTCAAAAATTATGTTACTATGTTTAGTGTGCCTAAGAATAAAGTGAAAGGTAATACGCTCGGCAAGGCGCTGTTTAGTCACGCGATGTGGGAGAAGATAAGACCTTATGTTACGGACGGGACGATTGTCCTCAACGTACCCAAGATTGCTTCAGAGCAACTTCCAGGTAATCTCGAAGCTCATTGGGGGACTCCTGCTAAGAAGAACATATGGAAGGTAAGAAACATCTTCAACAACCCTGATATGGTTGAGGTCACGTCACCTTTTATGGAGGGTGCGATTGAGGTGCATACTAACCAAGGTTATTCTAACGGGATTTACTACCCTGATTTGAATAGCATTGAGGGTAAAGTGGCGCTTTGGAAAATAGAGAGGGGAGATTTAAGCTACGTCTTGAGCTCAGAAGGTTACAAGAACCTTATAAAGAAGCATATCGACATGGGAGTTATTAAGATTAAGAGAGGCTCTAAGGTAGCGTCCTCAGAGATTAAGCTCCAATGGGGTGACCCCCCTAAGCCTAATATGTGGAAAGCAGAGCGGATAAAAGGGAGCACTCAATCTCGTTTAACGTACTTAATAACCTCACCTCTATTTAGGAGGACAATAGACGGTGATCGGTTTGCGCTAAAGGTACAAATCGACCCGTGGGCTAACGAGGCTATCATCAACCTATTTTACCAATATAACGCTAGAACAGGGATGCCTTTAGGTACTTATCAACTGTCAGAAGACTACTTCCACAACATCGACCATTTACTTGCTCATTCTTCTACATGGGCGCTTGCGATAAAGCCAGCTTTAGCTCGCGCTGAGAGAGAATGGAGTCAGTCGATATTAACAAGTAAAGTAGCGTCTACTGCTGTTAAACTCCAATGGGGTGATCCCCCCAAGCCTAATATGTGGAAGGTTAGACGCTATTTGGGTCAAAACAACTTTATTATCACATCGCCTTTATTTAGTGATGTTTATAACTACGGTGGCGACGTTACGGCGCTAAGGGTAAGCATATCAAGAAGCACCAACCCCAATCGCGGCACGTTTATACCCAAAGCATCTTTCAGCTTCGGGTTGTTGGAAGAAAACGGCAACTTTATAAATAAGGTTAGCGGAGGTGAGAAGTTTGATAAAGACTTTGAGCTAGAGGTGGTCAATAATCGAGTCCTTCTAAACTCTGAAGAAGTGTTGAAATCACATAGCTTTTGGAAAAATGCCGTAAAACCTGCATTAGAGAACATAAGCACAGGATGGTCATACGGAGAGGTTTTCAAAAGTAGAGTAGCCTCCCTCCGCACTAACTGGTTTCCTGACCATGTAACAAGTAACCCCCAAGTTAAGCTAAATTGGGGGAGCCCTGCGAAGCCTAACATTTGGAAGGCTTGGAGAGGCGATAGCGGAGACTCTTTCTTTTACTACATAGAGTCACCTTTGTTGAAAGACACTTGCATAGAGATCCGTGTAGACCAAAGGAGCACTGTGGCAGAGGTTTTCTTCTATGATGACAATGATGGGGACATGCGAAAAGTTAAGCATATAAGTCTTGCTTCTAGAGGGACTGACCCCTTTGAGTTAGATGAGGATGTTCGATCAGAGGAGTTTTGGAATTTTGTGGTTAGCCCTCAGCTTAAGGGACACGGGCATCTCAACAATGTTAGGATCGCCTCTGAGTTTTAAGGGAGAAACTTGGCGAAGTTTTCGCTAAACAACCTTGAGAGCTTCTCTGCCTCACAAATATATTCTTCTCTGCTAGCCCATGCTTTAACTGGGTCTAATGTTAGGGAAACTCCCTCAATGTTTAACGGGTAGTTAAGACTAAACACAGGGTCTGCCCCTGTCTCACAGTCTCTAAGAGCCCCTGCTAGGATCGCGCTGATAATCTTTCTTGTCTCTCTCAGAGAGATGCGCTCCGCGCCACTAGAAGCACTTGCGCCCGACCATCCCGTATTAACCAAGTAAGCCTGAGCGCCGTGTGTCTCTAACTTTTGTTTGAGAAGCTCAGCATACCTTAACGGGTGCAGAGGTAAGAAAGGCCCTCCGAAGCAAGGAGAGAAAGTAGCTTTGGGCTCTGTTACACCCAACTCCGTACCTGCGATCTTAGCGGTGTAGCCACTGATGAAATGATACATCGCTTGCTCAGGAGACAACACGCTTACAGGAGGCAGGACACCAAAAGCGTCACAGGTTAAGAAAATGACCGCTTCAGGATGCCCTGCCATGCTTGGCAAGCCTCTCGACGCTAGAGAGCTTTCAATAAACTCGATGGGGTAAGAAACACGCGTGTTCTGTGTCTTAGAGGTGTCTCTGTAATCTACCTCTCTTGAAGCCTCATCAAGCACGACGTTTTCAAGCTGAGCGCCGAAGCGGATCGCGTTATAAATGAGAGGCTCATCTTCTGCGCTGAGGTCAATCACTTTAGCATAACAGCCCCCCTCAAAGTTAAACACACCCTCATCACTCCAACCGTGTTCGTCATCGCCCACTAAAAGCCTCTCAGGGTCATTTGAGAGGGTAGTCTTGCCTGTACCACTCAAACCAAAGAAAAGGGCGCTAGAGCCTGTTTTGAGGTCTACATTACAGGAGCTGTGCATGGGGAGCACTCCCTTGAGGGGGAGCAGGTAGTTTAAGACTGAGAAAATCCCTTTCTTCATCTCACCGCCATACTCCGTACCTCCGATGAGCGCCACGCTTTTTCCTAGATGGAAAGCGACGAATGTCTCTGAGTGCATCCCTGACGCTTTGTAGTTAGCGTTCTTCACTGCTGAGGCATTAACGATGGTGAAGTCGGGCTCAAACCCTTCAAGCTCTTCAGAGGTAGCTTGGATGAACATATTAGAGACAAAGTGAGCTTGCCACGCGAGTTTTGCGATCACCCTAACCTTAATGCGGTGTTTTGGGTCAGCTCCTGCGAACCCTTCAAAAACGTATGTCGGTTTGCTTGTAGTAGCGTCATATTCAGAGCAGACGAGATCGTAAAGCTCCTTGAAAGTTTCTTCAGAGATCGGCTGGTTTACCTCGCCCCACCATATCTCGTCTTTTGATCCATGCTCTTCGACAAAGTATTTATCTTTAGGGGAGCGTCCCGTGTATTTACCCGTATCAACTGCGATTGCCCCTGACTTCGTAAGTACACCTTTCTTCTCTGAGAGGTTTGCTTCTACTAGAAGAGGGGTACTCAAGTTGTACCGAGTCTCGCTTCCAAGATTAACACGATGGATATACTCATTAGGGGTCATAACGTCTCCTTTATTTATTAAATACTTACAGAGCATATCGAAGGATATGCTGCGCTTCGTTATGTAAAAAAACAACAGTATTATGGCTACCTTTTCTCTCTCGTAGTGTAGAGGTTTTGCAGGAGCTTTTCTTGCACTACACTACCTATTTTCCGAATGGAGGGAAAATAATATGGCTACAATGAGTTTTGGTGAGAACAACGCGGCACACGGTAAGTGGAATGTGTTCACAACTATGTTGAGCGTCGAGGACTTGATCGAGTTACTTTCTAAGAATGTCTCCCCTAACGAAGAGATTTGGAAGACTGACTTTTACAGCGGTAATAAGAAAGCAGGAGTGACCGCGCTTCAACGCGAACCAACAGCATCTCGTATTGACCCTCTCAAGCGTTATATCGAGAGCAATATCGTGGATGACAATGCTGTGTTTGCAGGGGCGCTCCCTGCGCTATCCGTGGCTGTGATGGGTGATCTTAAGCCTTCTCCTAACGGCGGTATTATCGTTAAGTGGGATAACGACTTTAAGGCTGTCCTCGTTGACGGTATGGGGCGCTATTCTTCACTCTCGGCGCTCTTCGCGAGTGATCGTAAGAAATATAACATTAACGTACCTGTAACCTTTTACACGATGGAGGGTCTTGAAGAGGACGGGTGTCGTCAAATCCTGCATGACTTTAACCGTTATGCGACAACCATGCGCCCTGTGTCTGCGTCTCAGTTTGATAGCAACGACATCTTGCGCCCCTTTGCAGATAGCTTGTATGAGAAGCTCACGCAAGCAGGTTTCCGTGTCTCTAAAGGACACATGGCGAACGCGTCTTATATGTTTTATACATCGACAGACCGCTTCTACTCCGCGACTAAGGAGACAAAGAACAGGAAGCACCTGTTAACGGCTGAAGTCGTCAATGACAAGGGCGATGTAGATACAATCGCTCAGTGGGTTGTCGATTGCATCAATATCCCTTCTGCCAAGAAGAATAAGCTCAAGGCGACAACTGTGCAGAACCTCTTGCATGGGTTAAGCCAGGTGCGTGGGGTTTCCGCTAGCGATGTTCGGGTAGACTTCACAAAGCCTTTCGTGAGCACTTTAGGGTGGAATGACTCGCTCCGCGTTAAAGATCAGTTTGACCGTAACCAACGTCTGCTCAATCTCCGCACTTTCGCACCCTAATAAGAAAAGCTGGAAGTCCCGACAGAAAAGCCCCCACCGCCCAACCTGTTAAAAGCAGGTTAGAACGGCGGGGGCTTTTGCTTAGTCTCTACCATCCGATCTGCACTAGGGCATCTCAGAGGGTAGAGGCTTAAGGTTTACAACATCAGCTTTTCGGGTGTGCTACTACAGGATTACGACCGCATGAGGGTCGTCAATCTTGTAGGTTCTGTATTGCTCGGTGAGGAGCTTTCCGCGTGTTCGGATCACGCTCTTGAGCGCGTCTTTGACATACGTCAGACGACGCTTATTTGGAGCGGGCGGGTCTTGATCCTTAACGACAATCGAGCTTGAGAGCTTCCTACCTCTCAGGTAGAAGGACCCGTTGTGCTCTGTGAAGTTAATCCCGTTGATGATAACACTATTGCCCCATGTTACTTGGGGTTGAAGGTCGTTTGCGGTGAGCACAAGGCTCTCTAGCACACCTTTAGTGCGAACCTTGGAGGCGCGGTCGCCAATGAAGGCTACCGCCCACTCCTCATCGCTACAAGGCGCGTGACCCTGTGCGACGAGGATCGCGTCTGTCTCAGCGCGTACTGCTACAGCATCTGCTTGGATGCTTTGCAGATGCGCTAAGTCTTTCTCAGCGTCACCCTTGTAATCGGGTGAGAGATCTAGACTAACCTTAACGACGTGCTGTCCATATCGGACTTTAGAGCCCGCCTTACCGCGCTCGACTCCCTTTAGCTGTGTTTGAAAAGTCACGATCATGTGACAACTCCTGTAATGTTAAGGGGCTCGTAATGAGCCTCTGTTTAAGATTAAGGAAGTCTCAGAGACTCCCGACACCTCAAGCCCTCACCTCCTAAACTGCTTAGAGCAGAATAGGTGGTGAGGGTTAAGGTGTTGGCCTTATTATTAGCGGTAAAGATCGACCATAGCGAGCACAACAAAGATGTAGAGCGCCTGATAAGCGTCCTTGTCGCTAAGAGCGCTGAGACGCTCAGCGTGCTCAGGGGTCACGTCGCTATACTCGCCATCAAGTCCTCCGAGCCACTCGATAAGCGTGTCTTGAGGATAGTGTCTTGTATCCATAGACATGATCTCGTTTACGCAATCATAGACCACATAATCGTTACCGTACCAATCTATGCCCACAAGAGCCTCCCACTGCTCGTAAGGTGGAGGTGCGGTCTTGCTCTTCATTTCGTGTATGAGGCGCAGGTTGATGTTGCCGACTTTGGTCTTAAGACCTTGAAGCGCGTACTTGCGCTGTCCGTTGTGTGTAGCCATTGGTTATCTCCAAGTGTGGCTGTTATGGGGAACGGTATTGCCCCCCTATACCTACTCTACGGATTACTTTTTTCCCCCGACATTTAGGCCGAGAGCGCACTGGCGTGTGCGCGTACCCATGCGCGTGTGCGCGTACCCATGCGCGTATGCGCGTACCCATGCGCGTATGCGCGTACCCATGCGCGTATGCGCGGTAATATTAACGTATAGAATTGAGACATTTAATCGGTTTGTTAATTCTATATGTGTGCTATGCGGGCGCGTGCGTATCGAGCGTGAGCCTTAATGTCGGGGGAAAAAAGTAATCCGTAATGTTATTAGAGAGGGGGGACAATCTTCCCTAACATTAACCGACCTAGGGTCGTTACATGAGGAGCTACGCATGAAAGCGCAACTCAAAACACTTGCTACACTTTTCCTGATGGTTGTTTCAGCAACAACCATTATCGTGCATAAATATCGGGAGTACGCCGACAGTGACGCGCACACTTGTGTTGAAGCGTACCGCACTAGCGGTCACGCCCACATCAAGTTTAAAAGTGTTTCGCACCATTACAATTGGTGCGACTTGCACATTAACGATTGGTATGAGTTATCAGTACCAATCGTCCAGATCAAAGCTGACGAGATCCGAGCCCGTAAGGGATATGTGAGCAAGTAAACCTAAACCTTAACCCTCACCTTAACCCTCACCCTCTGAGATGCCCTAGTGCAGATCAGAAGGTGAGGGCTTGAGGTGTCGGGAGTCCTCGCGACTCCCTTAACCTTAAACGTGGGCTCATTACGAGTCCTAACCTTACAGGAGAGTAGCATGAGCGCGACCTTCGATAAGCCAAATGATCCTCATCGTGTCGTCTTAGACGACGAGGGCAATCCCCTCTCGGAGGACACTATCGTATATGTGTCTCTGTATACTACAGTGCGCCTCTATGGAGGCCCTGAAGAGGGTGGTTGGTGGTATAACCACCACGATTTATCTCTTACAATCCCTGTGCGCAACCGCGCTGAGGAGATCGCAAAGCTCCACGATTATATGGAGCAATACGCTACTGAGCAGGAGTTGTTCGGTGGCGATATATACTCCGTTTGCGGAGGGCAAGAGGCGTGGAGTTGCGTGGAGGCCCGCCCAGGGGAGTCTCAAACTACAGAGCGCCCACGATACGAGTGATCAACAACCCTTCATCAAGGCTTAACACCTCAAACCCTCACCTTCTGATCTGCTTTAAGCAGTTTAGACGGTGGGGGTTTAAGTGTCGGGAGTTTAAATATTTCTTTTGTAATCTTACTCACACAGAGGAGGTGCTACCATGTTAGACCCGAAACACCTAGTAGACTTATACTTAACCAAGACCGCAGGCAAGAAACCTAAGCGAGCTGTGCCTAGTAAGTACACGAAAGGCTTACCTAAGAGCGTAAAAGAGAAGCGCGAGGGTCAGATTAGAAATAGATTAAAAGGCAAGGCTAAGGACATATATAAACCTTTAGCAGGTGATAATGTTAAGACGAAACCTTCTCAATACAGTAAAACTAAGTTTGCTGAGAAGGTGCGCGAGGAGATGACAAGCAACACGAAAGACGGTTTCTTATCAGCCGCGAGTAAAGTCTCAGGTATCTCTAAAGCGATATTGACTCAAGTGCATGAGCGAGGCTCAAAGGCATGGGCAACAAGCGGTCACAAACCTGGAGCTACTCAAGTCGCATGGGCGAGAGCGCGTGTGTATTCTTTCTGCACAGGGGGCAAGACTACAAAAACAGGGGACAAAGACCTCTTTGAGAAGTTAGGGTAATCTTATGTCGTGTTACTACTCAGAAGAGCTTTTAATGTGCATCTGTGAATACTTTGAGCTACTATTAGTGTAATCACCCGCTATGTGCGATAAGAGCTGCGAGAGCGCACAATAAGAGCGCCACGATACCACGCCAATTAAAGCCATAGTAGGCTGTGTTAAGGATTAGGTCTATTGTGAGGCTACACAAGCCCCATGTGACTCCTGCTTTCCATACGTCACCGACCTCTACCAGCCTCCACCAAGCATGAAGAGTGATGTAGTTGGTGAAGAGGCTAGTGTAGAGCCACCACTTAAAGGGAGTCCAGTCAAAACCGTAGATTTCTTTAGCGTTGCCCTTATACCAAAAGATTATGTTGGCAAAGCAAAGCCCTAATGCAGGGAGGATATATGGGTTCATATCATTCCGTTGTAACGCTTTTAGCGAGGTTTCGTGGGCGGTCTACGTTCACGCCGAGTATTGTAGCGATGTGGTAGTTGATGATCTGACCGCAAATAGTAAAGAGAATGGGGTTAAGGAAGGTAAAGTTTGAGCAAGGTATCTCGACGTAATAATCAAAAACTGACTTAGTTTCTTTAGAGCACTTCTCATCTACAACACCGTATACGAGCCCGCTCCGCGCCTTAATCTCTTGTATGTTAGACACTGTTTTACTCTCGCTCTCTTTGTCCACGAAAGCAAGCGTCGGTGTGCGCTCGTCTATAAGGGCTAGAGGGCCGTGTTTAAACTCGCTCGCGCTCATACCTTCAGCGTGTATGTAGCATATCTCTTTAATCTTAAGGGCAGTCTCTAATGCGCTAGAGATAAGAGTACCCCTAGCTACTACCATTAGGTTCTTAGCGGTGCTTATCTCTTTAGCGAGAACACTTAGTTTGTGGGAAGCTAAGAAAACTTCTCTTAAGGGGAAAGTCTCTGCGTAATCTCTAAGGTCATACGCTAAGGACAAGAGCGCGATAGCTTGATGTGTAACAGCCTTAGTAGACGCTACGCTAATCTCTTGTCCTGCTTCAATATAGAGGGAAGCATCGCAAGACCTGTCCAGGCTTGACCCTTTTGTATTATGAATAGCGAGTGAGGTGAGGCCGAGTTTCTTTACACATCGGAGAGTGTCTGCTGTCTCTCCTGATTGAGATACCGCGATGAGCAAGGTCTTCTCACCTACTGCGATGTGCTTGTCGTACTGAAGCTCTCCCGCGCTTAAGACTCTTACAGGTATTTTGTAGCGTGCTTCAAGAGCACTCGAAGCCATATGAGAAGCATATAGAGCACTACCACAACCAGTAATGATAACTTGGTCTTTACCTTTGAAAAGCTCTCTTATATAGCAAGGATGCCTTGCGCTCATAAACATAGGGATGGAGGTTTCTTGCGAAGCAATCTCCTTGGACATGTAGTCTTTGTAACCATCTAGCCTATAGCTGTTATCTGTGTGTTCAAAAGGTCGGAACACTACACCTTTAACCTGATCCCCTGCTGAAATCTCTACCGCACAACACTCAGGTAGGTCAGCGTATAAGAAAGTATCTTCAGGTAAGCTGTTCTTATCTGAGGAGATGTAATAGCTTAAGGTTTGAGTAGCGCCTAATACGAGCGGGCTTCCCTTCTTAGCGACAAACAGGTTAAGAGGCTGGTGCGTAAAGAAACACACGATAGCGAAAGAGCCTTCTAAGAGCGCAATCGTGTCCTCAATCGCTTTGAGAGGACTACCCGACAGCTTGTACTCTCTCTCAATAAGGTTGGGGATAACCTCTGTATCTGTCTCAGAGTAAAAGTGGTGGCCCTCTTTTGAAAGTTGCTCTTTAAGGGCAAGGTGGTTTTCAATGATCCCGTTGTGAACAAGGAACACCTTACCGTTCATAGACATATGTGGGTGAGCGTTTTGCTCTGAAGGTTTTCCATGTGTCGCCCATCGGTTATGTCCTATAGCGGATTGGGTAGATGAGCCTTCTTCAGGAAGGTTCTCAGGATGCCCTATGGTCTTCTCTAAAACTACCGCTGAGGTCGAAGTTGAGCTGGCTATCCCTGCGCTATCGTAGCCCCTATATGCGAGCTTTAAGAGCCCTTCTCTAACGACTTTATACGAGTCTTTGTGTCCTGTTGATCCAAATATACCACACATAAGTTTTCTTTCCTTTACAGAGCAGACCAATGTTCAGGGTAAGTCCCGTCATCTTGCTCTATATTATCTAGTAATGAGTAATAAGGGCGAGGAGAGAGCTTATCGTAGCCTGGCTCGCGGGGATCAGGAAGTAGCCCGTCTTCGTAAAAGTTTTTATCTATCACTTTAAGATTACGGGCTACGGAGAAATCTAGGTCTTTATCCTCGAAAGTCTCAGCGGTGACGATGTTAGGGGAGTCCCCTAAACGCCTTAAGATCAAGTCCTTTTCTTGTTCGAGCTGTTCGTATAGGTCACAGAGTTTGATAATACGCGCCTCTAGCTCGTTGCGTCTAATCTTAATCTCTTGAGGGAACACTTCTCTAATCTGAGAAACTGAGATCATCACCTCTTTGGCTTGATCCCAATAATGACCTCTCCGCCCTGTCTTGTTTTGATGGTATTTGTGGAAAGGTAGCGTGCCTTTTAAGTCTAAGGTTTGCTTTGTAGGGTCTTTTGATTGTGGAGAAGCTACTCCCCCGTAGGGATACCTTTGATAGTAAACTGTTTTACCTGAGTCCTCGTCTTTTAGAGGTACAGTGCTGTCAGGCCCTAAGAACATTGAGATGTCGAAAGGGTTACCGCCGACTGCGACATAAGCCTGTATGAGCTTATGGATAGAAGACCCGCTATCCACTACAAGACCTAAACGGCGCTCTGTTTTCTTTGTAGGATCGGTAGGGAGGTCTTCGTAAAGGACAATCACTTCCCCTATCCTCTTTTGCTCAACGTCGATTGAGGCTAGTCTTCTAGCGGCATCTCGTCTTGCTTCGCCCACAAACTTTCGGAAAGCTCTCCATGAGCCCTCTCGGAATGTACCTAAAAAGTTAAAGCTCATCTTAAAACTCCAATCCGTCAGGCAACGAGGGTAGCTCTTCGGTGTCGCTCCCTTGCTCCCCTTCACTAACGACGTTTTCTTTAATAAACTTGAAGGTGTCGATTAGGAGTGTAGGCACACCGCCAAAGACAAGCCCTACACCAGCGGAGAGATCCCTCACGTCGTCAGCAGGTTTGTTGTCAGCATTTAAGAAGTTAGTCATTAAGCCCTGACCGCCTTTTGCTTCTACAAGCAGGACATTAAAACTACTTACTGAGCCTATTCTGACTAAAAGAGCGTTTAAGAGCGCCGTTATCCTTAAGATGAAGTTTTGAAGCTCAGCGATACGGCTCTGTATAGCTTCGATGTAACCTATAATCTTCTCTACGATCCCTTTAAACCCTTTTAGGAGAGTCTCGAAGAAATCGTTAACTTGCTGGAGGATGTCCTCTACATCAGGGAATACTCTAGGGAACACTCGATAGGCTTCCCATGCGCTCTCAGGGACTGTGGAAGAGCTAACCACACTTAAGACTTTTTCAGCAGCCTCCAGCGCCGTTACCCCTAGAGCACCTTGAGTTAAAACCTCATAGACGGGCTTTTGCTCTTCATATCTACTATTAAACCTTCCGTAAAATACAGCAACGCCTGTATTTTTGCTACCCTGCCTGAGCAAGAATAACGGAGAACGGGTTTTTGCGAGCTTCTCCCCGTTCTTATATAGAGCACCTGACGGTACAAGTGTTAACTTTCCTCCCGCCGACATTTCTGATTTTCCAAAAAGGACACTTATAAATGAGCTTAGGGCAGTGCCGTACCTTTCGATAAAGTCATCACGAAAAGTCTTAGGGAGCGTAGTAAACTTCCCTAAAAGTTCTTTTGACAGGTCTGAGCTAATCTTATCTAAGGAGTTTTCATAATACTCCAGATCAGTAATGTCGTTGAGCCCTCTAAAAGAAACCTCGTAAGTCTTTAGTATTACTTTAATACTCTGAGAACCGTATTTACCTCCTAAAGGTGTGTTTTTACACACCATAGCAATGATCAAACTATGTTTGATGAGCTGAGTAAAGCCAGTGATGTCTACAGGCTTTTTGATCTCTAGAGGTTTTGAGATAGCGTTAAAGTTTTGCCATTCCGCATAAGAGCTTTTGATAAGCCCTGTGCGTATTCGGACATAAAAAACTCCCCTGTTGAAAACTTTTGTAGGCAAGTCTTTAAACTCAAGCGTGAGAGACACGTAATCACTCAGAGAGAACCCGTTAAAGCTACTAGATAAGTCTATTTCTTTAGTGATTTGGTAATCTTTTATGTCACGGTACTCAATCCCAGGCTTGTCTATCTGAGTGAAAAGTTGTACCTCGCTTTCAGGTAGTCCTTCTAGCTTATGTTCCCCATAAAGCACTATCTGCTTGCCCTTTGTATCTACGCAAGGGGTGACAATACCTTCTCGACTAGTCGAATGGGGAGGCCCTGCCGTGACTTTTAAAGGCATTAAGCCGTCTTTGTAGGCTGAGATGTCTACGAAAGCCTTTTCAGGTACGGGTGCGCCCTCAGGGTATTGCCAACTGATCTTAACCGCGTCAGCAGGTACACCACTGTCAGTGACACCTGCGCTACTCTTAATATTAGAGAAGCGATCCCCTACCTTTTGCAGATAAGAAAAGCTGAGGTCTGTCGCTAGCGCCGTGATCTCAGGAGCTTTTGAGCCCAAGAAGTAAGAGTCTATCTCATTAACGGTCTTTACGAATTTATGCACTAGGCTGGCGGGCGCACTGTAGTAAAAAAACAGCGCAAATACCTTCGTACTCTCGCTAAACAAGAACACGGGGTTGTTCGGGTCTGAGCTGTTAAGCATTGCCCCCGTTAAGCGTCCCTCGAACCCCTCGTACCCTCCTTCGAGTCTCTCTTGAAGAAATACTTTAGAGACATTAGTGGGGATGTCTTTATATACGTAAACACCCAAGTTACGGAGATCATTAAGTAAAGACTTAACTAAGCCGAGAAGCTCTTTAATGATGAGGTTAATCGGATTAGCGAAGTCGAAGACGAAGTTTTTAATGAGGTCTAACACGTCGTTGGCGATGTTTAGTACCTTCAGCAAAAACTCCGCTGCTTCGTTTACGCCATCTCTAACATCTTTAAGGAAGTCAGGGACGATAAGATCAGCTTTGCCCCACTCGTTTAACTGCTCCGCCATTACTTACCTCCACCGTTTTTTATTTTGTGGATTTGGATTTTCGCGTTGATCAGCTTTTGCTTCTCAATCTCTACCTGTCCTTCAAAAAACTTCTTAAGCTGTAAGAGGCGCTCGTAATATTCTTTGCCCGCAGGGAGATCTTTTAACTGAAGGTCTTTGTCTAGCTTGCCCCATGAGTCCTTATCGTTTCCTGACATAATCTAGTCCTCCAAGTTAGTAGCGAGCCTCTTGGCTCGGTTTATCGCTTCCTTTTGCCGACGCGGAAGCTCAAAAATATCGTATCTGAGAAGCTCTTGGAAACTCCCGTCTTTACGATTAACTCTGTAATCTAGCCAAGAATATCGAGACTCTAACAAGTCTTCCCCTTGGTTTAGAAGCTCACTAATTCTCGTAAGCATCGAGGGCTGGTTGAAGTCATCCTCGAAAAGAGTATACGGCTCAGCAGACCCTGTAGGAGTTTCATTGTCAAGGTCGGAGTCTTCAATAAATACGCGCCTGTCTAGGATACTTAAGCAGTCTGAGTCATTAACGTAAGGGGCGATGCTCACTTGACCTCTCACATCCTCAACGAGAACATTCAAAGCCACTCCTAAACCTATTGTAGGATCGACGTTAGACCCTACATCTTGAGCGTGTGCCTCTTCTTGAAAGTCTCGGTATGTTCCGTACTTCTTATTCGCATACAGAGTCCTGATCTGATCCACAAGCGATAACGTGCGCTCTCTAAGCAATAGGATTTGACCTACCGCATTTTCGGAGAGTAACCCTGTAGGCTTGATGATCTTGTAGGAGTACGGCGCTACTGAGAGGTAGTTGCCTCCAAAAGAAAGCGTGTTCGGGTCAGCATACTCTGTAGGTCTTAAATCCATTTGACCCTCTAGCCCATTGTCTGACAAAAGGCTACCGTTGACGGTAGGGTACACTGTAAAAGCGCGTTGATTATCGTCACTGTCTTCAATCACGTCCCCAAACGCGGAGTTACCTACAACACCTGTAAGAGAAGTAACTGTTAACTCCGTAGGACTCACGCTTAATACTTTGTAAAAGCCTCGGTTGTCATCGTAAGGGCTAGGAGAGCCCGCTTGATGTACAAGATTGCCAAGAGAGTCTAAGCGACCTGGCACTCCAATGTCTCCGAAAGGTCGAGCCCCTTGCTCCCCTAAATCGTTTAGAACACCCGCAGGGTCAATAATCACAATATCGCCCTCTTCGACACCTTCATCGACATAGTTAAGGTAAAGGGGGTCTGACACATCCCGATCCGTGTTATTGTCCTTTAAGAAATTGATAGAGTCCTCATAGTTTGTGCGCCAAGGGGTATACCCTCCAAAGCCAGCCTCTGCCGTCATGGTGACTCTAACAGTGTCTGTGATTGCGTCTAAAAGCTCTTCACAAGACTGCTGGTGAGGTATGGGGGCTTGTTTTAATAAAACTACCGCTTCATCGTATGTGTGATCTGCGTCGAGCTCCCAATCTAGCTCTAAATAAAGGCGCTCTGCTTCTACTTTTGTAATCTTAGACTGGAAAACGGTGACTCCTCTACGTTTTACCTTTAACTCGTCCCCTGCATTAATATTAACGCGGGAGTATGTAAAGAGTCCTAGTTGAGTGCCTCCGTTAGACTCGAAAACTGTTTTTAATCCGTTAGCGCCATCAGCAAAGGAGATGCTGTTAGCTCTTCTCATCTCGTAGATGTAAGAAAGCTCAGAAGCATCCGTTTTAATAGAATTGTTCGCTTCGTGGAAGCGCCTAATATGAGACACCTCAAAGTTGACATATTCTTTCTCTGTGGGGATAGCCGCAGGGACAAAACTCGATAAAGACCTTAGCCCTAGTTTAAGATTAAGGTTCAGAGGGTTATTAGTGTTTTGCTCGTCAATCACTCTCTGAGCCGTCCCTTCACCTAAGTCTTGAACGGGCTGAGGTATTGTAGGCTCAAGATAGATACCTGCGGTTGCTCGGTAAGTAGCAGTGAAAGTGTCAAACGGGCTTAAACACCGCAAGGCGCTCTCGGCAGGGTTCGTGATTAACACTCCTCTAGGGTTATTTAACGTGAGCCATTGCGCATCCGTAAGATAGCTGAGGTTAAAGCTACTTGGAGTATTGTTATAAAGGTAAGGCCCTGAGTACCTCTTTCGCCATTCTTCCAAGACTACATTAGTGAAGGGCTGGACGGCTAACTCGCCTGCTAAAATACCGAAGCTACCGCCTGTCGCATCCACAGGTCTGCCTACAGAGAAATCAAGAGTGTCTCCATTTATGGTATTAAATGCCATTTCTTCGACACCGTAAATGGAGCTCGCTGGGTCATGGTAGCCCTGTGGAGTGAAGCCCTCAGCATAATCAAAGTCAAGAGGTAGAGAGGTCATCCCCGATATGTAAGCACCTCGCAGATTGGTCAAAAGGTCTGCGAAGTCGTTAGCAGGTATCACATTGCCCAAGGCATCCCTAAAGTTTGAGAGTGTTTTAAACGTAATATTATGCTCAATGAGCGCATAGTCTGCGCAAATGATCGCGTAGCGGAGATCAGTAGAGCTTCCTGAGTAGAGCTGTCTAAAGTTTGTGATAATGTGGACACGTCCACTTACTACAGGGAAGAAATACCGATACGATTGCGGGTCGTTGATAGGCTCTTGTACCGTAATCGAGTATGTGCCTCCTGATGAAGTAATCTCTTTGAAGAGTGGGAAGGCAGATATTACGGGCAGGTCTTTCTCAAAAGTACCGTAATCTAAGCCCGCGTCAGCAGGGACAACGCCTCTAATCAAGTAAGAACCCGCTTTTGTGGTGCAAGGGTAGCCAGCCACCGCAGAGCTTTTAATCTTAAGCACATCGCTCTTCTCAATGCCGTCGAGAGCACCTGAAGAAAGAGTCACGTCCTTGAGGATAAAGTCCGAGTCTGAGCTAGCGAGGTCTTCTGCTAAGACAGTGCCAACCACCACAGGTTCTGAGCTAGGGATCACAGACACACTTAGAGTTTCATTAGAAGCCTCTAAGATATCCTTAACGGGCTGGTTACCCGAACCCTCCCAACCGTGAGCCCTCAAACCCCACCTTGCGCTGGTAGCGTCATAGATGCCTACACCGAGGTGGTCAAGTGTCCTTCTCTTAAAGGTAAGAGGGTCGCCTCCGTTAATCTCTAGGGCAGAGTTTACTGAGCTATCAGGGTTTCCTGTAAGCCCTGTCTCAACTTGCTCTACATCAAGCGTTGCTTCTAAAGAAAGACCGCTTATAGAGTGCATACGCCCGCGCTCGCCCGCGTGAGAGAGAGGGTACACCTCTGTAAAGGTGAGTCTGTCTTCTTCAATATTAGCGGTACGGGAGCTAGCTCTAATGTTAACGCTGAAGTCTAAGTGACCTTCGCTGTCGTTAGGATTAGAGACGAAGAAGTTAGCGCCCGAAGTCACTTTATGGAAGTAATGACTAGGGTCAATAAGAGGAGAGCCCAAAGTAGTGGTGGTAATGACAAGGTTTGTTTGAAACGAGAAGCTACCAAACAACAGTGCGAAACTCGCACTGACTGTTCCGTCTGCGCTTATTCTTTGTACACTGCCTGTGACACTGCCTGACGGTGTAGTTTTAGTGAGCCTAATCGTATCAACGACCTCGCCCTCGTTTACCGCTACGAAAGGGTCTATGTCTCGTTTATAGAGATTAATCTCGATAATCGTACCGAACTCTGCGTTAAACCATAAGTCTTCAAACGGCGTAAGGTCTAAGCCTCCTATAGACTCGACTTTGAAGGTATACACATAAATATTCAACACAGCGTCATAGACGCGACGTACCGCTACCCCTGAGAAGTGGCCTGGGTCTTCGTAAGCAAGCGCGTTATTTAAAACGTAAGAAATCTTATTGCCGATCTCTGTGTGGCTTACATATCTAGGCGGCTCAACGCTATTAGAGTCTACTCTGCCTACCGAAAGGAAGCCTCTACTACCTAACGTAGAACCCTCTAATGTCTCTGAGAGCATTAGATCATAAGGCTCTGCGTCTGCGACACCGCTTTTAGGCGTGTAAGCCCCTGCGTCCGTCACAGGGAGCAATGATCTTGAAAAATCTAAGATACCCATGTCGTCAGGTACAGCGGAACGCTCAACGATCTCGTCAGGGTAATCTGACTGAGTAACCGTAGCGTTATCTTGGTCTAAAACCGTTTGGAGCTTCTTTTGGAGTGCTCTCAACCTAATCTTCTCTACAGAAGGACTTGAGAGGTAAGGTACGGGGTAGTCCCCACTATCAGACTTATCTTCACTAAAGAGCGCAGGTAATCTTAAGGGCTCGATATCGCTATACGAAAAAGAGATATCCGCGTCATAGAACATTCCAGGTGTAGGAGGAGTTTGACCTAACATTTCTTTTAGAGGAAAAGGCACTGTGTCTTCTAGGCTTGGTAAAGATCGGTCTGCGATCTCCCCGTTAGAGCGGAGCGTGAAGTCAGAACCTGCTCTGTAAGTATCCGAGAAAGAGGAGACGAGAACCATCTCTTCTATCGTAGGGCTAATACCTGCATCGCTAGAAGGCTGTGTTGCTTCCGCGAAGAGGGTATCGCCCTCGGAGATGACAGCCCCCTCTCTAAGGCTAGAGATGTCTTGAACGCGCCTAACGGGGTCTGACTCGTCGCTCTTTAAGTCGATTACGCATCCAGCATAGATATTTCTTACCGATACTTTGGCGTATACGGGCTCGTCTTGTATCTCGACGTATTTAACATCTCTAAGGTTAATGATTTGCCCGTTCGCATACCCTACGTTTAGAGTATCGCCTACCTTAAACGCTGGAGTAGATAGTTCTACATCCCCTGTCGTCAAATCACTTAAAGAGCCTCCGTTAGAGATGAGTTTGGTAAGGTCAGGTAGCTCGTTCTCGTCTAGGGGGAAGTCTTTGATTAGGAGAGGAGTGGCTAAGATTGCAGGTCTAGGAGTCACTGAGAAAGACTCCGCGCCGACAAGCCCTAATGATGTGTCTAACTCAGGAAACCCGTGAGGTGAGTAACTTACAACACGCGCTCTCGGAAACCGCTTTCTTAGAGTAGCGTCTGTAACCGCGCTCACTTCTCCTATTACGTTGTTTTGAAGCTGACCGATTACATTCCCATTTGTATCTGCCCACCCATAATCAAAAACACCGCGCCCTGTCTCAACGACTCGACCTGCGGTAAAGATACCATCGTTAGGGTACTCGTCTGAAACGTGGCCTTTGTAGATTTGACCGTATCCTTGAGCTCTTTGAGGGAAGAGTCTTGAGAGCTTATGGAGCTCACCTAGCCTCTTATAGACTCCCCTAAGAGTGTTTTTCTTATCGCCGTTGATTTTTATTGTTTTTTTACGAGTGCCTACAAGCACAATGTCATCAACATCGTTCTCTACGTAACGCTTCTGATCATTCGTAAGTCTTTTAATCTCGCTAGAGGTCATGTCTTGGTCGTCAAACACAACACCATCAATCAGAGAGGGTGTAATGTGCGGGCGCAAGAGCGGGTCACTGCTAATAGGAATGTAAGGCGAGTTAGACACCGCTGAGAAAGCCTCTCGGAAGAGTATTCTTGGCGTGTAAGAGCCCTCGATCAGGTTCTCGAAGCCAGGTGTCTCGGTTACGCGGTCTTCTCGCCTAATATTAAACTTGAGCTTACCGTCTCGGTCACCAATGAAGACACCCTCTGAAGTCTCTACCATCTGCTCAAGAGAACACACTACATTATGGTAGAAGCTCAGGAAAGATCGAGCTACGCGCTCCTTATTTTTAATCCTTGTGCGGGTCGAGAGTATGCCTGATACACCTTTATCGTTACTCTCGTCAGGCGCTGAGGCGAGAAAAGAGCCGAAGGTGTTAAGGTTCTTTTCTCGGTCTTCGCTTAAGACCTCTTTCGCAAACTCCTTGAGCGGTAAAGCGCGGAAATAAAACCCGTCAGGGTCTACGTACTCGTACTTGCCTTTTAAGATGAACCCATTGTTCTCTTCAGGAGATACGAGTTTAATGTAAGAGATGCCTAGTAAGGGGCTTACAAGCACTCCGTCTCGGAAATACGGAGAGGGCGCTTTGATTAAGCTGAACGCTCCGAATAGCTCGTCTCCAGCATCGAAGCCTTTAAAGTGGTTAGAGTCAAAAGCCATATCCCCTGTGGAGGGATTTATGGTGAAGTCGAGGTCTTGGCGCAGAGCTTCACCGATACCCTCACTGTTTAAGCGTATGAGGGTGTAAGGGTTTGATGTTAGATAAGCACCCTTGCCTACAACGATGGGGGTATTCTTTTGGTATATAGGTGTCTTGCTAATCTTAAGGGAGTCCGAGCTGGAGTACCCTTTCTGAAAGATGTCCGTCAACTCTATCGTGGTTTGGTTGCCGTCTTCAGAAACAGTTGCTGAAGCGATGATAAAGGAGTCTCCGCCTACCTCAAGTACATTCCCCGTAATCGCGTACTCTAGGAAGTTACCGAAAAGAGTAAGGTTCTTCGCGCCCCTAGACACGGGCGCGAACACGGGAGGGTTGCTGAGGTTGAAGGCTTCCTCAAAAGGCACTAGGAAAGACTCTGTGACGGAACGGTCTGTGATGAGCATCAACTCAGGGTTACTTGCAGAGCGGGAGCCGAGCTCTTTTGTAGGAGTAGGGGTGATCTCAACGGAAGTCTCATTTGCGTCAGCGTCGTAAACGCTAGAAGTCACATAAAGAGTAGACGCTCCTAATCTTAAGAGCTTACCTGCGCTAATCTCAGTCCTATCTCCCTTGAGCTTAAAGAGCCTTTGATCAACCGCTAAGAAGAAAGGCTCATGATAGTAAGGCTCTCCTAGCGTGAATATAATCTCTCCACCCTGAGCTGAGAAAACCGCATATGTGACGGTTACAGGTCTGCCGTCTGTTATAGAGCGGTTGAAGTCTAGCCTCCCCTCGCTAATCGTAACCGTCTGAGCGCCTCTATAGTTTTCGAGATTAGCCTCTACGTAAACGACAGGCTCAAAGCTCGTATCTAGAGGCAAGCCGTTAAGATTAAACTCATAAGTGTACTGAGAGCTTCTTTGGGCGCTTTCGCTTTTAATGAAGAAGGGGAGCTTCTTAGTAATCCGATCTTCCGAAGTGGCTCTACCGTCTATATCACCAGGTTGATACGTAACCTCTATCTCTTGGTCTTTCACAAGAGGCTTTGAGAGCTGGAAGCTCCCTGCGAGAGAGTTAGCTTTAAAGTCTGCACCCTCAATCAGCACCTCAACAAGGTAAGCAGAGGTCGCCTGCGTATTAACCACACCGTTGTGAGGGTCTAGCTCTAAGACATCAGCAGAGAAAGACTCGCTGTAATATACCACGCTGTCAGCGAGGCTTGTTACGATCTCTAAGCCTACTCTCAACTCTCCTGTGGGTAGATACTCAATGATCGCTTCGTTATCTGTGAACGCTTCAACTCGAATAAGAGTGCCTAAAAACTTATTAAACTCCCTACTTCCGATATTCAAGATGAAGTCTGAGAGGGTTTCTTTATCCGCGTTCAAGCCAGGTAGGGCGAGGTTGTCTGCTACATCACCAAGAGCCACACCTTTATTGAGGATATACGGAGTCTGATCCGCTTCATCTATACGGATGAATATCTGCCTACCCTTCGTAAGGGACTCGAAAGGTGACGTGATCTTATCTTCAGGTATGGGTGTCAGTTTTCTGACAATGAGAGGCTCTTCATTAAGATGGTTGAAGGGCTCGTAAAAGACCTCCGCGAACAAGCTATCGCGGTTAGTGTCATCCTTAAGGATCGTGCAGAAGACATTATCTTCTTCAACCTTAAGGTTAGTCTCTACGATCCCGTTTTGCCTATTATAGTTGACGCGCACATAACGAATACCTGAGCTGAGGGCGAGCTTTAGGACTTGACCCTCTACAACATCTGCAAAGAAACTAACAGACGTGCTCTCTATGTTTCCAAAAGAGTCGCAAGACACAAGACCCGTAGCCAGCGAGTTGCGGAAAGACTCGATGAGAGTGACCTGTCCTTGAGGCTCACTGACCACGTAATCTAACCCTAATGTCAAATATTCATAGTCGTTAACACCGTCTGAATATTTGACGAAGCCTCTAAGCTCAGGTGCGGTGCTCCCGCTCAGTATTTGAGTGTCACCCAAAGAGATATTGACGGTAGGTCTTTGGATAGGGATCGTCTTCGCGACCCTCTCAACCCACTTAAACTGATTGTCCTCGAAGTTGTAGGCGATATCTTCAAACGGATAGAGTATCTTTTGCCGTATCCCGCTGTCGTATTTAAAAAATGCGCTCTCGGTATAGCCGAGGCCGTCTTCTAGGGGATTAAAGTCTAAGAAATGGAAAGGACTCCGAGAGATTGTTCCGATAGGTATATCGTTAATGATTGACGTAGACTTAAAGTCAGAAACTTGCCTAGACAGGTCTAAGTTAACGGGGGATCGGTACACTCCAAGCGCGACACCTGACTCAATACTCCATGTGTGGTCGGAGTGGTAAAAGACAGGTAATCCGAAGGCTTCAATCGCAGAGGTGTCTTTGTTGCCATTATCGTCGTAAGGGCTTAACTCTAAGATTGTCCCCACCTCTACTCTAATGACAAGGTATCGGTTAATCAGACTTACGCTGACACCTTGTCCTAAAACGCTATTAAGGCTACCTATAAGATTACTGCCTACATAGCGCCAGCGCACATAAGCGCCGTCTTTATGGAAGTGGAGGCTGTCTCCCTCTTTAAGCTCAAATAGGGATCTTTTCTTAGAGACAAGCTCTCTTCCTCCAACGTAACGGCTCGGCACTAGCTCGCTCTGTCTAAATAAAATGCGCCCACCTTGATTAGACTTTTGCCATGTCGAAGGGGCATGAGTAGGCAGACCTACACCGTCTGCCTCTAGCGCAACAAAAGCAGAGCTTTCTTTTATCTCCTTACGCTTAGGAAGATCGCTTACTCTATCGACCACCTTAACTCGCTCTAAACAAGCATTCTCCGTGTAAATAAAGAAGTCTCCTACACCTTGAGCAGATGTTACGAGCCCGCACCCGTTAGGTCTAAAGGTAGGTGTGTCAGAGCTGTTAGGTTTTGTACCTGTTTTATCGGGATCACCGAGATACCCGCTTGTGAGGTAACCGTCTTCAGACAGTGTTGAGGGAGGTATTCTTAGTTTTGTGCTCTTGGCAAGGTTGTTGACCTCTTGCCCGTTTTCGTTCCTTAACGTCACAGGGTATTTTACGGGCAAAGGCTCTTTATTCAGGGCGATGCCGTTATAGAGGACTTGAGCGCCTACATACAACCTATTAAAGGAGTTGCTAGTGATGTCAACCTTGGCTAGATCAATCTCGCTAAACTTGAGCTTTCCCGTAGAGAGCGCGACTCCTACGTGACCCTCTAACAGAGTAAGCCCGCTTAAAAGAGTCTCTGTATCTACTAGAGTAACGGAGAGAGGTCTGCGGTTGCCGATGTGGAGCATAGGTCGGCTTTGAGGGGGAGGGGGAGGGCTGATATAAAGGTCTTCACCGAACGTGCCGACAACACCATCGTTTTCTTCATTAAGGTTTAAGGTTGAGTACCAAAGGGTTGAACCGTAATAAGCCTCTACGAAAGTCGGATTGAATAGAATTTGACCACTCTCGACAGACAACAACCCTGAGAGAGGTGGGTTGTAGTCATCGAAGGCGATTTCTTTGTTATCGAGCTGTGTTTGAGATACTGCAAGGACACCTGAATACTCCTTGCCCATAGAAGCTACGGGTACGGACGCTTCATTAGGGACATCCCCTAATCTTAATGTAGCATAGAGATCATTTGACTCGCCATCGAGAAACTCACCTTGTCTTATCCATGTTGGCAGGGGGCTCAGTGTAAAGGACTCTGAGGTGAGCTGTCCTAGATTGACAGGCTTGGAACCTTTAATGAGAGTCCAGTTACGAGTTGCACCATCCCATTTAAAGCGCGACTGATTAGGATCATTCTTAGTCCACCAAAAGCGAGCGTCTTCTACGGTATAGGTAGCGCCCGTGATCGTGTCTCCCCTATCTTGTGAGAGAGCGGCTTGGTTCGCACCGCTCTCAGTAAGGTTTCTCGTCTCGGTAGTGTTCTTTAGCGTAACCTTACCGCTGGTCGAGTTAAAGTCGAAATGGAGACTAGTAAACTCTACAGGGTCGCCATTGATTAAGACAGTGAGGGACAGGAGCGTATCTACTTTGAGCCCTTGCAAATCGTGGACAAGAAACTCGTTAGTTGCGTCATAGTAAGGATCGGCTAGTCCCTGTCTAATCGTAAGATTAAGATACCTGAAGGTTACTTCAGCGTTGTCTAACACTTTTGTGGGGTCAAGGGCGAGGTTGGAAGAGTTAGCCGCCCATACAAAGTATTCTTCTAGTTGCTCCTCAGAGAGGTTTGCGCTTCGGTAAATCTCAGCACGCAGGTCAATAAAGTCGGGCAGTGTGTTAAGGAAGTTTGCGGAAAACCCGCTGAATAAATCGCCCTTCTGCTTAAAGTCTCTAACGACTTTAATCTCCGCCTCGTTTGTGGTGCTCGCGTTCGAGTCTGCGCTCTTTACGCCTTCTAATACAACACCTTTGAAAAGCTCACTCATGTCTTAACCTTATCCGATTATGCTAAAAGTAGGCGCAGAGCCGATTAAAACGGACACGGCGGCTGGCGGGACGGGGGTTACTGCACCAACGCCAAATCCTAATAGGGTTTGTTGCCCTAAAGCTACACTAATACCTTTAGATAATAAAGATTGATTAAGCTGAGGAGAGCCTCCACTTGAAACAAAAGCTGACTTGATCGCGCTAAGCAAAGAAGCCTCTAATGTAGGCACGTTAGCGGCGATTACTTTTGTGGAGTCAACCCCTGCGACAACACCTGACGACTGTCCTTTGTATACGATGCCACTCATAGAAGAAGCGCACGCGAGCCCTACTGCTTTATAGAGCTCTAAAGCGATAGGCCCCTTTAGATCGCTCGCTTTAGTGGCGGTGGCGACAAAGCTCGGAGAAGGAGGGAACGTAGTCACTCCGTTAACTTCCCCTTTTCCTCCCACAGAGCCTGTTGCAGTACCTTGGAATGTAATATTAGAGGGCGTGTTTACCCATGTTGCGATCCCTGTCGAAATGGCGGAAGCTAGGATGCTCCAGCTTAATCCTTTGAAAGTGCTATTAGAGAGGATTTCTTGATTTAGTGTGGCGGGTGTCAGTTTCATTAAACTTTTCTTATGGAGAGAGTCTTACAGTCGAGCTTCCCATATTATAAGTTGATAATGGCTTGCCTGACAACGGGTCTAAATCCGTTGAGCTGACTACTCCTCCGCCTAGAGCCCCCGTGACGAGACTGATTGAGTTAGCGGATACGGTTGCTTTGGCAGAGGAGGTAATGTTAACAGCACCCCCTGCCGTCATAGAGAGGGTAGCTGTGACATTAACCGCCATCTTTTGAGGTGTGTTAACCGTTATCCCTGTAGCGGAGTCAAAGGAAGCTGAAGAGAGCCCTGCTCCAAGCTCAGATTGGCCTAAAGTTGTTGTGTAAATCTGTCTCCCTACCTCAACCGTTGTACTGTGTTCTCCAGCAACGAGCGTTTCTTCGCGGTTACCAAAAGTGTTGAGGTAGCTGTCAGCCTTCGGGTTTGTCGGAAGGTTCGTAATGTTAACCTGACGGCTCGCACCACTCGTAGGTAGGTTGGAGCTAATATTAAGAGAGTGTCCGTTCGTGTAGTTTTCAGACCCGTTCTCCGCAGAGATCGCGTATCCTCCAGCAGAAGAAACCTGATATGCGCCCCCCGTATTGATCTCAATATTCTGAGTGTCAGATAGATCAAATGTCTGCGCCGAGATTTTAACCTTGTTAGCGGCTTTAAGCTGTATAAGACCTCTGCCTTCAATCAGCACATCAGGTGCGTTCTCGACAGCTTGGGCAGTGGTTACTTTACCTCCACCGAAGATGCTTACCGCGCCTCCCTCAGATCTAATGTTAACGCCAACATTACCTGTTAAGCCACCCTCTTTAGAGATGAGCTCGATTTCTTTGTCTGCCGTGAGCTTATAGCCTTCACCTGTACCAAGCCTCATGCCCCCTAAGGAGTAAAGCTCGAAAGCGTTGTCTGCTCTGCTACCAACAAAGCTCGCTAAAAACTTACCTTCCTTTGTGACGGTGATGAAAGAGCTTTCCCTAAACGCTCCTCTACCTCTCACATCAACAGGAGGTGTCACGATTAAGCTAAAAGCAGACTGATCGTTGAGCGGGCGGTCTGTGCCTATTACGAAATCCTTAACGAGGTTATCTCCGTCAAAGACAATCGGCACAAGAGGCGCTCCGTACTTTTCTTTGCCTGCTTCTGTGAACGGGTCATTACCGACAAGCGTGCCTAACACCATCTCTACAAAGTTGGGGGTAGGGTCTGACTCGCCGTTGTCAGGATAGTTATCAGCATCAAACCCGTCAGTTTGCTCCGTAACAGGGAGTGTTCCGTTAGAGGTGTGCTTTAGCTCTATGCGGTATTCTGTCAGGGAGTTTTCACTTAAGGGGCTTGAGGTATAGCTGTTTTCGTAGTTAACAGAGCTATCTCCAACTCTATAGAAGACTTTACCTCCGTAAGAGGAATAGTCTTCAAGGTTTTCGTCTAACCTGAAGCCGTCTGAGTCGATGAAGAGCCCCCACTGTAAAAACTCATAAGGGTTTAAGTCCTTCGCAAACGTAATACCGCCTGATCTCTCAAACGCTGTTTCACCGCTGTAGTTTTCTTCTTCTCCTATGGGAGGATAGAAGAGGTAGGACGGTGTGAGGAAGTCGTCGTCAAACAACCCTTCCTCTATGTTTTCATAAGAGTGACCCCAATCAAGCCCATCAGAGAACATTTGAGTCGGTAAGAGCCTAGCGTCTCGTTGCACCATGCCTGCGTACACGCGTGCGCCCGCGAGACTATGGAACTGTTGCAATGAGCGCGTGACCAAAGCCTGATCTTGATCTCTAAGAATAATCTCGTTAGCTCTACGGTTCGTGATCGTCACGCTCTCGTCTAGATGGAGGTCAGCGCCTTGCCTTGAAGAGATAAGAGCCTCACCTTCTTCAAGGTGGCGCATCTTAAAACGTATACGAGAAGCAAACCCTTTGAGATCGTCCCGATCAGCCCCTGTTTCCATTTGACCTTCTTCAGGAGAGAAGTCTTGCCCTACAACCCAATCTCTCGCGAGCCATGATGGAGGCGGGAAATAAGAGACGATGACAGGCTGTCGAGCTGAAGCTCTACCATCACTTTCTTTAGGGGCAAAGGCGACGACAGCGTAATCTCCGCTACAAGGCATCATCCCAAAGAAACTACGGCGACCGCCTCCAGGGAATGTTATTGGCGCTTTAAACTCAAAAGTTTCGGACTCTTTAGTCTTCGAGTGTAAATGGACATACCCTTCTTCAAAGTTGACGTGGGTAATCTTAAAGATTGCCAAACCCCACTGACCCCAACCTCGGCTACCACTTTCATTGGCGATGTTAAGAGGGGTAGTGCTGTTGATGTAAGTTGTTTCTGCGCCTTGTGGTATCATTCGTCCTCCCCGAAAAGGTCAGAGATATTATCAGCTCGGTTATTCGCGTTATCGACAGCTTGATTAAAGCCATTGATGACAGCCTGTATTGGGTTTTCTTTATCAGGCCGATTACCACCTATTGAAGTCCCCCTAAGGAGGTCTTGACGCTCCTTCCAACGGCCTGATACTTGAGCGACTTGATCCTTAGACCATGCCGTGATTTGATCGACACCCTCAATGGCGATGAAGTTTTCTCCGTTAAAAGCCTCGATCTCAAACAACTCTTCAGCGGCTCGGAAAGAGCTCGGAGCTCTCAAGTCATGTAAAGGCTGTATATCTGTTAACCTCAACGCGTTGTTGGCAGGGCTAATCTTTGTCGGAGCATTGCGTCGATCTACGACTAAGTTTCTTAAGCCCTGAACGATTTGCTCGTCTCTAGTAAGACTGCCGTCTGTGCGGGAGCCTAACTCTGCGAGAAAGTCTGAGACTTTAGATGCCTTTGTGCCTGCTTCAGCACTCGTAAGACCGCTTTTCAAGCGCACCTCTAAGTCTGACTGAGCATCGCCTTTGGAGGAAGTATAGACGGCTTTGATTAAGCCATCTACAATCTCAGGGTCTGCGTTACTGAGAGGGTCATAGTCATAGCCCCCCGCGAGCTTAGACCAGTTAGCCCCAGGCTCTATGGAGAGCCCTCTACCGTAAGGGAAAGAGCCTATAACCTCATAACCCCCATTGTCGGATACAGGAAAAACAGGAGTTTGTACGTCCACCTTTTCCGTCTCCTCAGTTTTTTCTTTTCGGGTTAAAGTTTTGAAGAGGGTGTTTAAAATCTTCCCGCTTGTAATGTTAAACACTGCTGCGCCTTTTCTGATAATATGTATATGGGTTGAGTTTCGTTTCAACCTCTGTTCCTTAGTTAGAGTTTGGCCCTCATTAGGAGCGAACTCAACAAGGTTAGGGTTTTCTATCGTCTCTATTATCCAAACTTGAGCCCACTTTGCGCTGTAATACTTTGCCATGTACTTCGCAAGGTAACTCAGGAATGAGCGGAAGTGCTTTAAGCCTGTTGCTTTGAAAGCCTCTCCCACAGTGAGGCTAGTCAAGTCTACCCCCTTGCGGAACACTTCTATCTCTTCTTCAGTACCGATTAGAGCATCTCTGTCATAGTTATCGGTGTTATTTTCGAGGTTTGATAAGCTGGAGGTATCTTCGTAATCTTCTAGTAACTCTTCATCAAAAACCCCTAACAGAGCGGTGCTTAGAGGCTCCTCGCTATCTTTCCTCAGCTTTTTCCTGTAGAGCGCCGTCAAAGACCGCGTTAAGGCGCTTTGAGCCCGAACGCTGTCAAAGACCCTCTTATTTTTTATACTTATCTGCTTAGACTTGTAGCTCATATTGTGATCTTGGAAAGAGATCGCTCTTATGTCGTGAGTCGGTGTCTCTTCCTTTTTCTTACCTGCCTTTAAGATTACGAGCCCTCTCTTCACGGAGCTACCTGCGAGCTCGATCTCACCATAGTTTTTAGTGTCGATCCCAACGCTCTCGAAAGGGTTAATGAGGTTTGGAGTGGACTTAAACTGCTTCGGCGCAACAACACCAATAAGATTAGCCTCTTTGACGAAACCTTCTCTAATGTCTACACCATCAGAACTTGTCTCTCCTTCCATGCCCATTCCTGGCGTGTTACGAACAGGGGAGACTCCTTGTTGCTCAGGGTTAGGGTGCGCAGAGGAGTAATATCGGTAAGAGCCAGCTATAGAGTCGTTTGTAAACTGAGATTTCATATCCGAGAGCACTTCAAGCAGAGTCGCAGAGCGGTCTACATCTTCACCGCCTCTAACTTGAGAGGACACTTGCTCAAACAGCTCAAAGAAGCCGAACCCTTGACTCGCCTGTGAGCCCTGTCTCTGTTGCTTTAGCTCTGTGTCAAGGCTGAGGATTTTCTCGTCTATTCGTGCGAGCTTAGCTTTGAGCTTTGTTAGCTTCGCGCTCGCTTTTCTAATTTTAGCCTGTTCCTTACTAGAGTCTAGGCTGTCTATGTTAGCCTGCTCCCTAAAGATTTGACCCTCAAGCGTAGCCTTTTGCTCTACAAGACCTTCTTTCCTTCGCTTGCGCCTTTTGCTTTTAGGTATCCCATAAAGCTCTTGGTCGGTTCGCTCTAAGGTTGTTCCGTACTCTTTCGCCTGAGTAACGATTTCTTGGACATTAAACATAACATCCTGCTCATCGTCATAAGAGACTTTATAGTAGTTGTAGATGTCTTTGTCGTAGATGCCTGATGGCACTACAGGGCTGATAATATTAAGGCTCTCCGCTTTCCTTATAAGATTAAGGACAACATTACGGTCTTTATAATCTGTCCCGTCATCGGTAACGTAAAACAAAGGATTAACAAGAGTCGGGTCGAGCGCCATTACTACGTTCGGGAAGCCTACTTCTTTAGGGTGGTTATCCTTTGAGGTGATGATAGGCGTTGGGGGAAGGTCTAATCTCGACAAGTCCACAGTATCTACCGCAGAGGCTCCTCGCGAAGCCTCTCTCGTATTTCGAGGTGCGTGAAACTTTCTTCTCCGCGCTGTGAGTTGTAAGGAGGTCGTACATTGACCTCCATAAGAGAAGCTGTGGCTGAGGCTCTCTACGTAATAAAAAGTGTCTATGTGTGAAATATAAACAGGGTAGCCAGCTCTAAGCTCAGGTCTAAAAGGTATTGTGAGGCTCGCGGTATTCATCTTCGAGTTAGCAACAGCCATTTTCGCAACTGCCGCGAAGAAAGCTGACTTAGGAGTGTTGTAATAGTGAGTCTCAAAGTCGCCCTGTCGCCAGCCATATTGGGCGACAAGTCGGTAGTCTACATAGCGCCCTGAGACACCCCATTCGCCTTCCATCCCTAAGCCCTGTATCTGTTGCCAATGTCCTGCCCTCACTACGTAGTAAGTCGCTTCGGGCTCGTTTTCGGTGAAGCTGAGGTTAATGATGTCTTCAGGCTCTATGCGATATACTCTACTCGCTGAGGTGTCTAAGTTGTAAAACGGAGGTTTGAATACTAAGTCTCCGTCCATATCTTGATAAAACTCGAAGTCCGTCATCTCCTTAATCTTATTCGCCATGTCCATCTTAGACTCGTAAGTGGACTCAAAGAAGTTAACACTACCCCATGCGCTCACGTCATCTACATAAGCTGAGATTTCAACAGGTGACACAGTAAAGCTAGGTAGCACCGCCGCGATTTGATCAGCGCCTCCTACAATCTTACCTGTCTCAGGGTTTACTCTAATCAAACCCAAGTCGTAAGCGGCTCGGAGCACAGAGCTGGCTTCCATATATTTAAACTCTGTGCCTACGCGAGAGTTTTTAATAAGGTTCTTAGCTTGGCTTCGGTTAAGCCCTGAGAGGAAGGCTTGTTGGGTCGCGGAGTAGAGCTGACCCGACGCGCCGTACATCCTTAAGCCGTAAAGCCGAGTAGAGAACCTGCGTTTCCAATACTCTAAGTTGATTGAGTAAAGGTCTTGGTTTTGGAATGTCGCGTTAATGTTAGTCTTTTGAGAGAAAGTCCAAGAGACACCGTGTGCCGCGCCTTGGAAATCGCGATACAGGGTATACAAAACCTCGTAGGCATTCTTGTTAGCGAAGTTATGCCCTCTCAAGGTAGTGCGGATACCTGAGTTTGTAGGCCGAGCGCCGAAGACCGACCCGCTCGTAGAGATATATTGATAGCTCCAAAAGTGTAGCATAGAGCTACAGCTTAGAGACGCGGAGTAGTTACCTCCGCTGTAGTCAAAAGAAACGCTCGTCACCACACCGTGGAAGATGTGGTAGTAGGGATACTGAGGTAACTCTTCGCTCTGTTTTAGCCCTTCTACTTTAACGAGCCCTTTTGTGGGGAAATAGCCTCTAGCATAGATATGTACCTCCATGCCTGTATGAAAGATGATCCCTCCGTCTTTGTATATCTTAGCACTCTCAAAGCGCGGGATTGAGAGCGTAAGGGAAGCTGAGGTCGCACCGCTCTCTACTCCGCCGTCTACACTGATTTGGGTGACATACTTTTGAATGTCGAACCTAATATTACCGCCGTCTGCTCCAGGTAGCTCTGCCATACCGTTAAGGTAAACTAGAGCGTCAGGGGTGTAGCTGACTATTTTCTTGCTGTTGGGTCGCCATGTACCCGAATACGGCCTATTAGCGTTAGACATTTGTTAAGCTCTCTTAAGTGTTAAGGACGAAACCCGTACCGCCAGGTACATCTTCTTCTTCCTCTTCAGCAGGTGCAGAGGTGAAGAGCGCCCCTGATGTTTGGAAACCACTGTCAACGACAGGATTAGGAGGCGGAGTAGCTGAAACAGGGTTACTTAAAATCCTCTTCGCCTGTGCTGACTTATACCTAGAGACTGAAGCGGTGTCTGAAGAGAAGTCCAGCATTTTTTTCACCTCAAACTCAAAGCTAAACTCTAAGCCTCCCATTTGCTTCTCTTCGGAAAACCCGTAAGAAAAGCTCTTCATTGTCCCTAGATAAGCGATCTGATCGTACTCAAGCACGACTTTGCCTGCCATAAGATTAGCCTTGGAGCGCCCTATCGTGTCTCTTATCAGAGCCCCGTTGTTGTAAATATTAAGCAACGTGATGAGTTGCTGGTAAGCCGCTGAGTGGTTGCGAGAAGCATACTGAACACCTGACGGCACGCGAGTTTCTGTTTCTCTAACACCGCTTCCTAAAGACGTAAGATTAGGCGGTAAGATTGCCACCTCGTCTGCGGTAATCCCTTGAGTAGTGTTTCTTACTCCTGACGCAAAAGCTCCAATCACACCTGAGATAGATAGCGTCGGCAACCCTTCTCCCCATGCTTGATAAACAAAACCTGTTCTCGTAGCTTCGGAGTAGTTTTGTATGCGCTGATATTGAAGCTGAAAGCTGTTAGGGTTGATTAACATTAATAACGGAGGTGTATCCGCCATTTTTTTAATTTGACGGAGAGTCTCTATCACCATCCTTTGATCTATAAAACCTGCTTGCTTCGAGGCGAGCCCCGTAGACTCGCGCTGGTAGCTCTCTTCAACTGAAGAAACTCTACGGTAAGCATTAGAGGCGATCCCCGACATTACGGTAGCATCGGCCTGCTCAAGAGCATAGTAGGTCAAGTCACTTGTAATAGAGCCTTGTCCCCTACCTGAGTTTAGGTAATCGTTTTTTGCGACTTTAGTCACTGAGCTGAAAGCGACACCTGAAGACCTAAATGAAGGGCTACCTCCAAAGTCGTAATCTTCTACTAATCTTAAGTTTTCTTGTAGATACCCATCATCAAGACCTCCCGAAGCGACTACACCGTCTAGTATTGTAGGGAGAGCCAAAGAAACCGTGAAGGGTGAATACTTCCTCAGTCTCTCAATGGAGCTGTCTATGGGCATTGAGTTAGGGTCTGACTCGTAAACTTGTCGGTATGAGGGGTCTTGCGCTAGCCCTTCAAATAAGCCCATATGTTGTACGCTGTTCATCGACCTTGCCCCCCTACATTAAGCGTGCGTCTGTGCTCTTCTCTGTAGACTTGAAAAGACATGCTGTACTCGAAGCTGTAAGGTTTATCCGCGCTCTCGGTAACGCTAAAGTTTTCAAACCAGCCGTAATAGTCAGACCCGTCAAATGACAGCTTGACATACCCTTGAAAAGCGATTTGACCATTCTTAGAGTAGATCGCTCCGTTGTTATGGAACAGTGCTAAGAGGTCTAAAAACTTGTCGTAGGCGATGGTGTCTCTTCTTGAGCCCCCTAAATCAATCCCTTTTATAGAATCGGGAAGCCTCGCGTTGCTAGGCCCTAATCCTGTAACAGAAGTGATCCCTGTGTAGGCTCTCATAAAGCCTCCCGTAGAGCCTTGTATGTCTATTGAGGCAGGCTGGTTGCCCCAGTGTTGTTCTATGAAGCCTCCAAGGGTCTGTATCGCTTCAGATTGTCTTGTGTAGCTAATACTGAGGCTACTAGGGTTGACGTGGAGGACGAGCTTAAGATTATCAGGTAATAAGCTCGTCAAGCCGTCAGGCGATATGAGGTCAAAGATGACGGGACGTATGCCTCTACCTGAGTATTGATCAGAAGGGCTATTAAAAGCACTCTTGATTGCGTAAGACTCAGCCATAGGTTACTCCCTTTGTTATTTATGAGTAGAGTGAAGAGGTTCGACCGCCTCCACCAAGACCTCTCGATTTCTCAGCCGCGAGGACTTTTCTTACGGTACGGGTAACCGTAATAGGGTCACCCATAATATTTATTATAACATTAGAGTTTCCACCCCTACCGCCAGCGCCACCGAAACGACCTGCCCTATCAAACACACCGTTAGGCTTACCGTACACGACACCCATAGCGCGGTCGAACGAGTTAATCGGAGTAACAACACCGTTACCATAGCCGTCACCTTGGTAAACAAAATCACCTGCGCTTGGCTTTACTTTAGGATCTCCTACATTGGAGGCTGTGGGTAATGTACTACCTGGGGTAGCCAAGTTAGTGAAACGCTTAGCCGCTTCTCGGTGTTCATAGTAATGGTCAAATCCTTGACCAAAACCTTTTGTTTCTTTTACGCGCTTCAATATTTTCATCGCTTCTTCCCCGCTATAGCCTTCACTAACTAACCTTTCAAACGCCCTCTCTACTTGTTCGTCATCTTTAATGTCTTTTAAAAGCTCCTTCATCTCTTTGTTAACAGTTAATCCTTCCTTTGCTACCTTCCCCTGTTTTTCCGCTTCCTTTACTTGGTTGTTTATTTGTGTTTCTAAATATGGGATGTTAGTCTCTATCGTATTACCCCAACCTTGGTTTAAATCTTCTATTGTCGCCTCATGTTTAGTCGCGATCTTTTCTCTGAGGTCATCTTTACCCGCCCTGACTTTTGCGAGCCCCTCATCAAGTTTTTCTCGTTTCCCCCTAATCGCGGCTATCCTTTTTTCCCTCTCTTCAGGGTGTAAGTCCTTGTCTTTTGCGACCTCGGACTCTTCTTTCCGAGTCTCCTCAATCTGCTTCTCTAAAGTTTTAATAGCTCTGTCGTAAGCACCGTAAAGCTCTTGCGCTCTCTTTTTCCCTGTACTATCGAGATTACCTCCAACAAAGAAATTTAAGATTGAGTCAAGGGTGCTGTATATCCCCTGTAGGAAATATGTGACTCCCATCTCAATACGTTGAGCGATATCTACTGTATTGTTGGCGATCTGCTCAGAGAGCTCTAAGTTTCTGTCTCTTTGCTCAGTAGCTTTAGTTAACACTCCTTCATTAAGGCGCATGAAAGCATCGAAGCTGGCTTTACCTAAATCTTTCTCCCCCACTATTTTGCCCGTATCTTTATTATATTGGGCTTGTATCAGTTTCCCTTGTTTATCTATGTAAGCGCCATACTTTTCTATTTGAGCTATTTTTTTGTCAGTAGTGTCGGCTTTGCCCTCTCTTTGGAGGAGGTCAAAGTCTCCCCTTAAGCCGTCAATAGCCGCAATAAAAGAGTCCGTCTGTTCTCCGCTATATCCCATCTGCTCTTCTAAGAAAGATCGGTACACGATAGATGCTTGGCTGTCTGTGTTGAGCTGTCTTACATCAGTAAGCCCGAACCGCTTCATCATCGCTTGCTGTGCTTTGAGGAAACCTGTCATACCGAGAGCACCTGCCGACACCGCCCCACCTGATCTACCCTGCGTACCCACATGAAGCTGTAAGATTTGACCGATCTCCTTAGCTAAACCGACAGCCATGTCGCTCCCTCCGTCTTGTTGACGGATCGCGGCTAAGAGTCTAGAGCGTTCTTCGACGCTTACGCTCCTGAGAGCTTTTGACAGAGCCTTTTCATTAGAGGTGTCAACTTCACCTAAACCTGCGGTTTTGAAAGCCTCTGCTAAAAGTTTGCCTTGATCCTTAGAGCGGCTAACATTACCGACCCTCGCCCCATACTCTTGAGAGAAGATTTCTTTACGAGCTTTATCTCCCATCATCATCATCGCTTTGTAGTTTTCCTTAACTCCCTGACCCTTGAAGCCCTGAGCTAGCTTCTTGAGCAAGCCACTCTCTTCAAGACCACGCGCCCCTAATATCTTTCCTAATCTCGTCGCAAAGAAAGCGGCTTCCTCGATGCGAGTGTTATAAACTCCCATACCAGTAGTCGCTTGTAAGACCATAGAGTAGAAGCGTTTAACTCCAAAACCGCTTTGCATAGCCTGATCGGTAATCGCGGCAAATCTTACGGCAATATCTTCGAGGCTGTAACCATAACGCTCTGTAATAGAAGCAACGTCTTCTACAGAAGCACCTAGTATACGTTGCTGGGCGGTCATGTGTTGGATAACTTTAACGTAAGCCGCTTCTGAGTCTTTAGCGTCGGTCATCGCCCCTTTCATTTCTTTAAGGGTAATACCTGCCGCCTGGAACTCTGCTACCATACCCATAGCCGCCTCTGCGGTAACCCCTAAGCCTTGGCTAAGGTAGAGGTCATTAACTCCCTCTCTAATGTCACGGAGGCTAGCATTAAGGCTTACAGACTCATCCCCTAAAGTATTAACGAGAGCATCAGCACCGCTCGCTGATTCTAAGAAAGCCTTGTTGAGTTGCTTCCCTGCTGACTCGATATCTATAATGAAAGAGATAACATTAGCGAAGCCTTTAGCGAGTGCTCCGAATATTCTTAAGGCAGGGCCGAAAGACTTGAGCAACTTACCTATCATGCCGAAAACCTTAGCACTCGCTCCTGCACCCTTTTGAGTACCTCTGCCCTCTAATGTTCTGCCGAAGTCTCCAGCTTTGCTCAAGCTCTCCCCTATACCTTTTAGGTCACGGTTTTTGAGCTTAGATAGGAAGTCTCCTAAACCTCCCGTCATCATATCAGCGGCAGTGGCTATGTTTTCAGAGGCATCTGCGAGAGGGTTCTTACCACCTCTTTGATTAAACTGCTTATTGAGCTCCGCAACAGCTTCAGCTTCTTTCTTGTATATCTTTAAGCGGTCATCAACCTCTTGCTTAGCCTCTTCGGTAATACCCTGCATAAGCTCAAGAGACTTTTTAGCCCTCTCTCTCTCTAATCTCGCTCCGTTCTTATAAAATTCCTGATCTGCTTTATTTTTAGCCTTGTTTGACTCCTCTAATAAGAATTCTGCTGACTCAAGGTGTCGATAATAGTTCTGCCTATGATCTTCTGCCATACGCATTTTTCGCTTGTATGCCCAGCTCAAGTCCACGATCTCATTTCTGTGTAGCTCTTTCGATTTTTCGTAAGCCACTTTCAGACTCGCTAAGTAGTCTCCCCCAAAGTCTACTTTTGAATGAGCCGCGCTGAGCTCCCTCATCATCCTGCTTTGATATTCTGCAAACTCTCTTAGGTTTGCCCCTGCTTTAGTAAAAGCCTCTTTAAAGGTATCCGAAAATTGCTTAAGCACTTGTTTATTTTTAAGCGCCCAGTTTTCTTCTGCTCGGCTCATCGTTTTGAGCCTACCGACATAATCCTTATAAAGCGCCTCCATATTACGCTTAAACTCAGCAGTAGATTTCTTTTGGTGTTCTTCGGTAAATCTCTCGCCTGCTTCAATCACTTGATTTGGCATAAGGATATCCCCTAATCATTGTCGTCTAAGATAACCCGCCTCTCTGACAAGCCCATTAAATCTTGAGAGACGTTTGAAGAGGGCTCACTACCTTCTTTATATAGGCTCTTAAACTCTTTAGGTGCTTCATACCCTGCGTTGAACCAACGGTCGTAGACAGGGTTGACCGTCTTAGGTGCAGATATCCTATGCACTTTAGAGGTCTTCTTAATCTTAGAGGGGTCAACCGCTTCCAGCTTCGTCGCGTAGCTTTGCTCCTCTTCTGCGAGCCTAGCCTCTTCCTGAGCCTTGAGCATTTCTTGATGCCTACGGGCAAACTCCTTATCCGCGTTGCTCTTAATCTCTTCCTTGAAGTTACGGACAACCTTATCGTGTAAGTCCTCCTCGCCTGTAACCCAGCGCCTAAACTCTTCTGCTAACTCGTCAGCAGACTTAGGTTGGAATATCTTCTCCCCGTTGACCTCTAAGACATTACCAATACCACCACTCTTGAGGAAGTCTGACTTATCCGTCTCCCCTATAAAGCGGTAGTAAGCAATATCATGCGTCCTTTGATGGTTAGCTTCATCCTCGCTAAGTTTCTTCTTATCTGCGTCTGTAATCTTTTGAACCGCTTTAGGGTTTTGAGACGACATAACCGCCTTAGTTAACTCCCACTCGCCCATGTACTGAACCCTGCTGTCTTCATGTTGATTATAAGACAGCCACACCTCTTGTATTGGGTTAAGGCTCATCTTTTCAGTGCCAGGCAGTCCTGTCACATGACTAAGATTAGGGTAGCCTTTACCGATATCACTCCACATCTTGCGAGAGATCGTCTCGTAAAGAAAGCTCTCGATGTAAACAAAGCATTCGTTTTGCTTGGAGAAAAGCTCTAACAGTGCGTGATATATTTTGTTTATAAACGGTTGGGGCATATCCTGTAGAGTCTTGTATATCTCATAAGAGTGAGACACGCTGTCCTCTAGCAGGTATTGTCCGTCAAATAACCACACGCTATGCGCGATAGCCCACAGATACCAGTTTGAGGCGCTAGGGCTGTAACGCTCTTGTATGAGAAACAAGTCAGAGTCGTTAAGGGTACGGAGGGAAATCTGTACCCCGTTAACTAGGACTTTCTTAGTGAGGAACCCTCTCTCGATCATGGGGATGATATCTTCGTAGATCGCCTCACGTTGTTTTGAGGTAGAGGGCTCTATGATCATTAGTTGCTCATCTTAAAGTTGGGATTAGACGGCGCTGAATGATTAGGGTTAAGGGTAGCATTAGGCTTCGATTTATCGGCGCTAGGGGCGCGGTTATCAAGCGTCTGTGTAGGCATACGGTATACTTCCACACCGCCGATGGACTCAGGCTTTGCAGGAGGAGGTGGTTGCTGGGCTTCCTGCTCTTGGCGCTCTTTAAGTAGACGGAGGTTTTCTTCGTTTACTTCTCGCTGATACTCTTCATCAAGGTTAGGGTGGTAGCTCCCATCGCTTGCGCGTGCGGGCGTGGGCGCGGGAGACTCTTCCTTCTTAGGAGGAGGAGGTGGTGCTACATTAGGGATAGCAGACTCTCTCTTTATGGGGAGTCCTTTCTCTGCGAGCACGTTTTCAGGGGTGATGTCTACCTTCTCGGCTTCTTCACTGTTTGCCATATCGAGAGATTTAGAGAACGCGGTGTCTTCTTTCCCGTCTCCGCGTTTTGCCTTAAGCTCTTTCAGGCGCTCTTCAAGTCGCTCAATTTCTTTATCGAGGACTTCGGGCTCATAAACGATACTCTCTTCGACTTGAGCTTCAACAAACTCTGTTAGCTCACCAAACTTCTTAAATACGGATGAGAGCATATCGCGCCCCCATTCGGAGACTAAGCTCTCTAAGGCTTCGTGTTTAGGGATTTTGATTGAGACACCGTTAGCTAGGGTTTCCCCAGTCTCGATGTGCTTAACATTACGGAGATCGAGGCTATCAATAGCGACGATAGCATACGAGAGTGTGGCTATACGGAAGCGTTGCAAGTAATCAGCGGCAGTGACTTGGTTAGTCTCGCCGTCTTCTGAGAGAGCTTCCATAGCTTTCTTTTGGACTTCAATCTCCTCATTAGGTCTTAAAACCCTTAAGGTGATCTTAGTGCCGTTGACCTCGAAAGATCGCTCTTGATTACCTAAATCAGCGACCTTAGAGAGCGCCGACTTCAAATCCTTTAAATTGACCATATTTACCTCAAGAAAAGCCTGTGGGATTGTTGGCTTAGACTAGCTTATACCCACAGGCTTTTCAAGAAGCTATTATTGGCTAAAACGGACAGACCCTACCTGACCAATTGTAGGATCATTACCCGTAGCCATAAACTCGCCGTAGACACTAGCACCGTCATGGACATCTGAGATCATCGCCTCAGACTCTTCCATAACAATGCCTGTGTCTTTCTCGAAGCTGTTGCTGTACGAGGTGAGCCAACAAGCCTCAAAGAAAGTGATCATGGCAGAGTGACCCGCGTTGTCTGCGTGCTGACCTCCGATAGTCACAGGGTTAGGCCCGATGCCACCGTCATTAAACTGCATTTGACGGATACCTGCCTGCTCACCCTGACCTGCTAAGCCGACATTAGGCGCGTTTAAGTCATTGTCTACGAGCGTAGAGAATACGAGCTGTTGCTCAATGTCAAAAGGCCAACGATGGTGCGCAAGGCTTCTTACGGGGCCATCTACGCCTGCCGCATAACCCATCGCCTGCCAAATATTGCTCAGATAAAGCATGGTACGGCTAAGGGAAGCTGTGGGTGGTTCGGTGACTGAGGGGACAAGCTCTGCGACCTGATCCCCAAAACCGATACCTCTCACGGGCTCTACAGAACGTGAGTTAGAGAAACTGATAGAGGCAAGGACACCTACTTGGTTTCTTTGGTTTTGCCCGTAAGCAGGGGTGAGCACACGTAGTTTTTGTGATACTACGGTGCGTGTGTTAGGTGTTGTGCCGTATTTATACAGGTACGAGCTACCCTGCGCCCCGCGTACCGCGTTTAAGTCTTGATTAGGCATGAGAGAGTCTCCTTAAGGTTAGACGTGTTTATATATCAGATACATTATTCAATCATTATGAACTCTACACCGCCGACACCATTTTCTTTATCGACTCTGTAGAGTGCTACTTGCCTACGATTTCCGACATAGCCTTTAAGTCTGTGCCAGCGATCCGTCCCACTTAAACTAGGCATCGTCCACACACGGCAACCGTTAAACTCATCGGCTCTAACCTTATGACCATGCCAGTGTCCCGTAAACCATTCCCAACCGCCTTTACACTCACCCCAATCCCCTGCGCGGTCTATCGCCATAACTGAAGGTAGGTCGCTCGCTTTTGTCCCGTCTCCGTGGTGAAAGCCCAAGAGTGAGTTACCGTGGCGAGTGTAAGAAAAGCCGTCCTTCGCGATGTCAATCTCCACGGAGCTAATGTCATGGTAGCGAGCTTTTAACATTAAGCCGACACTTAAGCCTAAAACCCTATCGTGATTACCTGGGATCGCCACGACTTTTACAGGAGCAACTTTCCTGAGCCCTTCGATGATCTGCTCTAGTGCCATAAACGCAGTAGACAGCATATCAATGGGATCGCCGTCTACGTCTTGAGGCGTGCCTTGCGTAGTGGTGTTTTGGTAGTTGTCGATATGGATCATATCGCTCCCGCAGGGGAGTATCCACATCGAAGGAGCGCCCCACTTGTTGACAGACTGCTCCATAGCCGCGAGGCAAGTGTTCACTGCCGCTTCCCTAGCTCGCTCAAGATCCCATCCGAAAAGACCTTTCTTACCAACGTGCAAATCTGTGAGCCCTACGATGACTAGGTGATCACTTTTTTCTACATTAGAGAGGTCTACTTTAATATTATGGGTAGACGGGCGGTCTTTGAGCCTCTCCTCCAATCTTGGGAAGATGATCCTCTCAAACTGATCAAACTGCTCAGCTTGTTTGACAAGCTGTCGGTATCGAATACGCTCCGCTTTTACGAGGACACGTTGCTCTTTTGCTCGAACGAGAGACTCTATAAGCACTTCTTCATTTGCGGCTGTCATCTCTTCATCAGAGAAAGGCGCGGAGTCATGTGTTTTACCGAGCACTCTAAGGATACGGATAAGTGTAGGTCTAGCGAGCCCATACTTGCGACAGATTTCGTTGACGCTTAACCCACCTGTTTCATTAGAGTAGTCCCAAATGAGCGCGTCAATCTTTGACTTTTCAACGCACACTGACCCTTTTTGACCTGGGATCGAGTGGAAGATGTAAACTTCTCTCTTCGAGTCGTAAAAGTAGTCTAAGGTGTCCTCTGAGAAGAAAGATTGAGTTTCAACACTCACCTTTTCTTCTTCTTGACTGTCTCCGCTAACCTCTACCTGATAGAGAAAGCCTTGGTTATTAGATTTCAGCTTTCTCGGTATGATAGAGGATCGAGCGCGTTTTCGTACAGTGCTTTCGGAAACACCTAGAGCCTCACTTGCTTCTCTAATGGTAAGCCATTTTTTAGCCATCACACTCTCCTCCTCAAGGGTTCATGGAGTGCGGTCTATAAGGACTATATTCTCAAACGCATCTTGAAGCGACAAGAAGAGATACTGAGAAAAACCCAATAAATAGTATACCTGTCATAGTTAACTCCTTTCTTTTTTTATGTCTGTCCGTAGCATATAGGCACATAAGCGAGGAGCTCAGTTTCCTTTTATTCTTTACCTGCTGTTAAGCAGACTTCAGGTTTTTAGAAAGGCGCTGAGAGATATGAGCTACGACTTGCAACTAGCATATAACTGCCCCCACCTCGCGGTAGACGAGAGAGTCAGTCTTGCGGAAGACAACAAGACTCTCTTAACGAGGAGACTCGTATCGAACGCAGGTCTAATCAAGATTAAGATTAACGGCTTGACCGTCCCTCCAAGTGGGCTCAAGACTCCAGCAAGCCTTAAATCTACTTCCCGAAGCTCGTATTACTTCAACTCTGCCCGAACGCTGACCATAACAAGCCAATCTTCTAGTGTTACGTTGAGCTTTAACAAAGGACTGCTCACAGCTCAGGACTTTGTAACGAAAGTGACCTTGGAGGCTCAGGGAGTCTGCACAGCTTCCTTAAGCGACGGTTACGTCACGATTAGCGAGTCTAGGGCTCTCGGTAGGGACTCCAAACTGAAGCTGAGCGGAGATGCTGTTGAGACGCTTGGTTTTTCTTTTCAGCCTCAGTCGAGAGGCACACAAACGTATCCTGCGTGGACTCTAATCTCAGCGGAAACGAACCCTGAGAGCGGTGAGGTTTACGGGCGAAGGGTGTATTTCTTAGAACCTTTAAACAACCCTAACTTAATCGTGCAGGTGACCTACTCAATGATCTCTTCTAGGTGCTTGAGATGTCAGGGGCTCGTCGTAGAGAACGACTACCGCTACAATGAGGTCGGTGATATTAGGAAGGTTGAGAACGAGAACCTGTTACAGCAGAGGTGCTTAAAGATTTTGCTTACAGACAGGGGCAGTAATGTCTTCCATAGCTGGTACGGCTCTAGCTTGCGCACACGCGTAGGCGCGAAAGCTATTGGAGCGGTGTCAGGTGCGCTCAAGGTAGATGTTGAGAGGGCTCTTGAGACTCTGAGGGACATACAAGATCAGCAAGGAGGTTTTCAGACGATGAGTGCCAAAGAAAGACTGATCAGTGTGGTAAGCGTAGAGGTCGCACCTGTTGAGAATGACCCTACTGCTTTTATTATAGATGTTGTGGTAAGGAACGGCTCTAATGAGAACGTGAACATTACAGCAGTCTATACGAGCCCAGGTGTGACAGCTTATTTGAACAACAACTTAGTGTTTGGTGGATAACATGGCGAATATATACCTACAAAGCCCTAGTCAAGATTACGCAGCCTCTCTTAGCTACACCACGAACAGGGCGCTGTTATCCTTAAACGGCTCTTTTGACGGGGACATTTCTTCATTCCGAGTCATCGTAAGAGGAGTCTATGATCCTGATGTTCAAGATGAGCTTATTGACGCTACGGACACAACCTTCACTTTACCTAACCTTGCGCTCTCTGAGGGTATCGAGCTCGTCGCAGGGGTCAATGAGATTAAGGTTGAGGGCTATAATGACGACTCTAATCTTGTAGCTACAGCGATTGCTAACATAGAGCTGGCGGTCGCTAGCGACTTTAATCAAGAGCTGACTCCGCCCACAGGCTTAAGCGCCGAGCAGTTTAGTAATCATGTGGTGATTAATGTCGAAGGGCTCAGCTCTTCTAATGTTATAGGTTACAACCTGTATTGCTCAGAGATACAGGGCGGCGGTGTCGAGGGATACCGTCAAATCAATGTCCTCCCTATTAGGGACGGCGCGACAAAAGAAAACGTCTCTGAGTACGCTACTCTCGAAACCGACTTTCTTGCAGAGGACGCAGACCCTTTAAGGCTTAGAGTCAAAGGAACACAGATCAATTCTATAAACGAGGCGCTGGTGGTCAACTTTGATGAGGCTGTGCCTATCTCAGAAGAGATTACAAAGCTGAGAGCAGAGGTTAAGATTAGCACACTCTCAATCTCTAAGACCTTTTCTTTCAAACACGTCCGTACAGCGACCACAACGAGCATACCTGCCACAATACCTTCAGCTAGGTTTTCTACTGTAGCAAACAGTGAGCCTCTCTTTTACGTGGCTACTGCGATTTATTATAATCCTGTTTCGGGCTCAGAGGTCGAGAGTAGTCTCTCTTCAGAGATATCTGCTAAGCCTATACTTCTCAACACTACCTTACCAACCATCCCTGTAGTAGGCCGCCAACAAATATTAGAAGACGCGGTGCTGGGTATTTATAGGAACAGCCCTCAAGCATCAGTGAGCCCAGGCTCTGCAATACGGGATCTTTTCTTAGACCCTTTTGCATCAGAGGCTGAGCGCATTCGGTTTGTCGTAGATTACGTCTACCGCTCTGCGTCGTTCTCTACCTTACTAGCGATAGATGATCCTGCGTTCTCAGGCACGTCTGTATCTGTGGACTCCTCAAGCTATAAGTCTTTAATGAGACAAGCACTCTTCCTGCCCTCAAACGACAGCGTGCAGAACCTCATCGACTTGTCTTTTGACCGTCTCGCTTCTAACTTCGGCGTTATCCGTAATCAAGGCACAGCCGCTCGCGGAGAGGTGATTTTCTTCACTAGGACTCAACCTACAGCAGATTTAAGGATACCGCTTGGTACGATTGTGTCGAGCGGTAGCGTTGAGTTTAGGACGACAACACAAGGATTTATCCCTCTTAACGGGTTCGCTTCTTACTATAATCCTCTTAGTAATCGTTATGAGGTGACTATACCTATCAAGGCTTCTAGCACAGGAGCGATATCTAACGTGACCGCAGGTGAGATCAGCTCGATTATCTCTGACATTAGAGGTCTTGAAGTAACAAACACCGCAGAGACTTTTGGTGGTTTAGACTTAGAGAGCAACCTCGCCCTTTCGATCAGAGCTCAGCAAGCGATTTCTTCAATCGACACGGGAACGACTCAAGGTTATTACAGCCTTATCTCTAATGCTCCTAATGTTATATCGGCTTCCGTAGTGTCAGCAGGCGATCCTTTAATGAACAGGGATGTTGATCCAGCCACAGGGCTACACTCAGGAGGCAAGGTAGACATTTGGGTGCAAGGTGAGCAAGACACTTACGTGACGGACTCTTTTGCTTTTACTTTTGATGTAAAAGAAAAGGTGGTGTTTGACCTTGTAGGGAGTTTGACTTTCAGGGCTTCTGATAATGATCTCTCGGTGAATAACCCTATCGTCAACATGCTCGACTTCTCGGCGCTTAACCTCGGTCTTGTTAATGCCACGACGGGCGCTCGGTTCGATCTTACAGACGTGGAGATTATAAGCTACAATACGATTAGGCTCTCCTCTAGCGTGACTCAGCCAGCTTTTAGTCTGACAGACATAATATTAGGAGACTTTAGATTAAGGACAGGGACAACACACACCTTCACGCGCCAGCCCGTCAAAGAGATTTCTTCTCTCACAGGCGAGGTGTCGGGTCAGGTAGGCTTGCTGTCTTATTATCTAAACCACCCTAACAACATCTTAGACCTCGGAGGCTCAACCAAGTCAGGGGATGAGATTGTTATTGAAGACGTGCGCGGAGAGCTTTCGGCTTTACCGATAGCGGTAGAGGGAGAGAGCCACGTTATCTTAGAGAAGTTTACAGAGCCTCTCAACAAGCTAGGCACAAACCCTTTTAGTCTAAGGGTGTTTAACGAAGACCGCTCTGTTGAATATTACGGCCCTTATTCAGGTCAGGTAGACCTTGATTATATAATCATCGAAGGAGGCTCAACGACTCCTTATGGAATACAGAGGACAGACGGTAGTCGGATTTCTTCAGGGCAAACAGTGTTGTTTGATTACTCGCACGCAGAAAACTTCTCAGTGCGCTATAGGACAAACCTAATCTTATCAACTTTACAGAGCATGGTAGAGAAACAGAAGCACGCTACGGCTGATGTTTTAATCAACGAGGCTTTCGAGGTTGAGCTAGATATATCTGCCGTGGTGGTCTTAAGCTCAGGCTCTTCTTCTGCTTTCGTGGACAGTGAAATCCGATCTAACTTAAGCGCCCTCGTAGGCTCATTGAGGATGGGCGACCCTTTAAGAGTCTCAGATATAGTCAATGCTATGGACAAGACTAATGGCGTTTCTTATGTGCAGTTGCCCTTATCTAAGATGACCCTAAGCGTAGGTTCACAAATCGTAAGAGAGGCAGTAGCGGTAGGGCTCGGTGGCGCTGTTATAATGCCTTCCTTAAGCACACCTTCCGTAAAGGTTTGGCTAGTAGGAGACTCTCTAGACTTCATTCCTGAAGAAAACGGGGGTGAGCAAGGGTCATATCGAGGAGTCTTTAAAGGTACTGACCGTATGACTCTCGCCCCTAGTATTTCGCTCCTGTCAAACTACTCAGACCAAGCGTACATCATAGGGTCTGAAGGCGCTATTATCCAAGGCTACACTGATGATCTTACGCTCAACCCTACAGGTGGGTTAAGTGACGCGGAAATCCTCGCTGAGAGGAAGCGACTGACGGCGAGCAAAGTCCTCATTTCGCTTCTTACGGGGGATAATCCTTCAGAGTATTCTTATGCTGTCACTTACACAATAGGGTTGAGCCCTAATGAAGCGAGAGATATCAGCGTTTCCGACACTCAGTTTATCACTTTAGGTCTTGTTAATATTACCTATGAGCAAGACCAAGTGAGATCACGCATTAACACTACAGGAGTGCGCTAATGATGCCTATCTTCAACGGCTCGGTTGAGCTTATCGACCCCTCTAGTTTTGATTTTGAAGGGCAGGCTTTCCTCAATCGCGTTGAAGAGGTCAAATCCCAACTCTTCGAGAGCTTCTTAGCGTCCTTGCCTTCAAACTACGTAAGCAAGGCGCTAGGGCCTAACTATACCCTTCAGTATGAAGTGGTTTTAGATCAAGTTGCTCGCTACCACGTAATATTAGAGGTGTTTTACGGGCAAGCCTTTTATGACACCATGTCTTCTGAGACGCTACTCTCAGAGCTGGGTCGTGCGGTGTTTCCTGACCTGAGCAGAGAGCCTTTAACAGTAGAGGGCGATGTCACTTATCGAGACTTCCTAAAGAATATGCTTAGGCTCTTATTACAAGGGTCTAAGATTGAGGTCTTAAGAGAAGGTGTCAGCTTGCTGACAGAGGCTCAGGTTGATCTCATAGAAGGGTATCTAATAAACCCTGTCAGCAGTGAACAGTTTAACCTGCTCTTAGAGGTTCACAAAGACGACTACAGCGCCTTCCCTGAAGACCCTGTAGCCACGCAAAACAACATTGGCGTTATTCTCAAAGCTCTAAAGCCTGCACACGTCATTTATGAGTATCGCCACGTCTTCAAAGAAATACTTGAGGGTGTCATAAAGAGCGAGGAAGACAGCTACGTTTTAGAGTCGTACCATTATGAAGATGCTCGCCACAACTTCCAAGCGTACCGAGAGATTGCAGGCACTTCAGGCTGGTTTGTGCAGGGTAATGTATTCCGCGCTACGACCTCAGACCTCATCAATGTCGAGCCTAATCTGTCACGACTCTCCGTGGACGGTAGAGAGTATTTGATTACAGAGGCTTTCTCTTTCATAGACGACTCAACACCCAGGGCATACTCTACAAGTCTGTCAGGGCTTGAGGGGACAGGTGTCTTTAAGGACGGTGTGTTTACGGACTCTTCCGCAGACTTTAAGGTGCTCCAAGAGGGTGAGACTTTAGAGATTAAAGAGGGCTTAAACTTAGGAGTTTACGAGATCCATGTCATCGTTGCTAATGGAGTGCTTGGTAGACATGATCCTAACAAAGCAGGGGCTTACCCTTCTCTCAAAGTAGAGCCCCTTTTTCTTCGACTCCGTGAGCAAGCGACAGGAGTGGTGTTTGGGGAGAGACACGACTATGAGATTATCCTTAACCCAAACGGACGTGCTCAAACGTATAACCGAATAGAGGATGTCGTAGAGTCATTCTCTAATAATATAATCAGGACAACACTGACTCCCGTTGTTTCCCGCCAAGGAGACTCCGCGCTCGCTAAGCCGAGAGATGTTACCGTGTTGGTTGACGGAGAAGAGGTTGAGGTTGTACGGCTGAGCCCGTTAGAGGGTAAGATTACGATTGCCTTGGTAGAGCCTCTTTTAGAGGACAGCACTATCGTCGTAGATTATTACTATACCCGTAAAGCGAGCCAGCGTTATCAAATGAAGACGCTGAACAGCGGTGGGTATAACCTTAATCAAGAAAGGTCGCTCAATAAAGGTTTCAGAGCGCCTGTCCAAAAGCGCGTAGCTCACAGGTATTTAGGTTTTGAGGGTTTGTATTCAAACACACTAGGCGACCTTACCTTAAACAGCGGCTCTAAGCTCAATCAGTTTAATGTGGTCAGCAGTGGTGAGTATATTGGAGACATCACCCCTGAGTCTGTAATCTTACAGTCAACGGCTAAAGAATACCTCAGCCTTTACGATGCTGACATGAGGGCAGAACGCATCTACAGAGTTTTGGTTGACGGTGTACCTCAGATTTTCACGTTTGAAGCGCAGACGCAAAGAGTCTACGTACCTAGCTTTACAGGGTCTGACTTTACTGCTGAGGTAATCTTCCCTCCTGCCAAACCGATTACCCAAACGTATTTACAAAGCCAGCCCTTAGAGAACAGCCCTCATCTATTAGCGGAGGGGACACCTCCTTTCGAGATTGTCTCTTCGAGAGGAGGTGTGAAAACTCAAATACCTTCTGAGGGGGAGTCTGACATCTTAACGATAGCAGACGATGAAGGCTCAGTTTCGGTGTTTAGCCTTGAGTTTTCTTTTACGGAAGAGTCAAAGCGGATTAGACCTCAAGGATCTTCTACAGACGGAGGGCTGTTCATACTAGGTGGCGGTAGCACGACGGGATATTCGACGTTAAGCTCTGAGTTTGAGAAGAGCCCTGTTTTAGGGCCAGTCGATAGGCTTGCTCAAGACCCCTTCTCGATGATTACGTTGCGCTCTGTTGTAGTTAATCAAGACGGGGACGAGACACTCCTCAGGGAGGACTCCGCTCTCAACTTGTCAGAGGAGAGCGCCTTTGGAGAGCTTGTACAGTTAGGCAGTTATCCTAGACTGAATACTTTTAATGAGTTAAATCTGAACTTCATCCTTCAAGGAGGTAGTCCCCTTGAGGGAGACGTTACGACACCTTTGAGCTTGTAGGAATAAAGCACCTATAAGATTGAGGGTGTAAGAAAACCTTTAGAGGGAGCGATTTATGATTAAGCAAGAGAGCATTAAACGTGGCAACACGAACCTTTCCATAGGGGCTACATTAGCCGAAAGAGAGACTTTCCAAGCCCCTAGAGGAGACTTTATTTTAGAGCTCCGCGACGTTGAAAGCGGAGAGCTTCTTGAGCACTTCGAGCGTAAGAACATCATAACTAGAGACGCGGGTGTCCTAGCATCTCTTATGTTCTCTAAGAGAGAGAGCGAGAGAGGCTTATATATGCTCTCAATAGGGACAGGGGCGACAGGGGACTTATTAAACCCGACCGCGCCGACAAACACCCAACGTAAGCTCAACAACGAGATTTCAAGAAAGAGCTTCTCAAGCGTAGTTTACAGAGATAGCAACGGGGCGGTTTCGAGTGTACCGACTAATATTGTAGATTACACTACGACGTTCTCGGAGTCGGAAGCGGTAGGGCCTCTCAACGAAATGGGAGTTATCAGCCCGATTAGCCTTAACTCTAACATTAAGACACTCAACCCTGACTCTTATCCAAACTACGACACAACCGTAGACATTAGAGATTTTGACGTGCTCGTAAACTACCTCACGTTTAGCGTGATCTCTAAACCGAGCACAGCGGTTTTGACCATCACTTGGCGCTTCACGTTTTAAGAGGTAAAGGGCAAATAGCATGAGTAAGTATTTACAAAACACCTCAGTATCTCGCGATTTGAGTGCTCAGGACACGTCGTGGATTAGCGTTGTCTATCAATCAGGAAAGCCTGTTTTAGACTCAGAGCTAAACTTGCAACAAGAGCTTAAGAGCCAGCAAGGGGAGTTTAGCAAGTCAGGTTTCTTACTAAACCGTTCTGACATGAACCCTTTGCGCGACTTTACGTTTAACCCTCCGAGATTAAACGGGAGCGCAGACGGTGCTCCGACATACGTTAATAGCTTCGCGATGCGTAACCTAGATGCGGTTGTAGCAGGGATGCAACTTCGCGTAGCAGACACGGCTTCTACTGACGGGGAGAACCTCATCGAGTTAGAAGATGCTAGTGTTGGAGGGGGTGGTATTAAGCGAAGTGATTTTGTATTCTTAGAGGTTTGGAAAGCACAGGTAGAGCCAGGGATTAAAGCTAGAGGCTTCATTGACTTCCTTGACGTAAACTTAATTAATGACGGTGACCGCATTAGAATAGGGTTCGATAACTATACCGCACGATCAACCGCTACAGGTGTAGCAGGGGAGTTTGAGATAGGTTCTAATGTTGGGGTAGCCGCAGGTAACTTTGCAAATGAGGTGACAGGGCTCACAGGTTACACGGCGACCGCAGTCGGAGGTAGGGTAACCCTCATCGCCAATGAAGCAGGCACTCTTTATAATAACTACGGGTTGGCATCTACTGTTGACCCCGCAGGAGTCTCTGTTTCCGACGCTACTTTGAGCGGAGGTGAGGATGGTACTAACAAGCCAAGTCCTGACTCTGTGTATCGCTACGGTAATGTTGAGGTAGACTCTAGTCTTTATCTTACAGACGATATCGCTGATGAGAATGTAGGCGTACAGTCTACTCAAAGAATACAGGCACAGTACCGTATTCGAGTGACAGGGGAGGCGGAAGCACTCAACTATAAAACTAATCCTGACGGCTTTTCTTCAGCTCAACTTTTTGCTAGAGGCGTAAATGACGAAGCGGTTGCCGATTATCCTTTTGTACCAGCGGATAGGGCGACTTCTAATCTTAACTCAGATGCCTCTGCCTATCCTCACATCGACAGCGGGCTCTATATTGCAGGAGACGGTAGTGAAAACTCTGCCAACGCGCTCGGTACAGTGGACGGCTTTGTATATGCGATACCCATCGGCTGGGTGTATCGCCGTAATAATAGCCCTACGGGTTTTGACCCTTACAATGATACCAACGGAGCACTCCGTTGGCAGCATACGGGTTTCATTAATCCGATTGTGGGGACGATACCTCGGAGACGGTCAGACAGACCCGACAACAAGTTTTATGACATAATAGAAGAGACAGATTTCTTAGACTGCCGAAAGCACGTCCTTAAGGATTTAGACTCCAAGGTCTTAATAAGACAGAACGCCCACCTCTTAATGGAAGGAGAGCTCTCTTCTTGGGTTATGGACGCAGGCGAGAAAAACCTTCTCGGTAACGGTACGGGGGATTACTCCTCCGAGATGCTCGTCTGTAATCAAATAGGGCGCGACAATACTTTAGGTGGTCAAGGCGATCTTAATGGCGCGGGGCCGATTATAAGAAACTTCGACCATATTAGCCGAAGGTTCTCAGACGCGCCCGTGATTGAGCGTTGTGTGTTTGAGTTTACTCCAGGCGACAGAGCAAACGCGGTAGACTTTGCGACTGTTCAGTTGGCTCTCTTAGATAAAGGCGAGCTACCTGAGCATAGCCCTCGTATCAACGCAGGTAAATACGTTAATAAAGCCACCTATGGCGCTGGCGTTGAAAGTGTCTTTTGGTACGACGGAGATCAGCTAGTCCTAGATTTAGACGAGCTAGATTGCTCTTCGATTTCAGATTGGACAGGCGGTCAAAACAAGCCGTTTAATCAGCTTGCTCCAAACAGTGTTAAGATTACGGGTGTCGTTGGTGTCCAACATAATGAAGGACGCACAGGCACATCCATAGACACTAGTGCTTACGTCAAGAATATAGAAGGGATCGGCACACAAAAGGTCACTATAACATTAGGGTCTAACTTCAAGGACGTAAATGCAGGTGGTCGATACGCAGACGGTTCTCTCAAAGCCGCTTACAAACTTGTCGGTGGATTAGACAACGGGGGTAATCCTGCCGATATTGGTAGCGATATGCGTATCTTCGTTGAGTTAGAGATCAGCTACCCTCAAGGCTATGGACTAACTGATACCCCTCACCGCCTATTAGAGATCGGCGCATTTAGGAGAAGTAATAGTGATGAGGTATACCGTGGTCTAAAAGACCCTTCTGACGTTTACACTACCGTACCTTTTCTTGAATACGATCCGACCGAACGACCGAGCGACAGTCGAGGGATTGCTCGCCTTGGTTTAAGAGAAGGCTTTAGGGAGGTTATGGTTAATCAAGTTGGCGGTCGAATAGACTCTAATGGAGACTTGGTAAGATACCGTGAAAAGGTTGTTCCTAGCTACGACCCTGTAACTAAAGTCTATACCATCAAAACTTCGCGGAGAGTGTTCTTCCATGCAGACAATTATTACGCGGCGGCTATTCTCTTTACGCCTATTGTGAGCCCTGACGAGGACGCATCAAGCCGTTATTTAGTGACTTTTGATGAGGACTACGGGGGATCAGAGAGGGAGATCAGGTTCATTTACCAGAACTTCCCTGATTATTTTTTATCTCGCTCCCTATTTATCCATTACTATTCTTTAGACCCTGTGCCTAATGCTGGGGCTAACGGTTATCAAATCCTGTTCTACTACGGGTCTAAATCACCTCAAACTTTCGGAGCAAAAGGTGGCTCTATCTTAGAGAGCGGGGGCGGGGCTTTACCCCCTAATGTTTCGCTCACGGTGCTAGATTACGAAGACGGCTTGTGGTGCAACACTACAGGTAAGGGAAGCATGGGATTGCCTTCGCCATACCCTAACCCGTTCGACCTTATTCCTATCCGAGACAGCATCTCCGCCCCAGTTTTCTACGGAGATTGGCAGTTTGATGGAGACACGCTTATTAGCACTCCAATGGGAGCTTTTGACCTAGGCTTAGTCAAACTACCTCTAGTGAGCCCCCCTGTCTTTAAAACGGGATACGACTACTCTGAGCGGTACAACCAAAAGCAGTTTCTTATCGAGCTCAACGACCCTCTAACAGACGCTGAGGGTCGGGTCTATTATGACAACATCTCGATTATCGGAAGAAACCGCTTTGCGGATACTCTCAGGTACTCACTGTTTACGAGCGCGATGCCTCTCACAAAGTACACACCGCATAGGAATGTGCTTTTCGCCCTCGTAACTCCTAATGAAAACCATGAGTTTATTAAAGCGGGTGAGCTATTCCTTTTGGTTTTATGTCAATGGGGAGAAGCTATTGAGAACAAGGTGCAGTATCCGCTCGACCCTAGCGACGACAGCAACCGTGTTTCCGCGTCTTTGTATAGAATTCAAGGGTGTCCGATCATTGAGAAGAGAGAGGTAAACTAAAATGGCTAAGAACTCTAACGGTGTAACCATTACAGAGAGCGTCCCTGCGAGCAGAGCGCCTAATCTTGGTCTTAACCTGCACCTTTCTGATAGCAGGGCTCACGACGCTTTAGAGATTATCTTTAACGGCACAGGCACTGTGGCTGAGACATTAGAGCAGATCATTAGAGACTTATATAATGTGCCTGAAGGCATTGGTTCTTCAGATCAGACTCTCCAGCCCGATTGGGGTGCTCTCAAAGCTGGCGCAGTAGAGTCTAATCAGTATGATTACAACAGCGCGTTGTTCACAGATCGCTTACATTACACAGACAGCCTTTTAGGTCTTACGACAAAGACAGGCATTCCTGCGGATAATAACTTTCTTGAAGCGATTTACCCTCGGTATGATATATCCCCTACAGCGGTAGACTCAGGGACGACGGACGCTAACTTTAACCTTAGCGACGGGTCTTACACTGGCGGTGGAGGTGGAGAGGGGCTTGAAGGCGCTTATCGTATAACAGGTGGTACAGATAACCTGAAGACAAGTGGCATCTACCCTAACAGCCTCTCGCACGCAGTTATCTCAGGCACAGTGCTCCCCGCAGATAAAGGTGTTTTGGCACTTGTGTCTTTCTTTATCGCCCCGAATGCAGATGACCAAAAGTATTCCCTTGTGCTCCCCCCTAACCTAGAAGAAAGATGCGTCTCTGCAATCTTACTAGGTGGAGGCATTGCTACGGGAGACGACGGTGAGACAGGAGACAACCTCTTCAAGAGCGGAGAGGGCTTCCCAGGCACTAAGTCAGGGCAGTATGACCTTTCCGAAATCCATAACGGAGTTGATAGGCTCACGTCTGATGCGATTGAGGGTGGGGCTAATGAATATGCAGGTCTTGTAAGATTATTTGCTGACCCACGAAGCTCTGACGTAGAGAGCCCGATCCCCATTTTAGGGGCTACTTCTGTGGCTTTTGGTGGTGGAGACGATAACAACTTCTTCCGATACCGACTCCCTATGCTCAAAGACTATGAGGGGCTCTCTGACACTCCCACGGATCACAAAGACCGTTTCTTTGATAAGCCCGCGCTTTCACTAGATAGCGGTGTAAACTTCACGTTTGCAGGTGGCTACTCTAACTTTGCAGACCAAGACCCACTCTATACTCAGTTAGCGAAGTTTAGACACCGCTTTGAGGTAAGCTCAGATACTGTCTATGTACTCTTCCACTTCCGAACCGAGAGGGCTTTTGAGAGTCTCGTCAGAGATGGTAACATGCCAACGTCTTCTGACTTGTACGGGGTATACACGGGAGTATCGAGTGGGAGCTTCGAGGCCACCTTGCCTTCTAGTAGACCTTTTGCGCTCCCCCTCGCAAAAGACGTGAAGAAACTCTCTAGCACACTCCCTAATACGGTTAATCAGGATATGGGCTATATCTTAAAGCCCGTTGAGAGAGCGAACTCCGCAAGCATTTTGCCTCTTATCGCCACCTACGGAAATGAGACATATTACTCTTTTTGGGCGCAAGACGGGCAGGCTAATGTTATGTCCTTATCGGGCGCGAAATACATCGTAAGCTCATCAAGATTACACCCTAACGACATCACAGGTGGCGCGGGAGACTCTGAGTTTAAAGACTACGGCAACCTCTCTTTAGTCATCGAAGGCTCGCTTAACGAGACTTCCTTCTACAACTTTACCTTTTACGACACCGTTAAGACGGATTGGTTGAACAGCCGAGGTCAAAGCCCAGGTTTCTTCTCGACAGGAGCTTTCGGACTGCTCGGTATAAACAACACACCTAAGCGCGTAAGCGACCTTGTTAGCGCCACTGAAACGGTTGACCTGCCTAGCTCTTTCGACGGTAGTCAAATAGGCGTTTTTAAAGGTGACGGTGAAGCACACGGCTCACACCTCATTGTGGAGCAAGGCTCTCTCCTTAGCCATACTGCGGAGCCCACGGATGTAAACACGACATTCACAAACTATAAGCATCTTTACCTGTCTTCTGATGGTGGTGCGCCTGTAATTTCTTCAGACGCTAAGGTTAAGATAGGTATCCACAGGCATGGGGATAACGTGAGAGTCGGTGAGGACACTGCGATTGACTTAATAGAGCTCAGCCACTCTGACTTACCCTCTTTCACGGTAAGTCAGAGTTTGGTGTTTTCAGGCAAGTTTAAGATCAACTCTGAGATCGACCCAGCGGCGATCAACTACGACGTTGACACTCATTACGGCAACTTTGTTGTAGGGTTGACGAGTAGCAGTCGCGTGGCTGATTATACTAAACCTATGCTGAGGACTAACATTAGCCCGATAGCTGAAGAAGAGGTTTACACTCTAGGAGCGCCGTTACCTTCGCTCTTCAGCGCGGAAAAGGACTCCGAGGAGCGTTTTCTTGATGAAACTTACCGCTTACAGTCGAGCCTCGCTAATGATTACGGAGTACAACAAGGTTACCAGACCCTACCTTTCTTCCTAGCAATAGGACAAGACCTCGCTGAGAGGCAATCAAGCCTTAACAGCTACGCGATGTCCTTTAATGCGCTAACAGAGGAAGACCCTACTTTTGGTAGGAAACCGTTCTACTTGCCTGTGCGCCCCTTCTATTACCCTGCTGACAGCGAAGACCCTTACTCAACGTATGAGTTACTAGGGTTAAGCTACCTTCTCTCTCAAGGTTCTTTTGAGTTCAAACGTCCTGATGCGTACCCTCCTGTCTCATATGTGACTCCAGGCATATTAGACCGTGTAAAAGTCACTTTAACATACACTGATGCTAAGCGGTTAGACCCGTTCTACATCCACCTTGGGTATGACTTAGATATTACAGCAAATAGGTTAGACTCGGCAGGTAGGGTTGTTGAGGCTTACGGTGAGCTAAACGGGGTAGAGAGTAGTACAAACCACGCTACTGAAGACGGGTCGAACAAGTACATGGGGCGAATGTTTAAGAGCTTCTTAGACGCGTTTAATGGCTATTTAGCGGTTAGCCATAGTAGCTTTGAGGTGTCATATCCCTCAGGGTACGAGACTTCAGTGCCAGGTGATTATCTCTATCAAAAGTTTCAAACGGCACTAAGACCTATTCTAAATGGGGGCTCGCATCACCCTGCTTCTGCAACTGTGAGTCACTATTTCGGCGCGACCTTTGAGTATCAAAGACGTATAGACAATGACCCTTTCGCAGATGCTCAAGCAGAAGGGATTGCTTTCTTTATAGCCGATGCTATCGCGCCAGGGGACTCAATGACTATAAAGTTTGGGCCAGGTGTGCTTTCGATACAGGCGGTAGCGGGGGCTCCTAACAGGGCAATAGGGGAGTTTCAGACGCATGGTGCAAACATTGAGCTGACGGCATTAGATGTAGTTGAAACCTTAGAGGTTTTGATCACATTAAACTCCTACCCCTTAGAAGCTGTGAGAGGAACAGACTTTAAATTTAACTCCCTTTCTGTAGTAGCTCTTACCTCAACAGATCCTAGCGTTAAATTTCTTGTGAGTGTTGCAGGCACGCTTGTATTGGGAACGGGTAACTTTACAGATTACATTGCAGGTACTCCTAAAACTATCTACCACTTCGGCACTTATGCCGAAGCCGACTCTACGACTGCCTCGGTCACCAACCCTTCTTTTGCTTGGAAGAAAGATTGGACTCAAGCAGACCACGACTTAGCGGCTGGGACGACAGGCATTGAGGTAGGTTACACCACTCCGCGCACTCAGTTGGTAGACTTTGCAGGGTCTATGGGTATTAACTTTATGTCTCGCATAGGTTTCTTAGCCAACGACTCCCACGTCGAGTTACCTTCTGACGAGCTTCAGGTTGCAGGATTACCTAACCTAAACCCGCACTCAACAGATATGGCGTGCGATCCGACTCTCCAAAGAGGTCGATTGATATACCCCACAGAAGACCTGTCGAGTGCTCGACCTATCCAAGGATTTGATTACCACAATGATCTCGGAGCTCAGCCTGATTACAGCAGTCGGACAGGGCTCCATTCTTATGTGAGAGCTTTTGATGTCGGGTTTACCAACACCGTTGATTGGATAGATTACACCACACAGCAGACCTCAGATTACAGTCCGACGTTTGCTCAGTGGTACATTGATAACATTAATGCCTCTGCTACCCTCGCAGACATTCCTAATGTTACGAGCCAGTTACCTCAAGAGCGCATCTTTAGGGTTTACGGTATCAGTTTAGCTGAGTTACCCGATTACGGGATTTTCTTCAAAGTCCCAGGTCAGACCGCGTGGTTGGACGCTACTTCCACTTTTACGGTCACCTCTGACAGTGATTTAATGTTTAATTTTATTAAGGATGCGAGCACTCAAAACGGTACAGCTTGTCTTGTTGACTCCGCAGAAGGAATAGAGGTCTTAGACCGCACCAACTTCCCTGTTAAGTATGTCGATCTTAAAGTGCTCTTACCTGGGCTCTTTATTAATCCTTACATCTTAAGAAGAGTTGGCGCTAAGATTAACTTTTGGGGAGAGACTCCTGTCCTAATGAAGATCGAGATTGACGAAAGCTCAAAAGCAACAAGTTATGTATTTGAGCAGACGACTTCATCAGTGCTCGACAACGTTGGTATCGTCGGTGTTAAAGTTTTGAATAAAACTACACTCTAAGGAGAGTTTAATATGCAGATTGTCGTAGACGGTATAAGAAACTTTGGTCAGATCGTACAAGCCTTTTCAACGAGGCAAGAGGTGGTCGTCAACGGTAAATACGTGATCGAAAGCCCTGAGGGTATCGAAACTGAGATTACGAGCGATAGTTATGTCTATCCCGTAGACGGAGGGGACTTAAAAAGCCTCATGATGGAGGAGCTTAGGGCTTCTTCAGGGCTCTCGTACAAGTATTTTAACCCTCTCTCCTCTAGCTCAGACCTTGACGTGGTAGACACTTCTTCTACCGCTCAGGTAGGTGTCTTTCCCGCGATTACCGAATATCAAACACGATGCCAGCAAAGCGAAACTCCGAACAATACCAAGCTCTTGAAAGCGATTGATATTACTGCGTGGGGTGGTGCAATAGAGCGCGTCAATGGGGTACTCTTAACAAATGCTATAGACATCTCTGCTGATGTTCCTCTTGGCGCAGATGTATTCCTTCCTTATTGGGAGGCTCACACATTCGATCTGAGTCATGAGTCAGAGACGAATAATACACCCGTTGTTAAGACCTACCAAAGATTAGAGCCTAGCGACCTTCAGGCTTATGCTTCGACGGACGGCGGGGCTTTTTGGCAAGAAATAACGCACCTCAGTGCTTTTACTGCGCCAGCCGCTAGCACCTCTATTCAATTTCTCTTTATTAACACGTCTACATCGAGAGACGTTTACTTAAACGCCTTCGGCTTCATGTACTAATAAAGGGTGCGCTTAAAATGATAAACTTCGGCAGTGGTGTTAGCAGAGTCCTCGAAAACTTTAATCGACAGTTCAGTAATGTGATTTGGCAAGAGGGCAAGCCTCCTCTCGACTCTGAGCTAAACTACATGGGTCAGGTGAGCTGGGATAATCTTACAAGCCACGTCAGGAGTAGCGCCCCATCGGGTTTCTTCTTAGATCCTACAAATACAAAAGCAGATTACACCACCAGTGCTCATTACAGTAATCTCTTCCTTTTAGGCCAAGAAGGTAGCCCCCTTACGGCTAATGTCAACGGCTGGATCATCCCTGTCTGCGGAACGGCAACTGATAACCTCCTAAACGCGATAAAGCTCAACCCCCCTCCTACAAGCGACTCTCGCATAGACTTCGTTTTCTTAGAAGCATGGCAGGCGCTTGTGTCTCCAAACCCTGACAGTGTAAATAAACCCAGCCAAGACCGTATCTACCGCTACGGTAATGTAGAGTACGGTGGAGATAACCTCACCGATGACCTCACTGATCCTAGCGTTGCCTTTGAGACAACAAAGCGCGTCCAAGTCCAATACCGCCTACGCGTTTATGGGTTCGGTCAAGGCGGAGGCTCAGGAGTAGATTTGGGTGTTTACGTTGACGGACTCGATGACCCTAATATTAGGGCGCAGGGTACTGCTACGAGCGCAGGAGGTTTCACATTCAACAATATGGGCGAGGAGCTTGGGGATGCTTCGCTTTGGCGTGCAGGTGACGGCGACACCTCTAACGATCTCGGCACTGTAGACGGCTATTCTTACGCGATCCCTGTGTGCGCGATTTTTAGACGTAATAGCTCTGCGTTCGTAGCAGTATCTACGAATGGTAGCCCTAACCATAACGGGGCGACTAACCGCAAGCCTAGCGTTTCTGAGTTAGCTGATCCGAGGACAGGCGCAGGTGAGCTTTATGAGGTGCGTACAATCTCATCTCTTGGTGTCGAGGACACAGGCGCTCTTCAAGTAGGTAGAGTCTCTAATGGTGTTTTAGAGCAGTCCGTTGAAGGCACGTTCCTCGCAGACGACAACTTTTTCGACCTCTCAGACTCCCGCTTCCTTAAGATTAACGGTGAGATTATCGAGATTGATAATGTAGACACCTCAGTCACTCCTCCTACGGTAAACGTGATTAGCAGAGCGCGAGCGGCGACAATTTCTTCTCTCCATAACGGGGAGTCTGCGTTGGAGCTCTACAACACTCGGCCTGATGGTGTCTATTCTGATCAAATCACTGAGAGAGATATTCTTGATCTCAGACGAGGTGTGAGTTTACGCGGTTGGGATTACACCCAACTCCTCACACACAACTTGACTAGACTCTTGAAGAATAATCTCACCACTGCTTTCAAGACGAGCGGGTCAGGAGGCGGTACAGAGGGAGTGTACACGACTGAGGTGTCAGTCCTTGATAATGACTCTAATATTAACATTGAGGGCGCGGATATGCTCGACGGGGCAGATGGTATCCGCACCATCTTCTCTGATACCGCGCACTTCCAAAGCGATGTAACTCTACTGATCGACAATGACCCTAGCCTCAACGCAGGCGCGGTGTCGGGTCAATATGATACCAACACGGTTTGGGACATCGGCGCAGACTTCAAGCCTGACGGTTGGTGGAACAACATCAATCAGGGCGCTACACCTGGCTTCAAGAACGGTACACTCATTAACCTCTACCTTGGAGGAGAGGACGGTACAGATGGAGCGCGTGGCACATTTAGAGACGGTTCTACCAAAGAGGTGCGTTTTGTAGCGCCTTGGGAGATGGAGAAAGAAATCGGACTCTCTCACCCTTTTAAGATCAAGTTTACCTCTGTGGAGTCTACCACCGTAAACAACGTCGAGGGCTCTTCCTATAACGGCTATCTCTACCCTCTAGCTAAGTACAACTTTGAGTACCCTTTCATTGTCCTCGGCGGGCTTGTCCATAACACTTTGCGAGGTAACGTGGCTTCGGCCTCGTTGACAAACATCCATTTAGACCCTCAAACAGGTAGGTTCTCAGTTGATCTCGGTATTGATTTCGACTCTATCCGCGACTTACCTATATTAGGAGGCCGTCAGACTCTCTTTGAGGCACTCACAAGAAAAGGTGAAGACCTTTCAGGACTAGGCTCGATCTTGTATTTAGTCTTGAAAGGAGACGACGCGGCTGAGGACAATAACGGGGTATTCCGTATAGTAGGGCTAAGCAACTTTGTTGAGACATACTCTGTGGGCAACACCTTTGCTGAACTAATCCCGCTCTCAACCAACTTCAACTTAAATACAGGGTTCTCTCCGCTGACAGGTAAGACGCTTACTTTTGAGATCAGAAGCCAATACCTAGGGTTTGATGACGGTGGTGGCTTCAACAGTGGGATTGGTTCAGTGGTCATCGGACTGACTGACATTAATGATAAACTCAGTAGGACTTGGTTTACAGACGATAAGATTAGTGGCGGTAACTCTGACCCTTTGACGACTTTCCCTATTAACTCAAAGATCGAGCTCACCACCACGCTCATGTACGCGCAGGCGCGTGCGGGCATGGCGCGTAGGCCGAAAGACATATTCGCAGTTAATGTTAAAAATGGAGGCACAGGGTTTATAAGAAACGTGGCTTCAGACATTGACAGCAGTTTCTCTACCAACGCGCCTGCGCCCACTAACGAACGAGTTTACAGTGCTCATGGTGTACAGACATGGAACGCCCTGCCCTCATTAGGTCTTGAGACAGTGAGAGCCCCTTCAATGGGCGGTGAGGTATTTGGTTTCACTGAGCAGAGTCGAGACTCAGAGCTTTTCGTAGATAAGGGTAGTAAGACGATTGTCTTTAAACCTCTCCAAAGAAAGCTCATGAGCTTGAAGGCGCTCTCTTATGATGCTGTGCTCTCTACAGCGAGTCTCATAGGTGATCTTAACTATCCTAACGGCAACCCTAAAGACCCTAAGGGTATGTTCACTAACTTGAAGACAATGGGTGTGGATGTTCCTTCAGTGTGTATGCCTAAGTTTGGTAGGCAAGACATACCTCTCCACCAGCGCACAGGCGACACAGACCCCGTGTTAGGCGGGCTACACCACCTGTTTTCAGATAACACTGACCCTGCTAACGTGGTGTTTAATCTTATTGGCGGAGAGCCTAATGTTGCAGGAGGCGGTAATCTTGTACAACCTATCCTGTTTATTACCAGCCCTAACTCAGGTCTTTCTTATGGAGAAGCTGGCACAACAGGCGGGCCAGCCCATCCCTGTATTCAAGCACGTAGTTTCTCCTCTTCAAGTGTCCGATCTTCAGATGTTGGCATCGGGTTAAAGGGTATAGAGCTTCCTCCTCACTATGGGATAGCGAGGCTCTATGGTATTTATGAGCGTTCTGAATACGAGTCTAAGATTGGCGACAATACGATTGGCGCATTTGAAGCAGACCGCATCACTCCCAAGACCAACGGCGCTAACGGTGTTGTAAGAAACTTGCTCCGTCTCGATGCTGACAAGCAGACACTGTTCATCAAACAGGGCGGGGCTGAAGACTACACAAAAAATGCTGACGACCACACTTATATTATCCCTGCTAATGTAATCGACCATACGAGAGCTGTAAACTACGACTCCTCAGCCCCTAACTTTGAGGATTACGAGTATGTCGTTGAGTGTGTAGTGTTTGGCTTTGCTCGCGGGTTTATCAACAAGAATAACCTTATCCTCGCCCGTAATGTTAACGGCGCAGGAGTGCAAATCCTAGACGTTGATCAGAACGACGCTGTAGACAGCACGCTGATTAATAACACCTTAGAGTTTGTAAACGTGCCGATGGCTATCCACGCTCCAGCCCCTAACGGGACACAGACGTATGTAGGCTATTCAAGACTTGTTTACCAAGGCGATCCTTACTTTACTTCAGGGATCACTACGGCACAAAAGAGAGACTTCCCCGTCAAGTACGGCAGACTCAGTGAAGAAAACCACGACTCTCTTAACATCCCTCTAACTCAGTTTAACGCTGACGGAAGCGATAAGATAGAGACACCTAACCTTAGGGCTTTGAGAGTCCTCGCTTCTGCTGACTTCTACACTACGCTAGGCACAGGCAAAGTCGGAGGTTCTTTCTACGAGGGTACTGTGCTCGACTGCGCACACAACGTCGGCTCTGCTTATGAGGGCTCGATGACCTCGATGAACGTGTTTAGCCAAACGGAGGGCTCTGCTACAGACCTCAAGCCTGCGATAGCGATTAGCTTTGGTGGATTCTTTACAGGTCTACAGCTTTACTTACAGGCTGACCCTGCTAACCGCATTAATCTTGTGTTTACGGTAGGTTCTCAGACGATGACGGTGATCTTGTCCGAAGACACTATCTTGGATGGTAATCTCGGAGGGTCGGCTCTTGACGAAGCGTATGCGTGCTCAGTCTTAGCTACTAGGATTAACATTCAGCGCGTAACCGAAGGTTTCCCTGTCCAAGCCGTCGCGCTTGGTAACATTATAAAAGTCACCTCAGAAGTTAGAGGTATGTCTGTCTCTTTTGACGTTAAGAGAGCAGCGGATCAGTCAAACGTGCTACCTCTTAGACTACTAGACCCGTTCACTTTTAGCACTCTAGCTCCACCGACCTTTGGCATTCTTAGAGGAATAGGTGATCTGCTCTCTGCAAGCATTTACCTGACGACCAGCTACGACTTTATCGAACCGAGGGTTGCGCTTAACGGAGGTAACGGAAACAGCACTCTTTCATTAAGCGGTTGCACTGAGCAGTTGCCGTTAGGTGCGCTTATCTTTGACTCAGATTTCTTATCCGAAGACCCTGTTCAAAACGGCGCATCGTCGCTTGTAATAGAGCCCTCTCTCACTAAGTCCGTGTTCGCTAACACACCTCTTACGGGGACAGGCGATGAGTATACCTCTTTCTTAGGCGAGTCGGGTACAGTGATCGGTATGTGTGATGGTGCAGAGAACCAATACTCTGAGTTGTCTACAGTGTACCGTACCCACCGTGGAGGGTCAGCGTTCCTGTTGTCAGGCGAAAACCCAGGTGGCCCTATTTCTTGGTCTGCGGGCAACTTCCCTTCTTCCGCGAGCCCTATCCTTAAAGGTAAGATTATCGCAGGGAAGGCGCTCTTGGTACAAAACTATAAAGAGACTGCGTTTGCCTCAGATCACCCGGGCTCTGAGAGAAGCTACGGAGGCGAGCTCCAGCTCGTAATCTTAACAGGGGCGGTATTCGGAGGTGCTAATGTTAAGACTGACGGACTTAATCTTAACGGTGTAATCTCCCCTTCAGGGTTCGGTGAGGGCTTCTCAAGCGCCGAAAGGTATAGAATTCAGGGGCTCCCCATGCTCAAGCAGACTGACGATGAGCAGAAGTATCTAAACACAAAGCCCGCTCCATATTTGCCCTAATCTTTGAGAGATAGTGTATAGGTATAGCCCTATAACACTTAACCTCAAGGAGGAGTCGGCATGGCGACTGTAGATGAACATCTATTGCCAACGTATGAGAAGCTGAAGAAAATCAGAGAACGTAAAGACCTTAAGAGCCGAAAGCCCGCTTACCTAAGAGACAAGCTGATCTTAGCAAACGGCACTGAGGTAGACTTTAATTTACGCTACTATCAAGTACAGGGAGTGCTCCACCTTGTAGCGATGAACCGTTTTCTTCTCGGTGACGATACGGGTCTTGGTAAGACCGCTCAATCTATCGCGAGCCTCTGTTTCGTATGGGAGAAGAAGCCTGACACTAAAGTGATTATCCTCACTAATAAGTCTGCTGTGGAGCAGTGGGTAGGTGAGTTTGAGAAGTTTACGACAGGCATCACAGCGTTCTCTTGTAAGGGTACTCCTAAGAAGCGAGCAAAGGCGCGTGAGCAGTTTTTCAACACAGAAGGCCCTGTGGCTATGGTTATGGGCTATCGGAGCGCCATAGGCGATTTTGAGCACTATCAAGACCTGCATGACCACATCATGGTTTTCGATGAGGCGACCGCTTTCAAAAACCCCTCTACTCAATGCCACCAAGTCTGTGCTCATTTGTCTAAGAACGCGAGCAGGGCATGGGCGCTCACAGCTACCCTAATCAAAAACAACCTTATCGAGGGTTGGGGTATCTACAAGGTGCTTGTGCCTAATCTATTTGGGAACAAAAACAACTTCCTAAACCACTACTGTATCACTCGTATGCAGAGCCTGCCTGGGTCTAGGAGACAAATACCTGTCATCGTCGGGTATCGCCCCAAAGACATTCAAGAGTTTAGGGAGAAGATCGACCCCTATTTCTTAGGTCGCCCTAAGTTTGAGGTCGCATCAGAGCTCCCACCGCTCACTAAGCGCACGATTAAGTGCGGTATGTCTAAGATACAGCAAGAGAAGTACAAAGAGGCTCTAACAGGCATCCTCGAAGTCGGTAGGGGTGATGAGGCAGAAGAGAAAGAGGTCACAAAGCTCACCGCAGTGACATACTGTCAAGTGATCGCAAACCACCCTGAGTTGATTGACGTGGATGGGAAGTCGGAAAAGCTCGATACGCTTGTAGAGCTTCTCTGTGAGGGGGATTTTGCAGGCGAAAAGGTTATTGTATTCTCTAGGTTTAGGAAGATGGTTGATATCATCGAGAGGACATTAGAGAAGAAAAGGGTTAAGACTTGCCGTATTACAGGCGCTGAGTCTGAAGAGGGTCGCGCTAACTCTCAGAAGCTCTTCCAAAACGTAGACTCTGGAGTTGACGTAATCTTAATCACATCAGCCGCCGCAGAAGCTGTAAACCTGCAAGCGGCTAGAGCGATTGTTTTTTACGATACGCCTTGGAGCGCAGGTGATTACTTACAGCTCTTGGGGCGCATGATCCGTATTGGATCAACCCAAGACCGCTGTTTCGCTATCCACTTGGTGTGTCGTAACACGATTGACGTGAGGGTCATGCAAGTGCTCAACACCAAGATGGGGCTTGTAGAGAGCGTCTTAGGTAAGCGTATAAAGGGTGACGATGATGAGGAGGTGAAGCAAAATGAGATCATCGAGACGAGCAGTGAGCTTAACGACTTGTTCGATGCTCTGACAGAAGATGCTCTCAAATGAACCCCTGCCTATTCTTAGACTTAGCATGGGTCATCGCTTGGGTTACCAGCCCTCCCTACGTTCGTTTTTTCGGTAGGGACGGGCTTCCCTGTCATCTAATCATGGTCGGAGGACACGTTATACTTTGGTTGTGTTGAGCCTCTTTTTAGAGCATATAGTGTATATGCTCATACACAAGTAGTGTAAAAGAGAGGACAATATGATTTACAAAGAGCCTGAATGGTCAAGAGGCGACGGGCTACCTAACTGCCCTAAATGCGGGGGGAGAGGGTTTTACGACTCCTCAAGCAAAGAAAATCCCGTACCGCAAGTGGTGAGATGCTCATGCACACTGAAAAAGGACATCTTAAGGAATGTTGAAAGGGGCTGGAAGGGGCTTACAAAAGCAGACAAGATCAGTGAGTCTAGTCTTCTTGATAAGGTTGAGGACTACTGCCACATTACGGCAGACGACAATACCCTAAAGGCACACCTTCGGTTTGTCGGTTTAAGACAAGGGCCTGACTGGTCTTTTAAGGTTGTCTCTGACGCAGACTTAATCGTTGCATGGCTCGCCTCAGCGACGATTAAAGGCGGTGAGATATTCGACCCTGACGCTAATAAGATTTCTACAAAGTTTCTGACGCTTGTAGACTTAATCGAGCCACCTGAGTTTCTTGTCATTAAGCTCGGTGTGAAGACCGCAAACAACAGCGCCATGCCAAGGGTGCTCTTAGAGGCGATCCAACACAGAAGCCACTTAGGTAAGATTACATGGATTGTCGATCAGCCCACCGCAAGACTCAATGAGAGCCACCTTTGCTATTCGATAGAGGTGGATCATGCGCTCAGAGATTGGGAGAAGATTGACCTAATGTCTAATGTTGTCTCAGCGAAGAAGACTTCTAAGTCTAAGGCATACCGCCCAGGTAAGAGCACCTCCTCGGTATTCGCTAGAGGGCAATCCTCCTCCCAATCCCACACTAAGTCTGTTGAGATTGGAGATAGGGAGCGTAAGAAAAGTTCAAGCACGTCAGCTAGGGGGGGATGGAAGCGATGAATATCTTACTTAGGTCTTGTATCCCTACTACCCCTTCAGAAGACAGTGAGCTATGCGCCCAAAATGCCCGTATTCTTCATGAGAGCGAGCTTGATTTCGGTCAGACTTCTGACGGCGCAATCTTTACTTTCATCAAAGACTTTGTGGACATTCACCAACACGCCCCCTCATCTAAGACATTAGAGGAGCACTTCTTAAGCTCAAACGACACCGCATCTATCGACAGGCTTCGTGTCTTAGAGACGTATACTCCCTTGTACAGAGGGGACTTTGAGGTGCGCCTCAAGGCTAAAGCTGAAGAGCGCAGAACGAAGCTCTCTTTAGAGCTTCTAGACGAAGCCAAGAAGATCATCACGCAAGGCATAAAAGTCAAAGAGGGGCGCAAAGAGAAGCTCTTACACGGCGCAGAAGACGCTATCCACTACTTGATGAACCGAAGCCACGACCTTGTAGCACCTGTGCTCGGCACTAAGCTGAGTGGAGAGGTTACGATGGACGGTCAAGACTTCTATGACAAGTACATGAAGACTAAGAATGACCCTCTAGCAGGGCTTGGTCAGATGACGGGCATCCAGCAAATGGATGCTACCTTGAGAGGCGCTAAGCCGAAACAGCTATGGACACATGCCGCTTTTACAGGAGGCTTAAAGTCAACCTTCATGTTAAATTGGGCTTACAATCAGGCAGTATATTACGGTCACGACAGTATCATCTTTTCGTTAGAAATGCCGTATGAGCAAGACCGAGATATCCTGTTCGCCATGCACTCTACAAATGCGAGTCTTGAGTCACAGCGTAAGAAATATAATATTAAGACGGGGCTCGATTATCAGAAGATCAGAGACGGCGAGCTTATGCCTAATGAGGAAGATTACTTACGGGAAGTGGTCGCAGACTTTAGCTCAGGAAAATATGGGAAAATCCATGTAGAGGTCGCCCCGCCTTCAGCCGAAAACTACACCGTCGCAGACATTAGGGCTCGCGCTGAGCTTATCCACAGCTCGTCTCCTTTAAGCCTCCTCTTCGTAGACCACGCGGGGCTCATGTCACCAAGGCATTACTCTAACTCGACAACGGAGCGCCTTAATGAGGTACTCCGCGACTTTAAGAAGATGAGTATGGGCTTCAATAAAGGAGAGGGGATAGCCGTAGTCTGCCTGTTTCAGATTAGCCGTGAAGGTTTTAAGTCAGCAGAGAAGAATGGCGGTAACTACAATCTAACTCACCTAAGCTACGCTAATGAGGCAGAACGCTCCAGCGATATTGTCACGACCTCTTACGTAGACGATGACTTGAGGAAGCAAAACTTTGTGCGCTTCCAATGCCTAAAGTCTCGCGACAACCCACCTTTTGAGCCTTTCCACAGCTCAGTATATTGGCCTACCCGCAGGGTTCAAACTTGCACTCAACAGCCTCTAACGGATGCTGAAAAGCAATCTCTAGGTGATCAGATCGACACCGAAGAGATTGACCTTAACGACATCTGAGTGTCTTATGAGTAGAGCGAGAAACATTAAAGACAACACTTCTATCGTGGAAGTGCTCTCAGACCTCGGCTATCACGTACACGCGCATGGGGGAGACAGGGAACAGCAGTTTTCTTGTGACCTTCATGGAGATGGTAGTGACAGCAAGCCTTCTGCGCGTGCCTATCCTGACAGCAATAGCTGGTACTGCTTCGCTTGCGGTAAAGTTAGGGACGCGATTTCAACGGTACGCGAAAAGTGGGGGTATAGCTTCCCTGAAGCGTGCAAGTACCTAGAAGACAAGTACGGTGTAGATTATACTCCATCAGCATATTCTCAAGGGTCAGAGACAGAGGCTGAAGAAGACCGTACACAAGCGCAGTGGGAACAAGAGGTTAAGAGAACAGAGGCGCTCTTAACCAACTTTAGTAGAGACTTCCAAGACCGATCTTGGCTTATCCCTTTGTGGGAGGGTTTCGACTACCTTACGTGGCAAAACCAAAAGAAGGGCTTAACACCTCTCAAAGGGCTTGAGTCTTTAAGAGAGAAAGCAATCCGATTAGCTAGCATGAAAGTAGCTAGAGGTGACTTATGATTATTGAGAATGACGTGTTTTACGGTGTTGTTGAGAGGGGCGACTCCCCTAAAGACGCTTTTAGGAGATTAAAAGCGAGAAACCCTTTCTTCGCCTCGGTGCAGACATACCTAATCAATCAAGAAGATAAGATTAGTAAAGAAGATGTGCTCCGATGTTTAGGTCTTGAGAAACCTGTCTTCCATGAGAGAAAGTGCAAAGTCTACTTCCTGGGCGATGACACCTTCTACTTCTTCAGGAATAAGAGCCCTGTATCGCCTATAAAGATTTACGAAGAAGCAGAGAACATTATATCTCGTTGGAAGAGCGGGGACTTAGACGAGAGTGCCATAGAGCAACTAGAGAAAGCTATGAGGGGATCACATGAGTGAGTATGAGAAAGTAAAAGACCCGAAGCATTACCAAGGAGAGGGTGGGCTCTCTGCGCTCGACGTAATCAATGCTTTCGGTTTCGGTGAAGGCTACGCTTTAGGGTCTGCGATTAAGTATATTTTAAGAGCAGGGAAAAAGCCTGGCGAGAGCGCCATAACCGATCTCAAAAAAGCAATGTGTTGCTTAGAGTCTGTAATCAAGGAGTACGAGAAGAATGAAGAGCAGTAGCTGTATCGCAGGTGAGCTTTTCGGAGAGCTTTTCGAGCTCACAGGAGGCAAAGTGGAGATAACCCGAAAGCCCACATTTCTTACTCACACTGTATGGGTCGTTTATTACTTAGAGCTAGATAAATGGGCTCAGGTGACCTCTCCACATTTAACAGACGCTCTCAGAGATGCGATCTCTAATATTAAGAGGCACGATCCGTTAGAGGGGGTTGAGGTATTATGAACCCTAAACACCTCAAAGTGCGTGTCGCTCAGTGTGATCTTATTGCCTCTAACTCGCCTTGCCCGCGCAGGAAAGTAGGGGCGTTAATCATTGACCCTGAGACTAATGTTATCATTAGCGAGGGTTATAACGGCACTCCTAGAGGCTCAGATCACCTTTACTGCGGAGGCGCTGGCTGTAAGCGTGAAGAGAAAGACATACCTAGCGGCACAAGAAATGACGTAGGTTGCCACCACGCGGAAATGAACGCGATCCTCAACGCTAGCCGAGTAGGTCAATCGACGTTGGGGAAGTGGCTTATCGTCAACTGCGACCCATGTCTAATGTGCGCTAAAGCAATCCATCATAGTGGTATCGTTAAGGTTTACGCGCCTCTCGATACCTCGTATGATGGTGAGGGACTAAGCTATCTTAGGAAAAACGGTATTGAAACATCCTCTCTAAAAGGGGCTACAAGAGAATGATTAAGCAGATACCCAACAGATACAAAATACCTTTAGACGACATAGAAAAGATCGTCATAACCATAGAAGCCTACCAAAAGCTAATCTCCTTTTATGAGGAGTGGCTCGAAAAGCATGGCCCTTACGAGTATGTTGACGAGAGGATTTGCGCCCTTACCAGTGAGTATTGTGAATACTTGTTTGCTAAAGAGTATGCGAAAGAGGGGGCTCGAACATTTGGCTCGGATATGAACATCTATAGGTCTGTAGAGAAGGACTTTAAGAGGCATTTCCCTCACTTAGAATTTATACCTCCGAGGAAGTCTGATGATAGAGATTAAGACAGGAGATTGTGTCGAGCGCCTAAAAGACCTAGAAGATAACTCAGTTGACGCGGTGATTTGCGACCCACCTTACGGACTTAGGTTTATGTCTAAAGGTTGGGATGATATTGGTGACGGCAGTCAGCAAAGAGAGTGGCATAGAGCATGGCTGACAGAAGCTCATAGAGTCTTAAAGCCTAATGGAGTCCTCAAGGCTTTCTCAGGGACTCGAACCTTCCATCACCTAATCGCGATGATGGAAGAAATAGGCTTCTCAGAGTTACGGATAGAGGCTTGGAGTTATGGATCGGGTTTCCCCAAATCTCACAACGTGGCTCTTGGTATAGACAAGAAATACGGTTACGGTAACAGAGGTAGGGCAATCCCTACTGCTTCTCGCTTCCAAGCCTCTGACATACAACAAGAAAACAAGCTCACCTCTAACCCTGTGGAAGCATACGAAGCTAAAACAGAAGCCTCCAAGCCTTTCCAAGGCTACGGTACGGCTCTAAAGCCTTCATGGGAGCCTATCTGTATTGGAGTAAAACGATGTTAACCTGTCGAGTCTGCTTAAACGAGAGTAACCGTTCTTCAATCTGCTCTAAATGTGCAAAACTTACAGCAGAGGGAATAATGGATAAACTGGATAAGAAGAATCAGTTAAAACCTCTAGAAGCATATAGAAGAACCAACTCAAAAGATGTCTTTGTAGGTGCTCTTAACGGGAGTCGTTCACCATGATTGTCACATTATTAAGAAAGCCCTTAGAGGGAAGCGTAGCCGATAACGTACTGGAACATGGGTGCGGGGCTCTCAACATAGATGCCACTAGGGTAGGTTATGCAACAAAGGGCAGGTGGCCTGCTAACTTTATCCTTACTCACCTAGACGTTTGTATTCCTCAAGGTGAAGATTGGGCTTGTGTAGAAGGCTGTCCTGTCAGAGAGCTAGACCGACAAAGTGGTCATCAAAAGAGCGGTATCGCAGGGTCTAAAAGCAGGGCTTGGGGGGTGGCGGGTAAAGGGCAGCTCTCTTCTACAGAAGATGGAGTAGGATGGAAGGCTTACGGATCAGAGGGTTATGGAGATGAGGGTGGAGCTTCGAGGTTCTTCAAACAATTTAAGGAAACAAAATGAAAGATGACTTCATGGATCGGATAGACGACATTCTTAACCCGCCTAATGAAGAGGGCAACACAGGCTTCCCTGCTACCCTCTCAGCACAAGAGCTGCCGAGTAACATTAAGGTGCTCCTCGAACGCTTCTTATCTGCTTACGAAGCGAACAACTGTATCGACAACAGGGCTTCGGAGAAGCTCTTAGAAGATACCGCAATAAGCGTCCTTCTCGAAATAGCTGAGAGGGTAAAGAGCGTCAGCCTTGAAAGCCACATCTTAAGATTAGGTGGTGAGATTATCTCTGCAAGCTACACATTAGAAGGGAGACTCACAGTATATAAGCTCCCTCCTAACATCATTGAGCCCCTAAAAACAGAGATCAAAATAAGGCTGTATAACCCAATGGTGCATGTTATTTTCGAGGGTGATACTCTCAAGGTATTAGAAGAGTCTGACTGATGATTGATTACCTTAAAGATATGATCTCACCGCCCTTGGAAGAGGTTGTTATATTAGAGGGTACGACTTCTGAGCTTAATCTCTCTAAGTTGCCTGACTGCTACGCGCATGGTTTAATCTTAAAGGGAGAGCCTACAGAAGAGGAGTCTTCTGAGATATTCAGAGTCCTAAAGCCAGGTGCTCACGTCGCCATAATACCTGAAGGAAGCGGGGTTGGACACAGCGGTGTGATTTCTTTAGAAGATGCAGGCTTCGAGGTTAGAGACGCGATCTTTGTGGCAGAAGACCCTGACAGCTTTTATTACACCTCTAAAGCCTCACGGAGAGAGAGGGAAGCAGGGCTTAAAGAAGCTGAAAAGGGTAATAGGTCTAACCCACACCCTACCGTCAAACCTATAGACATCATGGAGTGGTGTGCGAGGGACATTGGAAAGAGTAGTCTCGTCGTAGACCCTTTTATGGGTAGCGGTACGACAGGGATAGCTATGGCTAAATCAGGGCATAGCTTCATCGGCATTGAGCTCCAAGAAGAGTACGCAGAAGTCTCTCTTAAACGTATACAGCATTGGAGTCCTAACAGTGAGGCAACTTTTAATGGAGAGCCTGCTAAGAAAGACCTGACAGTATTAGGAGGACTCTTTAGTCTCTTTGGCGATTAAGCGTCTATTATTCTGTCTCACCAAACACTGGATACAAGAGGTGAGATGAGATGTTTAGTAAGCAAGCGAAGCGCGAAGCGATCCGCAAAGTGGCGAAGGCTAATGTTAAGCCTGTGCGCCAACGTACTCAATACAACTGCATGACCACAAGCATGGCGATGTGTTTAGAAGCTCTAGGCATCCCAAAAGCAGAGTGTGAGATTAACGTTGTAAACAAGGTGATGGGTGCGATCCCCATGAAAGGTGCTTCATGGGAGCAGGCGCTCGCGTGTGCTCAGCATTACGGCATTCGAGCTACCCTCACAATGCCGAGCACTGTACGCCAGCTCAAAGAATGGACTGACGCAGGCAAGCCTGTAATGATCGCATGGAATCCTGAGGGTAGAGATTGGTCACACGCTTCTGTGGTATTTGACGTAGATGAAGACCTCAACGTCTACGTAGCTGACCCTAATATCCCCGACCCTGACGAGACAGTGAGAGTGCTCACTAAGGGAGAGTTTTATCAGAAGTGGTACGAGAAATGGCCTAACTACTTGGTGCGTAGACCTGCGCTAATGCTGGACTTTGAGATCACCCCTGAAGGCACACAGGCGATGAGGTAAGAAGTTATGACAAGCCCGTTAAGATTAAGAAGAGATTACGGTGAAGACAGAGTAGCCACGGAGCTTAACGAAGACTCTTTCGAGTCTCTCTTCAACAACCCTCCTGATAGGATTTCTTTGCCTTGGGGGTCACCTGCCAAGCCTAATCTATGGAAGACTAAGCGAGTTATATATCGTGCGCTAAAAATCTTAAGTTACTCTATTGAAAGCCCTGCCCTGTCAGAGCCCTTACGTCTTTATTTTGTGCCAGGGGAAAATAAGGTTACTAAATCACCAAACGTGAAAATAAAGCTCTACGACTCACAGGATATTATCCTTTATAGCAGGGTCTTTGAGCCCTCTAATCTTTACACCGTAAGTAAGACGCTTCAGCTATTTTGGCATTACTTAAACGACGACGATGAAAAGTTTAAGAAAGATTACATTACCATCCCTAAGATAGCTTCTTCAGAAGAGCCCTCTGCTTATGAGCATATGAGCACCCGCCCAAGCACAATACCTTTACCTTGGGGCAATCCCGCCAAACCCAACATATGGAAAGCTCAGTACCAAGGGGGGTCACGATATGTCGTAACAAGCCCTGTGCTCTCTACGGCTTACACATATATCTTGATTGTGGATAAAGACGTAGAGAAAGTCTCTCTCATAGCTTTTGATCAAGAGGGTAGAGCAAATGAGGTCTACATATATCCTTTCTACGATATGTTCAAAGATTTTACTCTCCACGGCATATTGCGCATCTTTTGGAAAAGGATGTGGACTGAGAGAGATCGAATTAGTAGATACCTCACTGTACCTAAGGTAGCTTCACCACAAAGAATCCCTGCGGTCATTACGCTGAACAACTTGCCTGAGACTCTTTCTCTTCCTTGGGGCGACCCCTCTAAGCCTAATATGTGGAAGACTAAAAAAATAGGGTCTGACCTTTACAAGGTGACCAGCCCTGCGCTCAAGCCTAACTACTTTTATACTTTAAGGCTGTCCCCTCGCTCATTCGAGTTTTCAGCACTCTCTACACGTATTAACTATAGCATGTATGACTACGAATGGACTCTAGACGAAGTTGAGCAAGACACTTTAGAAGAGCTTCTAGAGACGTTTTGGAAATACATGAGGAGCTACTCAAATAGACATGGGGGGTCTAAGGGCATCAATAAATACCTCACTGTGCCAAAAGTAGCTTCCTCACAGGATATCCCTGCGGTCACTGCGCTGGACAACTTGCCTGCGATGCTCACTCTTCCTTGGGGCAATCCTCCGAAGCCTAATATGTGGAAAGCGCATCAATGGTTAGGGGGGAAATATACGGTAGAGAGCCCTGTACTCGACTCTGAGTTTGGCTATCAGCTAAATTTAGGCCGCAATCTTTCTAGTAGGTTTAGGGTAAGTTTTAGCGCCCTCCTCAACGGCAACAAGCGGGAAATACACAGTATGTATATCCATAAGAGAGTCCTTGAGGGGGTGAGCCTAAATGATGTCTTAAAACAATTTTGGTTAAATATGTGGAACAGTGAGGAAGGTACGATCAAAAAATACCTTATAGTGCCTAAGGTAGCGTCCTCATCTGCTTTAACCGTCGAAGACCTCTTTAAATTTACTCCCTATACCTTTGAGCTACCGTGGGGTCATCCGATTAAAAAAAACATATGGTCAGTAAAGAAAATAAGTGAGCTTACCTCTTACGGACTTACTTTGATTTACGAGGTAGAGTCTCCTCTACTGAAGCACCCTATCTACTTCCACATGGATGCTCCTGACAACAATGGTAAGGTAACTATCGAGGTTAGAGAGGGTAGCTCATGGGGGGGCTCGTATTATACTCACTTCTTTAATGTCTCAGACTCTTTCTACTCCATGTCTCTCGAAGTTTACATGCGCGGAGTATGGAACAGTCTTACGCACACGAAGAAGTTGAAGCCTATACTTTTAAGTAAGGTAGCATCACATAACCCTACGTGTATCAACGACATCATTAAACACAAGCCCAAAACCTTTAAGCTAGCGTGGGGTATTCCTGCTAAGAAAAACTTGTGGAAAGTTAGCCTTAAGCACTCGGTTTTCCTACCTCGCGGTGAGAATGAGATTGTATACACAATCCAATCTCCTGTCTTAAATCCTCACTTATCTATAGAGTTTTTGGTAACTGGTGAGTCCGTAAAGATTACTGTTAGAGTAGGGTATTCGGGAAACATACTCTTCAATATACTTTTTTACTTCAAGCACAGTAAGTCTCTAAGCCAGCCTCTAGACATTTTCACAGAGGCGGTGTGGCGCTACTTAATGAATAATAATCTACTGCAAGAGCACCTCAAGCCTAATATCAAGGTAGCCAATACCCGTAAGCTCTAATTCTATACATATTAGAGACAAGAATACAGACAGGTAGACCACACACACCCTGTCTGCTCAATGTGCTCACTGAGATAAGCCTTAATCTTGTCCGAGTCTGAGGTCTTACGCGCTAAGAGCTTGTTGATAAGCATGGCTGAACGGATTTGCAAGTCATTAATGTTGCTCAGACAGCGTTTAACGGTTCTCTCATCATATCCGTACATGGAGGACGCGATCTTGCTGAGAGCCTCACTATAGATGTCTTTATGGCATTGTACGAACGCTTTGACGAACGGGCTACCGCTCTTCTCTGCGTGTGCTCGATAAAACTCTAGGTGCTTATCCCCTTTGCTCTTCTGCTTAGAGCAAAGAGTCCTACAGTATTTTTTGAGCTGGGATACCGCGAGCTCACAATCCTTTTGGACTTTCTTAGTGTAGCCGTAGCGCCCGCTTGCAGAAGCAACCTTAACATTAGGGTTGAGTATGTGTTTTGTGAGCCCCTTACTCACCAAATCATTCCACAGGAAACTTGTGAAAGACTCGAAAGGCTGTTCTAAAATAGGATCGTCCTTTCCAAGGTTCCAATACGTCAAGCCCATAACTTTGTCTTTATATTTCCCTATTCCGTAGGGGTTCAAAATGTTAATGTTGACGTAATAACTTTTAGGGCTACTTTTTATCCTTAGCTCTAAGCTAGTGTTTGGTTTTAGCACAGGGGACTGGATGTGATAAAAATCCGTACTGCCTCCTGATTTTAAATCAGCCTTCCACAAGTTTTTCTTAGGGGGGTTGCCCCACGCGAGCTCTATTGCTCTCGGTCTACGAGTAAAGACTTCTCTTGTCGTTGCGTAAGGCTCCCTAGAGGCTACTCTAACTCCAGGCTTAAGTATAGGTGTCCCACCCGTAAGAGGGTGCTGGCTTGCCTCATGTGCTACACCTCGCCATACTTCCTCCATAAAAGTATCGAAGGGTAGGTCTAAGTTAGGGTGTTCATCGTCAAGCCGATTAAAATATAAGGTCTTCCCTATCTGATTATTCTTCGTTATGAGACGGACTTCTACTTCAGAAACAGCTCTGTAAACATGGAACATAATGCTCAAGTCAAGATTTAAGGCAGGAGATTTAACCCTGTAATAAGTCTGGTTTCGAGTCTCATTTTCTTTCATTACCTTCCACATATTCTTCTTAGCAGGAGTCCCCCACGCTAACTCGAAAGTCTCAGGTCTTTGCTTAAAGAAGTCTCTTAATGTGTATGAGGGCTGTGAGGCTACTTTTGTGTTTGGCTTGAATAAGAAGCCGAAAGATTTAACTTTTATCTCTCGGTTAACTACGTCCCACAAATGCTTCATAGCGATATCGAGAGACGTATTATAAGTTTCTTTATATAGCTGGGTAGACTTTATATGTCTCCTCGTCATTAAATCATCTCTGTAGCCAACGTATATCCCTATACTGTGCTTATTTTTGTTTAATGTAATACTGAGAGCAGTAGTTAGTATAGGCGACGTTACTTTATAATCAACTCGGTCTTTACTTCTACCTTCACAAGTAACCTTCCACATATTCTTCTTAGCAGGAGTCCCCCAAGCTAACTCAAAAGTGTCAGGTTTGAGCTCCATAAGCTCTCCTAATGTAGAAGGTGACTCTGAAGCTACTCTAACCCCAGGCTTAAGGACTTTAGTGTGTAAACTGCCTCTAGCCTCCCACAGTATCCTATCCCATGTACCTTCCATCATCTTATCGAAGTCTGCCTCAGGAACGGGAAAAAATGAGATGAAATGGTCAAAATTATCAGACTTGACGTGAGGTAAGTTTACAGCGACCCTAACGTACTCATTAACCTGCCCAGCCGCATCCTCTTGCTCGAAGAGAGTGAATGAGATATTTATAGGATTTAAGAGAAAGGGCGAGTTTATAACATACAGTCTCTTATGACCCTGACTTGTATTATTCTCCTTGTATACTAGCTCTGTTTTCCACAGGTTAGGCTTAGCAGGTTTACCCCATTTGAGTTTAATCGACCTGTAATCTCTCAAGAACAAGTCTCTTAGCGTAGAAGGAGACTCTGAAGCTACCTTAATGTGGCGATCCACTACGTTGAGGGTAGAGGCTTTCTTCTTTGTGCGCTTGCGGCGCTTCTCCTCCATGCTCTTAGCGATGCCTTTAGCGATGTTAGGGCGCTTAGGGAAGTAAGTGCCTTTATCTTTCTTGCATCGAGGAGAACCTGGGCGCTTAGAGCAGTACCTAGACCACGCAATCGCGTAAGCCTTACCTTTCTCATTAGAGGGAATATCCTCTGCCGAGCCGTAACCTTTCTGCTCTGCATACTCTTTAACGTAACGGTCTATAGACTTAGGGTTAGGTTTTCTCTTTTTAGCCTTGGTCTTCTTCTTAGAGGCAACCTTGGTGTTAAAAAACACCGCTTGGTTCGTATTGTTCAAATTAATATTCTCCCACACTCTCACCAACGCTTCCTCTAGCGTAACGTATTGAGGTATCTTTAACAATGAAACGAGATTAACACCGTTATCCGTACAGTAAACATCAACTATAACGGGTTGAACGCCTGTCCACGCAAACTTCATCATTAAAGACCGATAGCCGTTCTTTACGTTCAGCACAGGGCTTTTGATCTCATAATAGAGAACCCCTCCGTTTAAAGGAGCGTCTTTCGGAGCTGACGCTAGCTTGCAACTCCACATATTAGGCTTGGGAGGAGTCCCCCAAGGAAGCTCTAGCTTTGGAGGCATTGCCTTTAATATTTGTGTAATCCCAGCCATGTCTTATAACTCCTGTCGGCTAATGTGTTTATCGACAGGAGTTATAAAGACATCACCAAGTGCGCTCAGTCCTCTTCAATCGCAGGGTACATGAGCTGATGGAGTGAAATATCACATCCTGCCTGCTTTGTAGGTACTGCCATACCGAGCTCAAGAAAACGCTCCGCAAACATCATTCGGATATTGCGCACCTCATCGTCGCTCTTGCCCTCATTGAGCAGAGTCTCCTCAAACTCAAAAGAGCAAATAGCGCGGCTTTGGGTGACCAAAGCGGGTACATCGAGAGACTCAATATATGAGTACCATTGTGACGGCGAGTCAGGCTTTTCTACGAGTGCCATAATCTTAATCTCCTGTTATTACTTAAACGACTTGTAGGTTACGAGGTCAATCACCCCATCAAGTATCTCAGAGTTGTACTTTTGAACCGCCAAACTATTAAAGATTTGGTTGTTCTTGTTCTCCTCTGCGTCACTGATGGTAAAGCAGTCACCCTCATTACTCAACTTAGACACGAAGTCGTTAATGTTAAGAAGCGCCTCTGAAGGCTCAGGAGCCTCCTCGGTAAGCTCCTCGACGTACTGGTCAATAGAGAGAGACGCGTTCTTAACCCAAGGGAACATACCAGCCCGCGCCTTATCTTCACAGTCCTTATTCTTCGCGAAGTCAGCGAGGTCTGCTTTAAGCCAACGGCTCGGATCACCTCTATACTCACTAAGACTCTCAACCATCTTAGCCTCAACAGTTTTACGGCTGAGGTTATCCTCTGAGTCCGTAAGGTCGAAAGACAAGTCATCGAGAGAAATGTCGTGCTTAACCATTGCACCGCTCTCACCCTTAATCGGAGTACGGATGAGATCGACGTAAGCGTCGAAGTAGTTACCCTTACCGCGCATGATCGCTTTCAAATCCTTAACAGGAGGCACTTGAGCACAGTGGCGGGCGATGACCTCTCGCACCTTCTGATAAGAAATGTCCTCAGGAGAGAGCACCTGCATAATCTCGCTCTTCGCCTCACCTGTCTTGTTAAGGAAAGCACTCAAGCCTCCTACAGGGTCGTCTTCGTTGCGGTTCATTGCAGTGAAAACTTCCTTAGCCTTCTCTGCTCCAGCAGAGGATGACCAACTGAGAACCTTATCTTCACCTTTCTTCCCTTTCATCTTAAGCGCAGGAACACCTGTGAGCTTAACATTAAGGACATCGCGCCTGTTCGTCTTCTTTGCTTGGAAAACGGTGTTGTATTCCTCAACAACCTGCTCGTCGGTAAAGGCTTTAGGGTCATAGTCGTAACTATTGCCTGAAGCCTCACTAATCTGAGTGAGGAAGTAATCAACAAGCTCTCTTACATCAGCAGGAGGGTTATTTGCGTTAAGAGACTCATCAACCTCTGACTTGAGGGCAAACATCATACCCTCTTGAGTGACTCCCTGTTTCTTATAAACAGACTTACGGAAGCTACCGAAGTTAGCTCTACCGATAGTGGCGACTCTGCCTGACAAGACACAGTACATAATCGCCTCGTAAGCCTGTCTTAAGATATCAGGGTTACCGCCGAGCTTAGTGTAGTCATAGCTCTCTTTACCGTCTTTACCTACTTTGACGTTACTTGAGCGCATAGCTTGGACACGGCGGAAAGAGTCTTTCCATCCTGAGATAGTATTCTTAGACAACTGTGAAGAGAACCCGTAAGAGCAGAGAGCCGCTTTAGCCTCCGTCTTAGGATCACAGTCGATCTTAGTGATACCAAACTTCTCCGCGACGTTAATCTGAGAGATCAGCAGGCGATCAAGAGCGCCGTCAGGGATACAGTCGTTATCTTGGAAACGCAGTGAGGCGTTATACATGCCGAGCTTAACATTACCCTCAGCATCCTGATAGCGGTAGAACACTCGCTCCATAGACCCGAACGGTGAGTTGAAGCCCTTAACATTAACAGACATCATGCCTTCTTCAATGAGAGTCGCGCCCTCAGGGAGCTTGGCGTTTTGGCGCACCGCGTTAACAGAGTCCTCACCAACCTGAAGGTTGACGTTCACGTCCATACCACCCTTTAGACCGTTAAGACCGCTGAAACCTGACATGTCAATCAGGTCAGCCGCTGTAGGTACTGAAGGCAGTCCGTCAAGCTGAGCACTAATGTCTACGTTAATCTCAGCTTCTGCGTTCATTAAGTCCGTAGCACTCTTCTTAGACCCTCCGACAGACACGGTAGCCTCATTAAAGCGCCCCAAGTCTTCAGAGATTCTAAGAGATCGGATCGGCTCAGCGTTAATCGCACGCTGTCTTTGATCATTATCCTTCAAGCCACTGCTGATAGGCGCAAGTGAACCGATAAACGCTTGGTTTTGAAGAGATAGCGCCTTACCGCCAACCTTCTCTTCAGATGAGAAATACTCTTTACCAAGAGGAGCTTCTCCGTCTTCATCGGATTCAGTGAGCTGAGTAGACCCTTGAATAACCTGAGCAAACAGATCGCTGTCTGACTGCTCAAGGTACTTGCGGATCGTATCAACAGAAGAAAGGAGCCCGCCAGCGTTGCTGTCAAGCGCCTCGTCCATCTTCTCAGCGAGGTGGCCTTTAATCGCGACCTCAAGACCCATACGCACAGCATAAGCGGTCTTCTTATCTTCACTTGAACCATCAGCCTCACGGACAGCTTTCGGCATCTCTCCGATATTTGGCATCGCGTTGGAGATTTCCTCAAGTGTTCCGCCAGCTTTCTCAATGAGCTTATTAGCTAAGCTGAGCAACTCCTCGTCTGAGAGCTTATCAACCTGCTTGTTTTGCTCTGAAGCGTCAACGTAATCTTTCTCATTCGCGAAAACGAGATCGACGGTGTACTCTTGGACGCGATCAGGCTGACCTGTACGCCAAGCACGCCCAC